GCATGTGCAGCTAAACCACTTGTTGTAGAACCGCTACCTTCAGCATGTGAACATCTTCCACTAGATTTAGTTTGATACCCTTCTGTATGCGAATAATTACCATTAGTTATTGTATTATAACCTTCTGCATGTGAGTAATCACCTAAAGCTTGTGTAAGCACTCCTTCAGCATGAGTGTATATTCCAGTTGCTCTAGTTGCATTATTAAATACTTCTCCTATATTAGTAGTATCAGCACTAGTTTTAGTAAATTGGTATTTACCAACGCCATTGACTTGTTTTATTGTATTATCACTTAAAATTGCTGATAAAATAGGAGCAGAAACATTATTGTTTAATGCTATCTCTCCATCAACTAATCTAGTAGATGTAGGTAAATTAGCAAGTTCACTATTTCTTGCTAATTGTATATGTCTATTAGCCATAATATTTTAATTTATAAATAAATAGTTTATATATTAAATATCTTCTTCTCCTTTTATTGTAATCATTAAATTTTTTTTAAACGCAATATTAATTTCTGACTCTGATGGTATAAAATCCTCTCCATCTGGAAATTGTCTATAATATAAATCTTCATCAATTTTAGTTAATGAAGATTTATCAACTTTGATTACCAGACTGCTAGTGTTAGTTACTCCACATTTAGTTAAATGGTCTGAAATCATATTTCCTAACTCTGCTATTTCATGACATCCAAGTTTCATAATTATTAAAATGTATCAAATATTTTATTTAATATAAAGTTGACTTTATATTTTAATTTTTCTCTAAATGATAATTTGACTATTTTATTACCATTTATAACTTCTTTAATGTCCTTACCCATTTCTCCATGTAATAATCTAGACATTTTATCTTGCTCTTTCTTCAACTCTAATGCAAATGCATCTTGTTCCTTCTTAAATTCTCTTAATTCTCTTTCAGTTTCAATATCCATAATCAAATAATTATCTATTACTTATTTTCTCACACATTTCTTGAAATGTATGTATTAACCATACCACTCCAGATGTCACAAACAAATCCAATATAATAATAACATACCACAAGCTAGGGTCATTTATTATTATATTAAAAGGGGTTAATTGTTTATTTGGTAAAAAGAAAATATTTAAAGCTGACAAAACCCATCCAACATTAGCACTAGTACACATCATACAACTTAACATATCATCAAATGTTTTCGATATTTTTGCCATAATATATCTAAACTTTACAATTATATCCCAAGGTCCAGAACCATATACCAAAAGATTAGATATTCCATAAGCAGTTAAAAAGTATATCAAAACAACAAAACCTACCATATATTATTCTTCTATTATTTCATTATTTTCTTTAGAATCTGTTGATACAGATATTTCTTTTTTTCTACGTGTATATTTACGTTTTTTAGGTTTATCTGAAACATCATTCATTACAAATTTTAACGTTTTAAGTTTAGCCAATGACTCATTAGAAAATATCTGTTTAAGTTCATCTACTTTTTCTCTTAACAATTCAATTTTTGCACTAACACTAAGATTCATTTCAATTGTTTTCTCAATTAGGTCAAAAATATCTTCAAAATCAACTTCATTAGCATCTGCATAATAAAACCATTCATTAGGGTTGGTTTCAGATTTCACAACTTTTATTTTATCATCATCACCATTAAATGTACCCCATCTATCTCCATATTGTACTTTAATTATAACAATTCCATTAGACATTTCCATTCCTCTGAAATATTCTTCATTTTTTTTAATTCTATCTTGTAACATAACTTATATTTTAGAAACCCATTATTAACATTGTTAAAACATATGAAATAGAACCACCTAAGAGAAACAATCGTTCTGTTGATAGGGAATATTTTCCCTCTTTTAGTTTTAATATTTTAAGTATTCCATATGTATCTCTAATGATACATAATATACAGAAAATAAACACAAAAACCTTAATATTTAAAATTAAATTATCCATAACTATTATTTTATTTTATATTTAAATAGCTTATTATTCATATTTTTTTAACTATTTTTATATATAAAAGATATAAAAAAATGCCCAACAGTAAATACTATTGAGCATTTTAAGGAATTTATTTATCTTTTTTTTACCAAATACTATATGTAACACTCCATCCCACCATAACACCTACATTTTTATTTGTTATATCATATCCCATCATAACAGATGGTCCAGTTGAGAAATGTTGCCAAAAGTTCTTTTTTCTACTTTTATTAAAAAGGGTTACATCATTAATATTGGCATTATTATCACTTTTAATTGTAGTTTCATTGACTCCATTAACATTTTTGTTAATTAAAGTTAAATTATCAGAAACATCAATATTTAAACTATACCAATTAGGTTCTACAGTACTTCCTATTTTTAAGTTATAATTTAATGAATCTGTTTTTTCATTACTATATTCAAACACCTTAACTGTTGTATCTTTTTTCAGTGTATCAATATCTTGTTTAGGTATCCAGACTGTATCTACATCATACTTTTTGCTGTATTTGAATTGTGCTAAGTACGTTATTTCATCTTTAAACGTCTTAATTGAATCATAAAGTTCTTTTTTTTCTTGTTTTAGTTTCGCAATTTCTTGGTCATAGAAAATTTGTTTATATAAACCTTCTTGATGTGTTTCAATGCTACACATTGTATTAGTGGTTTTATTATTTAAGTAATAAATATAACCACCTAAAGCAAAAATAATCGCAAACATTATGATATAAAATATGTTATCTTTATTTAATTTTTTCATATTTTTATCTATTTTCCTCTGATAGCTTTTTGTTTAGATAAATCAAGCAAGAATGAAATTTCTTGTACATAATCACCTAATTTAGCATGAATTTTATCTTCTGAACAATCTGGTATTTCTTGATATGATATACCTAAAAATCCAATTTCAATTCCACTTTTAATTAGAATAAATCCACAATATTTAATATCATTGGTTTCCATTCTAACAGCTAACTTCTTATCAATTTCATACAAATCATCTATACTTCCAATAAAGAACCTATGCTCATACAGATATGATGGTAAAGTAAATTTAGACATATTAAGGTTCTCATATTCATTATTAATATATGGAATCCTTTTACTTTCATTTACTTCCTCATATGTCATATCACAATATAAAAAAGGTAATGATGTTGGATTTTCTTTACCATTATGCATTTCCATAATAAAAGTTCTATCACCTTTTAAATCATAAAGCAATCTAATTAGTTGATTATTAACTTTTGGATTTATTTCATTTCTAATATCAGCATTTTCAATATGATTTGTTGTTAATGATACCAATAACTTTTCAACAACAGATTCATTTTGAACTGCATTAAACAAAATATTCCCAAGAAAGAACGCAACAAAGAAAAAACAAGCTTGTATCATTTTCTTGATACCGAAAGTACTTAATAATTGTAACAATTTTTCAAGCCAACCAAGTGTCTGATTACCATCGTTAAATTCCATACGATGTTTATTGCTTTGCTTTGCTTTGTTTGTATCCATTATGGTTAATTATTATTAAGTGTAATTATTTCATTAATGAACGTGCTCTTCCTAGCATATCAGAGAAGTTCTTAGTCTCATTCATTCTCATTTTACCATTAGTACTAGTAAAGTATTCTTGGCTTTTGTAATTATAGAGTTGTTTAATTCTAGCTTTCTCTTCTTCAAGTTTAGTTCTATTAAGTTGTTTTGTTACTTCTGGTTTATCTTCATGCCATTCAACAATATACTCATTATCAGAGTTATCTCTCATTATAAATTTGTTTCCTTCTGATTTATAATCGTCTGGAACTCTTGTCAACATATGATTTTCTGACAAGAATGTTGTGTGTTTAAAAGTTAATTTTTTCATTTTTTTAGATTCAAACATTGTATCATTTAGGTCTTTAAATTTATTTTTATTGATTTCACGTCCAGTTAAACCAATCTCTTTTCCAGTATCTTTCATATCCTTCATGTTTTTTGCTCTTTTTGCTAATTCATCATATTCTTTATCATTACCAAAAACAGCATTACCAAAAGGCTCATCTTTATGCTCTTTTTCAGCATTGGCTGATGGATAACCTTTAATTTGAGCTTTCACTCTTTTCTTGAAATCTGGAGACATATTCAAATATTCCAAATCTTGCATACCTTTATTGTCAGCAGCAGTTGGGGCATCTCCTAATTTACCTTTAGGGTCTTCTGATTTAAGACCACCATCATAAGCCTTAGTTTCTTTACTAATTTCTTTGTAAGCCTTATCGTTGATTTTTTTGTTATCACTTTCTACATTTTTGCCAAATTTTGGTTTAAATTCGTCAGCACTTTCCTTGATAACTCGTCTTAAATCGCCTACTTTGTACTTTCTGATATTCATATTATCAAATTTTTATTTATTATTTAACGGATTTTGTGTTAGATAAAGACCTTGAATGAACTGTTGATACCTTAATTTGAACAATCTTTCTTTATCAATTTCATCCTTATCTAATTCTTTATCAATATCTTCAGAAATATTCTTTATTTTATTAATAACTTCTGATTCATCTTTTATCCATACATCTGTATTCATATTATTTATCACCAACTCTATTCATGGACATAGAACCATTCTTCTCATCCTTATTTCTCTTTAATGTATCACCATAAAATTTCTTTCTCTGCACACCACCCATTGGAACATCAAACATAGCGGCTGCACTTATATTTGCATTAGTTGCTCCAGCAAACGCTGCTCCGCCTTCTCCTTCTTCTGTTACGACATCTTCTTCATCTTCAATGTATTCTTTAGCAATACCACCACGAGTTTTATAAGTATCATCCATATCTAATATTGCATCAGCCATTTCTTTTTCATTAGTGAACAATGGAGATTTAGTATTAATATTTTTACTTAATATATTTGTTAATTTATCTAAAGATTTATGCCCACTAGATATTCCCATGTTTAAAGGATTATTTAACATTAAATTAATATTATTATCCATTGATGATTCAAATAATTTACTATATAATCTATGTATTTTCTTTTCAAAATTCTTCTTAGGAACTTTATATTGAACAATATATTTGGCTTCTTTCCCACCATTCTCATCCATTCCAGTAGGAACTTCCTTTATGTCTTCCTTTCTAATTATAATATCTCTATCAATTAATTTTTTAACTAATTCACTTTTACTAAATCCACGCCTTTTTAGAAATTCATTAGGTTTAGCATTAACTGGGTCAGCCAATAATTCTTTGATGAAATCCTTAACATTAGAAAAGAAAGAATAAAATGTTACTTCCTCTTCTTGACTTTCTTTTAAAAGTGATAATTTATCTTCTGTTATATAAACTTTTATGTTTTTCATCATCAATTAATTTTATTACATTTGCATATTTCATCAAAGCACAACATTTATTTTTTTATAACACTATTTTTCCAGAAATTATTCTTTTGCCATAAAATTTTAAACAATTCTTCAACAACAGATGCACTAATCTTACTAATTTGTTGTTCAAATTCTCTAGAAGAAAGTTTTGAATCAATTTTATTAGTAATCATAGAATTAATCTCTGATTTAGTTAATTCTTCATTAATTATTGTATATAATTTTTGTTTTAAATTCATTATATATTTATTTAATAATAAATAGTTTATTAAAATAAAAAATCCCCTTAAACAATAAGGGGATTTAATAAATTGTAAGTAAGATATATTTAGTTTCTAGTAGACATTTTATAAAGTTTCTCCATCAAATCTCCATTCTCAAGTAAAACATTTTTCCAGTTCATAAAGGCATCTCTAATCTTGCCTAAAGTTCTACTGTTTGTTTCAGTTAATTGAAGACCTTCAACCCATATATAACAGCCATCACCACTAGGGTCATTATATCTAAATTGAAAGGCTAAATTTAATGCATTTATCTTACCATCTAATACTAAATCTTTTCTATCTGGATAATATTTTAACGCATCTTCACCTAAATCAACACTTTCTCCAACTGTTTTAATCAATGACTCTTCTTGACTTACTCTAACATCACCAAAATTAGGATTATTTTTAGCAATAACAACAGCTTTATTTTGTTCATTACCACTAGAAATATTAGAACCCATCATTTCTACCTCATTTAATTTTTTTTTTTGAGAGTTCATTTCTCTCTCAACCTTTTCCATTAAATCTTTAGCCTCTTGTAAAAAATTAGTCTCTTTTTTTACTTTGTTATCAGATTGTAATGGTTGAATTTTTGAAGAGGTAGCTTTTTGTTGCCCTTCTTTAAGAATAGCAATCATTTTTTTTGTCATTAAACGTTCATTCATTATTCATCATACATTTGTCCATTCCAAATATAACCAAACAATCTTGTAATTATATTTGTATTATTTTTCTTTTCTTCTTTTGGTTCTTCAGTTTTCATTAAAACTTCTTCAGTTTCTTTCTTATCCTCAAGAACTTTTGTATCTTCTTCTTTAACTTCTATTGGTTGGCTTTCTGTTTCATTACTAATAATTTCAACATTTTCTTTTTCTGTTAAAACAACCTCAACATTCATAACATCATCTTTAACTACTTCTTTTTTTACAGTAGTTTTCTTATTATCTGCTTTTTTTGCCATAATTTATTTTTTTTTACTTATAAATATCACCTAATTCACTAATTAATAGAACTTCTGAACGTAATTTTCTCAAGCTCTTCTCTTTAATTTGTCTAACTCTCTCTTTACTTATATTTAAAATAACACCTATTTCTTCTAATGTCATTTCTTCTTTATTATCTAATCCAAAATAATTCTCCAATATAAGTTTTTCTCTATCATTTAATTTAACTAATAACTTTTTAATAAGTTTACGTTGATTTTCTTCTATTTCCCTTTCTCTTTCATCCTCTTCATTAGAAAGGACAACTTCTTTTTTTCTAATTACTTCATCTTCATTATCTTCAACAGCATTTTCACATACTATTGAATTTAATTCATCTGAAACTTCAATAGAAGTTGAAGTTTGTCTTCTTTTGATAAAATCTTGAATTGATTGTCTAATCCACCAAACAGCATATGATATAAATTTTACATCCCTACTTTCATCAAATTTATCAATTGCTTTGGTTAAGCCCATGTTGCCTTCTGATATTAAATCTGGTAATGAAACTCCACACCCTTTATATCTTTTAGCCACATCAAATACAAATTTAAGATTTGATGATAATATTTCATTTTTTGCATGTAAATTATTATTCTTAGCCTTTTTAATCAGACTTTTTTCACGTTCCCTTGAAATTGGATTACAATGTTTTAATTCTTTATAATATGTTCTAACTGTTGTATTAAAATCGTTTGCATAATCACTCATATATTTAATTGTTTACCTACTATTATTTCTCTCTCATTATTTTTTAGTAATAATCTTACTAATATTTTTTTCTTTTTTAACTGTTAAGATTATATCATGCCAATCTCTTACTTCTTCTAAATGTGTTATTTGTATAATACAACTGTAATTTTCTAAAATTTTATTATACAATGTATGCATATTTTCATAGTTTTCTTTAGCCACACGCCCTAGTACCTCATCAAAGACAATAAAATTTGGTCTTGGCATTGTAGATATATTACCTAATACAGCCCTTAATGCTAATGCAGCAGCAGTTTTTTCAAAACCACTACCACTACTTAAATCTGATTTGATACCATCTTTAATTAGATTAAAAATAACATCATTTTTATCTGTAATAGATATTTCTACTGTGAAATCACATACATCACTAAGTAAATGTGTTATATGAGCATTTATAATTGGTAAGGTTTTTCTTAAAACCATTTTAGAAATACCATTTTTACCAATCATATCTAGATATATCTTCCAGTTTTTTAAAAGAACTGTTTCATAATCAATTTGTTCTATTAAATCTATTCTTTCCTTAATAGATTTTTCAAACCTTTTAATTTCATTCTCATTATTGTTAATGAATCTTAAATTAGTTTCTTTAGTATTACGTTTATCTTTCAAAAACAAATCAGTATTTCTAATTTTAATATCTAATTCATTATTTTTATCAATTGCATCATTATTTTTATGATATTCATTCAATAATATTTGTTTTTCACGATATTCTGATATTAATTGTTCTATTTTAAGCTCAATTGTGGATTTTTTAACTGCCAATACAGATTTTCTTTCATATTTTTCTCTTAACTCTTTCATTTCTTCTATTAAAGAGTTTTTTTGATTAATTAATTCACGAATTTCTTTTCCTTCTAAAGTTAAACTATCCATTAATAATGTTAATTCTGCTATCTTACTAGAATTATCAATATCATCATACTTTCTACCACAAGTAGGACATATTTCACTAGTTTTAAGTGCTTGTATCTGATTTTTAGTATTTGTAAATTTCTCACCAATAACTCCAATTCTAACATTTAAATCACTTTTCTCTTGAATTATGTTATCATATTCTGATACTGAAAATGTCACTTCTTCTAATGTTTTTAATTCATCCTCAATAGATTTAAGTTGAAGTCTTTTGACTTTTCCGCCTTCAATAACATTATTTATCTGGGTTTGTAATGTGTTTATATCAATTTTTAACAAAGAATCATCAATAACTTGTTTAGATGATAATAAAATAGTTCTATTTTCTTCCAAAGAAGAAATATCTTTATCTATATTCTTATTTTCGCTTATATATTTCTTAATTTCTCCTTTTAATGTTTTAATATTGATATTATAAGCATCTATTTCTTGTTTTAAAGACTCTCTATTATATCTATTCAATATAAGGTTCGGCTTAATATCACTATTAAACTTCTCACGTGCAATTATATCCTTTTCTTCAAGTGGAAGAAGCCCTATCCATCTTGATAGCAATTTTCCTCTTTCAGTATCTTTCTTTTCTATCAAAGAATCTAAGTTAGAACTAGTTGCACATATAATTAAATCAAAATCACTTTCCTTACCAATTGCCTCTTTAATTACTTTATTAGTTTGAACACTATTTTCTTCTTGTTGATTATCAACATAATCAGTTAATTCTTCTTTGGTGTCACCAACTAATTTATAATATTCAACTTTTTGAGTTGTCTTACTCTTACTAGTTCTCTTTGAACTAGATGGGCGAGAAAGGGTTCTTTTGATTATAAAATCTTCATCATCAACAGTTAAACAACCTTCAACACAAACTTCTGTAGCATCTTGGTTATGTTTATTAAAAATTTTTTCAAGTGTTGATGATTTTTCTGTTTTACCAAACAGAAGAAAATGCAATAAATCAATAGCAAATGTTGTTTTTCCACTTTGATTTGCTGGTTCCCCATTCAATAAAACTAAGCCATGTAATTTGGAAAAATCGAAAAAATTATCCTCACCATATGAAAGAAAATTATCCCATCTAATCCAGTTAATAGTATATCGTTTATACTTATCATAAACTTCATAATCAATTTTTGAATTAATCTCTGAATCAATTTTCTTAATTAGATTGAAATCTACATCAATAACTTGATTAATATCCAAATATTCCTTAAATAAGGAAACTTGAAACGCTGGGTCTTGTATATTAGCAATTATATCATTGGTCATTGATACATTTTCACCTTTTTCATTAAGAAGAATAAAGTCTGGAACTACTCTAACATGGTCTTTAGGTATATTATATTTTTTACTTACTTTAGCAATCAAAGTATTCATTTTTTCCTTTGAAAAATCATAAGGGCTTACTGTCCACTTTATATTAATTCTTCCTTCACTTCCAATATTAAGCATAATTTATTTATTTTTAATAATTCTAACTGTTTTTTTTGGTTTATCAATCACTTCTTTTTTGATTTTATCTTGAGTATTTTCTTCAATAGGTTCAGCTTTAACAATTTTTACTTCTAATGGTTCTTTTTTATATTCATTTTTTATATTGTCAATAGGGTTGAGTCCATATTTAGCAATATTAAAACCAGTTCTAATAAAGTTATTGATTTCTTTATCAATATCATTGATTCCATTAAATTTACAATACTCATTAATTTCTTTTAAAAGTTTTTCATCTATCATAAATTTTAACTTTCTACAAAAATACAAAAAAATTATTAAAAAAACAAAAAATATATTATATATTATTAATATTTTATATATTATATATTTAATATTATATATATAATAATATATTTTATATAAAATATTAATAATATGGATAATAATAAAGAGATTATATTAGGACTTGATGTATCAACAACCACCATCGGTTGCTGTATCTTTTTAAATGATGAATCAGAGTATGGTAAGATTATAAAACTTACTCATGTAGTACCAAAAGTGTCAAATAAGATAAAGGGAATTGAATCATTATTTTTAAAGAAACAAATTTTTAATGATGAATTTTTAATTAACTGGAAAGATTTTGGTATAACTCGTGTTATTATAGAAGAGCCTTTATTATCTTCCAATAATATTAATACTGTTGCTACATTATTACGTTTCAATGGTATGATTTCTGATTGTGTTTACCATACATTAGGGATTGTTCCAGAATACATATCATCATATGATGCTAGAAAATTTTCTTTCCCAGAACTTATGGCAGTTAGAAAATTTAATAAAAAAGGAGAAATGTATGATGAGAAAAAAATCACTAAAGCTATAAAAAATAGTGAATTGGTTCTTTTTGGGGATTATCCTTGGGATATTGATAAAAAACTTGTTATGTGGAATAAAGTGTCTGAAATATTCAAGGATATTGAGTGGATTTATGATAAAAAAGGAGAATTAAAAAAAGAGAACTTTGATGCTAATGATGCATTAATTACTTGTTTAGCAGTTAGAAACAAAGAATTATATGAAGGTAATGAACCATCTATTACTAAATGGGAAAAAAAGGAAGATGTAATTCATTATACAATAGAAACAACTCAAAAAAACATTAATAAACAAATTTCATTTAAATAATAAAAGGCAGTGAGCAACACTGCCTTAATTTTTATAGTAAAATTTCAACCTTCCATGCAAACTAATTGGATTTACATCAACCCAATTAGTTATAAGATTACTCTCAAATGGTTTGTCATTAGTAATTTTGTTTATTGCTATTGTTACATGTTTCAACTTAGATGTTGTTGGTGCTATTGTTTCAACTTCTACTGCACATGCTTTATCAGACATACCAAACTTAATAACTTTTAATTCAAATTCCCTATCAACATTTTTCTTTTGACCAATTTAAAATCTCTTCATTAAAATCAGTTCTAAAAAGAAATAGTCATATGATGGGCTATAAAAATAGGAAACCATTCAGAAATATATTTATTGTATTTATCAATATATGGTTTACTTATATTTAATAACTCATTCTGTGAATTTTCGTCTATTTCTATTCCAATATATAATAAATCATCAATATTCATATTTTTTAAGGATTTTCTTCTGTATCATCATCTTTAGCATATCCACAATAACATTTTAAATTAGGTATATCCAATTCATCGTATTGAGTATCAGAACCATAATCATAATATTCAGTTTCTAGATTTGCTAACATTATATATAACAAATCACTATCAGTCATTTTAGCCATATTTCATATAATTTATCAATAAATAGTTTTTTATTAATATTTTTTTTTGTTTTTATTAAAAATAATTGGTATTTTTGCCATAAAATTATATAACTATGGGAAATGAACTTAATAATCTTTTACATATATTAGAATCTTTCTTAGGAGAATCTAAAAATGGTATATCATCTAGTACACAATGTCAATTTAACTGCCCTAGATGTGCAGAGGATAAAGGTGTAGAAAGTGATGGAAAACATAATCTTGAAATAAACTTAGCTAAACAGAGATATAACTGTTGGGCTTGTGGTCCAGTATATGAAGATATGCATGGGTCTATTATAAAATTGATTAAAATATTTGGAAATGAAAAGATATTAGAAGATTATAAAAAAGAAATTTATTCATTACGTGAGAGTAAATTATATGAACTTACCTATAATAAAGATGATTTTAATATAGATTCAATAAACTTTAAAGAAATTGAGTTAGAATTACCTAGTTCATATCGTCTATTCAAAAGAAATAAACATAACCCTCATAAAGCATTAGAATACTTATTTAATAGGGGTATAGGATGGGATATTATTGAAGAATTTAGGTTAGGGTATACTCTTTTTGATGTGAAAAATAAAAATTCATCAACAAGAATTATTATTCCATCTTATGATGAATTTGGAGAATTAAATTATTGGACTGGACGTGATTATAGTGGTTTAAAATGGAAACAAAAATATTTTAATCCAGATGTTGAAAGAAAAGATATTGTATTTAATGAGGATAAAATACAATGGGATTGTGATATAACTTTAGTTGAAGGACCTTTTGACCACATAGTTGTCCCTAATTCTATACCTTTACTTGGTAAAGCATTAAAAACTGATTTTATGTTGTATAGTAAGTTAATGAATAAGGCTAATGCTAATGTTAATATATTTTTAGATGGCGATGCCTTTGATACGACTGTTAATATATATAAAACTTTAAATCATGGAAAATTATATAATAGAGTAAGATATATACCTATTGATAAAGATTTAGACCCATCAAAATTATTTGAATTAGGTGGTAATAAAGCGATACTAGAACACATTTCAAATGCAAAAAAAATATCTGAAATTTATTTATATAGTTAAGGCTTGGTGCTCCCAAGCCTTAATATTATAATTTATATTTTCTTTTAACTTCAATTGTAATTTGTTCTTTATTATTTTTTGCTGGAACTAAGAAATCATCCATTAGTTTATTAAATGCTAATGTTGAGTTTATAACTTGTCCTTTTACCTTATTGTAACCAGTTAATATACAGCCACTTGTATTACTAGCATAATTTCCTACATGAATTAATATTCCATCAAAACCTTTAACATTAACTAATCTAGGTAAAAATCCATCATATTTTTCAGCCCATTTATATTTTTTGAAATTACTATATTTAGGAGATTTTACATCCATAGTTAAATTATATATACCACATGGTATTGCAGTTTCATCTTGTTTTTTTATTTTAAGAATTTCTTCTTTTGTCATAGAATCATCAAGATTTCTATCAGTATCTTCAATGGTATCACATAGATAAACTCCATTTATATACATTTTCCCTATTGTATATGTAGGGCAAGTAAAGATTCTTTCAACTAATATTTTCATAACTTTGTTTATTTTAATAATAAATATTTTGTTTTTTTATATTTTTTTTGTATTTTTGAATAAAACTGAATTTAATGGTAAAATTAATAATACATACATCTGATATACATATCAGAAATGCATCTCGTTTTGAAGAGTATGCTGAACAATTAACTAAATTTGTTAATAAATGTCAAGAATTAGCATCTCCTTATGAAAAGGATGAGGTTAGAATTGTTATTTGTGGTGACTTAGTTCACCAAAAAAATACAATTACTAATGAATTAATAACATTTTCTAGCGTTTTTATTAGGCAATTAGAAAACATTGCAAAAGTTATTGTTATTAGTGGTAATCATGATTTGGTGCTAAGTAATACTAGTAAAAAGGACACACTAACTGCCATATTTGAAACAGCAGCTTTTGAGAATGCTTTCTTTTTAGATTATGAGTTGGAATATAATAGTGGGTATATTGTAGATGATAATATAACGTGGGCATTATACTCCATATATAATGATTTCAAAAAACCTAATATAGAAGATGCTAAAGAAAAATATCCAGATAATAATATTATTGGTTTATATCATGGAATGATATTAGGAGCTAAATTAGATAATGGGGATATTGTTGATAATGAAGGAACTGATGGAGATGTTTTTAATGGATGCGATTTTGTAATAGCTGGTGATATACATAAACGTCAAGTCTTAAAAAGAGGTGATGTTGATATTGTATATTCTGGTTCATTAATTCAACAAACATTTGGTGAAACTGTTACACAACATGGTTTTGTTGTCTGGGATTTAGAGAAAAAAACTCATGAGTTTATAGATTTAGAATCAAATTATGGTTTATATAATTTTGAAATAAAAAAAATAGAGGACATTGATAATGATGAAGAAATACTAATTAATTATCAATAAAAAAGGAGTCAACATGACTCCTTTTTTATTTTAATGACAATCATTACCACTAGAACCTTCTATAATTTTAAATTCAGCACTGAATGTTTCTTTGTTATAGGACAATCTAGCTACATATGTATATTTTTCTTTATATCCAGTATTATAATTACTACTACAAGCTGCATATACATATTTAGTCTGTTGGGTTGTTAGTTTTTCTTCCCCACCAACATTGATATGATTATATTGATTATTAGGGTCTTGAATCATTTCTCCACCTTTATGTGCTGCGATTTCAAATATAATATTTCCTTGAAGTTTAGTATTATACCAGTTTCCATACAAGTCCGCATATATAACATCTGGCAATTCAGCATAATGATTTGTCAATAGTTGTGCCCAATCAATAAACACTGATTCATTACCACTTTGTGTATTATCACCACCAAATTTTAGATATTGTTCAATAATAGGGTTATTTCTACCACTCATACCGAATCCTACTGGGTTATCATCTAAATTAACAGTATTACCATTAGAATCTGTTTCAGATATTCCAGTGTTGACAAATACTGTTGCTGTATCTAAGTCTTTACCATCTTCTTCTGTCCAATAAAATCTAAATGTTAAATAATTAAAATCCATTATTTCAATAATATCAGCTTGAGTAATTGTGTATTCTAATATTTTATCACTATCTTTTTGTTTAAATTTAATGACTCCAATTCTTTTTGTTGTGCTAATATTATCATCAACACTAACATTAAATGATTCATTATCAATTACTGAAACATGTGCCCAATCTGGGCTTTCTATTAGTTCAAAATCATATTTTAATACTTGACCTTCTTGTGTTAATGTTAATTGGCTACTTGAACCTTGGAAATTATCTATATTTAAATTAGCTTGGAAAATACCAATTTTTTCTTCATATGTTTTAAGAGAACTTAATGTAATAGTTTGTGGTATACTATCCTTTGATACAAACCATAATTCTTTTACTGCTCCAAAATCAAATGAATATTCAAAATTTTCATTTTTATCAACTATGATACTTGGGCTTTCAATAGTAAATCCACTAACACTATTAATTTGAACAATTTCCATTTTTTCAATTTCAGTTATTATCTCATTCTTTTGTTTAAATGTATTATCTATTCTATTTCCACAACTATCATATATATATTGATTATATGTTAAATCAGCATAAGCTGATAAATTACATATTCCACCATTAAAATCAAATTGTACTGGTTCACCATATAAATCAAATGCATTAACAATTGCATCTGATACCATATAATCTTCACCAGCAGTAGCAGCTTCTTGATTTACAGTTAATGTAACATTTAAATTATTTGCGCTAATCACAATTCCATCAATAGTAAGTTGACCATCAATAAGACCATTAAATGTTACAATCCTCATATTATTTCCATATGAGTTAGCTGTCAACGAGTATGCATAACTTTCAGAATTAGTAGACCTAATTTCTATATTATTAGATGGGTCATTAGACCATTGAACATAATTAGATATATTGACATCATCTTCATAGGTATATCTTGAACCATATACATTACCATTAATATCTTGTAATTCTTCTAATATCTTAACATATGCATTAACTATAATATCATCACTTTTTTGGTCTTTACAAGGTGATATATCAACAATAGATGGGGATATTGTGACAGCAGTTATTTCTCCACTAACTTTCTTCCATTCTTTTTCTATTGCTTTGTGTTTTATATTAATTGTTATTCTTTCATATGTTGATAGTTGTTGAAATATTACAGACCCAATATAATCATTATCTAATTCAGATAAAATTTCATCACTAGCTGTAATGCTTACCTCATTATTAGTACCACCACTTCCATTATTAGGAATTACTGTATAATTAATAATGGAATCATTACTTAAACAATTCCATTCTAATGGTGAATAATTTGGCGTTTCATATGAATCAATAAATACATTAATACCATTTTGATTATATTCAGTAGTTATTTCTTTAGATTTATTACCATCAGTTAGTCCAAGTTCAAATATCTGGTTAATTTCTTCAATCAAGTTATCAACCACATTATAATTTAATGTTATTATTTGATTGTTATTATTTTCTAATACAATTTGTTCGTTATCTCTTTTAGTATAATCTAATAAATTAATTGTTAATGAAGTTTGATTAAAGTCAACTTCTATCACTTCTTCATTATATGTTTTGACATACCAATATACATCATTCTGGTTTTTATCTTTAGATACTATATTAAAGACATAATACTTATTATATGGTAATATAATATTCTTCCCTTCCCAACTAAATGTCTTATCATCAAATGTTATATATACATCATTATATTCATTGTTATTATATGAAATATAAAATACATTATCTTTAATAATAGATGCATCATATATTATGTCAATAGATTTAGACAATCCACACTCATTTGTTATTGTTAAAACACCGTTGACACTTTGTGTGGCATCATTAACATAAGCATTTATTGTTCCAACATTATCATCTTGAATTGTTATATTATCTAATCCTTCTTTAGATAATGTATATGATGTAAAATTGTTACCTTTTTTTGATATAACATATATTTGAAAAGATGCAGATACATTATCATCTGGTATTTTTGATACTGTTAATGTACATGTATCATCAATCACCTCAACTTCTTGCCTTATTGTTATAATTTGTTTTTGATTATTTTCATTAATAACTTCTATTGTGGTGATATAATCATTTTCTTTATTAGATATTATTGTAAAACCATCTTTATTTATGTTGGTAATCAATACATTATTATTTCCATTTACAGTCCAAGTACCACTTGATTGAACATTTATTAATATACTATCATCTTTATTAGTAAAATATACATTTAATGGAGAGACAATAAAATAATCATTATTTAAATTATTAATATCAAAAGATAAATTGGAAGAACAATGATAAGAATTAACAACAAATTCTATATAACCACTTATTTCTGATATTGAATCTTGTATAATAATATTAATTGTAGAAGACCCAATACCAGTATACTTGCTTAGAGTAAAATTACCATAAGCATTACAATACCATTTAGTATTTGGGTCTGTAATTACATTAATAATTTGTTCATTTATTGTAATATTAAAATTATCCATTTATCTTCATTTTAATAGTCATAATTAATTGAGCATATAGTTGTTGAAGGTAGTAACTGGGTCATATATGGTAATATCACTGAATCAATATATTTAATTCTTTCCAATGAATCTTTATTAAGACCTTTTTTTATTTTAAAAGTGATATTAAGCCTTTTATTATTAACTATTTGATGGGTTATGCCATCCACATCATCATAATCACCTCTTTCTTTTCTTTCCTCACCATAAAAACCATCATTATTGATGTCAGTACTATGTATCCTTAATATATTCTTTAAGTTATATTCATTATCATTAGTATTCTTATCATTTACATAACTATATGGATATACTTTAATATTACTACTAACTTCTGGATATGAGAATATATTTTTATCTTTATCTAATTCTCCATTAGCAAAGAAATTACCAAAATAATGAATTTTACTATCTGGTTTTATAAATGGGCTATAATCATAATCACAGTCATCATCTTCATTAATTAACCATTTGAAACCAATATCATATATTTTTAGCATTTCATTATAATAACTTTCCCCATAACATCTTTTATCAAATAATTCATTATCATATGCATATTTAAATAATTGTGAAAAATATGTTAAATATTCATATCCATTATCATAATTAAAATTACCATTATGAGGGTTATTACCTTTAAAATAATCTACAATACTATTAAGCCTATAATAGTCATAATCTTCAGTAGTTAATTGCTCCCATCCATATGGACTGATTTCAGTTTTATTTTCTATATTGTTAATTCTAAAGTAATGTGTAAAATTATTATCCTTTTCATCCATATCTTGGAAATACGAACCATTTTCAAATAATAAAAAGTTATTAATAGTCACATCATTTGCATAAGCTTTTATATTATTGTCAATAATATAGACTTTTATTTCTGTATTATCTTTTTTATCAGATAAAGTTATCTTCATTTCATTATTATTAGTACTGTAATATGGATTACTAACAACAACAAAATCACTAAAATACACATCACCTATTTGTACAGTTTTATTATTAATATATACTGAAAAATATTTGTATATTGTACCTTTTACATCCTCAGTTTTAACATCATAAATTTGACCATCAACAATTGCCAATGTATCACTAATACTGTTAACAAAATACACTTCTCCATTTGTTAAATTTTGCATTGGTAAAGTTACCAATTCTTTAATACTTCCAACACTTTTAACTGTTCTAAATGTTTCAGTATATAATTGATAATTATTTTGTGGTGTAATTATATTATTATCCTTATCAAACTGAAATGGTAATTTTGATAACCAACCACCTTTCATCTGGTAATATGGGTTTCCGTCATATAATGAGTTTTTATCAAAATAAGGATATATATATCTATTTTTTTTATCATCTTCTTTATATGCTATAGGCAAACCTTGGTATGGAGTATATATTCCATTTATATAATCACTAGTGTTATATTGAATAGTTTTTGTACTATTATACCAGTCAATCTTACACATTTTAAGATTCCCATCATATTCATCTAGTATTGGTGGAGTAAAAGATGTAAATTCAGTAATTTCATAATCATAATCACCATATTTATCTTTCTTATCATCACTTAATAAATCAAACCATCTTTTACTTTTTAATCCAAATAATGATAAAATCATTTCAATTCCATCTAATGTACCTTTGTGCCTTAAAATTTGTCGTGAATTAAGGCGTAAACGTTTCATAAATTGATTATTTATTTCAGATGGGGAATATTCTCTATCTGATGAATAAAGTTTAATACGATGCCTTAAAATGCTCTGTGCGCCACATGTGTCAACATATATATCAGATGTTAAATCGCCTTCAATTTTCTTATCATCACAACAAGTGTTAAAGTATCCATTAGGATAGTCACTTATTAGGCTCTTATCATATGGTTTAACAATCATTGTTGAATTTTGACTAAAAACTCTATATAATTTTTTATTATTAACAGTATTTGCACTTGTAAATGTTTCTTCAATTACTTTATTGTTAGCATCATCTAGTGTATATTGTAAAAGATTTAAAGGATATATATTTGTTAAATCCCATCCATCATTATCTAAATTATCACTAAGAAAATAATCTGGTAAATTGTTTACATCATCATATGTAATAGTATTTAAATTATTAATATTATCTATATATGATTTAATTTCATCTAATTCTCTACCATATAATCTTAAAACATTTGCTATTTTATTACCACCAATAACATATTCCTCTTCTTCACCATCAGAATAATTACGAGTAAATGTCCAGTCAAAATTTTTGATGGATTCATGAGTCATTGACCTATATAAATTATCACAAAACACATCATCATAAAAAGTTGCAATATCTGATAAATCTTTTAAGTAATGTTCAAAAGGTATGGTATTAGCTCCAATGTTATACTCTCCATATCCCAATGGAAATGTAAATGATTTAATATCAGTACTATATCCAAAATCATTTTCACTTATTATTTCAAATGTTGCTGTATATTTAGGTTCTGTATTAGGATTTAAAATAATTTTTTCAAAATTATCCAAAGATAACAAAAACTTATTATAAAATTCTACTTTAGGTCTAATATGATATTCTAAATACTTATCTTCTACTAAATAATATATTTCTTTTTCATCACCTAAACATACATTTATTTCTATGTTTCCACCATCATAAGTAAGGTTAACAATGTATAAAACATCACCAATACATTTGTCTCCAGTTTCTGTACTTGTCCAGTTAGTTATATTATATGAATTGTTTGATGAATCAATAATTTGATAATTTTCAAATCCATTGTTACAAAAGAGTTTTAACTCATCTTTAATTTCATTTATTGGCATATATGGAGTATATATGTCTATTTTAAAAGGGTTGTCTAATAAGAATAGTTCCTTATTCTTAGGTAATCTTTCTATTGTAGAATTTATATCTCCAACACTAGTAGTGGTATCAGTATAATTTACAATTACACCATTTTTTTGTCCTTTAGATGTAATTTTAGGACCATATAATTCTCCTGGAAATTTTCTAATTATATCATTTATAGATGCTCTAACTAATTCTGCACATGAACCATAATAAGAAAAATCTCTTAAACTATAATAATCTTGCTTAATTACAATTTCTGCATCATCTACAGTTGTATTTGCAGATGATGCACTTGTAACATCATTAAGTGTCCATATTTCACCATTTTCATTTTCTTCCCATTTAGAACTTGATATGTTTCTTGATGGATTATCTTCGTTGTTAACAGTAATAATAAAATTGCTACTTTTATAGATAGGAACTTGTCCAGGAGCAAATTGATTCAGTCCCCCAATAGTTACTGCATCTCTTTCATATATAATACCATCATTTACATTTTGATGTTTAGTTTTTAAAACATAATTACTATGTGACTTTATATATCCCATTGTTATTCCTCATTTATAATTGTATTAATATCTTGTGAAAAATCAATACTATTTTGTTTATTTTTTTTCACCTCATATACTGGAACTCCAGTAAATTCATCTTTTAATGTATAATGTTCTGCTTGATGATAGATTTCATTATCACTATTAAATGTAGTAACCAAGCCGTTATCCAAGTCTCTCAATTGGCTACCTTCTAACATATTACTTAATGTATCAATATCATGGTCTACCATTTCAATGTCTAACATAATTGGAGTAAATTTAGTATTGATAAAAACAGCTTTTTGTGTTGGCTTTCCAATATATGGTGTTGCATTTGGTTTAAATGTTGGAGAACTTGATGGGGTTACAGTTATAAATGTTAATGTAGAGCTTTCATTATATCTATAACGAACAGCCTTTTGATTTGAATCACTAAGATTCTGTATAACTGGTTCACACTTATTATTACTAGTCACCAAACGATAATAATCTTGTCTTTCTCCATTATCATCAAAGTATTCAATTCTATATCCAACCAAATCATTATTAGATTGGAATTTAACACGTAAATTGTTATCTGATATGCTTGAAGTATCTACAACAATACCCTTAACATCTGGATATGCTGAAAGAACCCCAACATCCAATATAGTCACTGGTATTTCTTTAGGTTTAATATATACTGTATAAAAACCTTTTTTATTGAAGTATGTTAATGGTAACTTTAAATTATACATACCCTCTAAAATATTATCAACTGTATCAGTATCTTGTTCACATAATGATTGTACCAATATATTAGATGATATTTTTTTAAAAATAGCATTATCTACATTATCTGAATTACGAGTTTCGTGATAACAGTAGAATATATCAACATCATTAGCTGTTATTCTTGAACTAACTACAGTTCCATAAACACCATTTGCCATATTTATTTTATTTTTTAATTTTTCTTATTAATTTTATTAGTTCTTCTTGTGTTAATAATACATTATTCTGATTATAAATTTCAGATGTTCCAAATATTTTATTATCTGGGCAATAATAAATAATATTGATGTTATTTTTCAAACATTTATTATATTTTTTAATATCTAATTTTTTAATTTTATCTAATGTATTATGTTTGCCCCAATTATGTAAATAATGTTGAGTTCCTTGGCATTCAATAGCAATGTTGTAATCTGGAAGGTAAAAATCTAAAGATTGTTTTCCAAGCCAAGAATATTTTTTTTGATATTCAAAAGAGATGTCTTCATTAATTAAAAATGTTGATATTTCTTTTTCTAATTTAGACTCATTACATCTAGAACATCCACAGCCATTTAAATGGTCATTTGGAATTTGCCAAAATTCTCCATGTTTTGAACATATGATACATACTTTTATTTTTGCACCCTTATATTCTACTTTTGAATAATCATACTTATCACCATGAACTTTCTTTGCTTTCTCAATAAATTCATCAGTTGTTTTAGTATTATTTATTATTCTTTTAATTTTACCACATTCTGGGCATCCTTGACCTATAAAATGATTATGTAAACTTTGTTTAAATTCTCCATGTAAAGGACAAATAATACTAATATACTTTTTATCATCAATTTCACCATAATTATAAAAATTATTATGAATAGTATTTAACCTATCAATCCACTCTTCATTTGTATATTGATAATGATTACAACACTTTGGACAAGTTTGACCTTGTAAATGATTATGAGAATTTTGCCAAAATTCTCCATGTTTTGGACATATGATACATACTTTTTCTTTTGAATGTGTATATTCTACTTTTGAATAATCATATTTATCACCATGAACTTTCTTTGCTTTTTCAATAAATTCTTCTGTTGTTAATTTTCTTTGTTTACTATTCTCTAAGTATTTACATTTTTGACAACCTTGTCCCCTTAAAAAGTCTAATGGATACTTTTCAAATTCTCCATGTATAGGGCAAATAATACACACTTTAGTATTCTTATTTTTATAAATTACTTTAGAATAGTCATACTTATTATCATATACTTTTATAGCTCTTTCAATAAAGATTTCAGTTGTCAATCTTGTTGTTTTTCCCATCTAATATTTTTTTATATATAAATATTAGCAACTAGGAGAAACTACTTGTTTTGATGGTTTTTTACTTAATTATTATTTATAATGTTAAACCACCCATTCGAATATTGGGATAAACTTTCAAAACTACCTACCTCACCTAGTTTTAAATGTTTATCCATTGCTACAGATATTCCTCTATCTACATAAATATCTCCACTAATATTTTGTAAAGAAGAATTTCCAAATTTATATTCTAACATTAATGTTGGTGAAGCAATGAAGCCATTATCATTTTTTAAGTCATTTATCTTATAGTTGAATAATGCTCTTTTGGTATTTAAATTCTTATCATTATATTCATTCAAAAATATATTATTAAGAGGATATTCTATTTCAAAATAATTTATTTCATAATTTTCATCTTCTGATAAATAATAAGGAAACGTCTTCTCAATTAATTTTACAGTATCAATATATTTAACGCCATAATTTATATATAAGTCATTATCGTCTTTAGCTAATTCATAGCCATCATATTTATAGTTATTACCATCATTTTCTTCTATCTGTTTTAGAATAGCACCTAAATAATATGTAAATCTACATGACATTTTATTTTCAATTGAATAGCCATTTTCTAACATTTCTTTAAAATGTTCTTTACACTTAGTAATTGCACTCAAATTATTATTTGAATAATCAGACGATTTTTCTATTGTGTCATCTAATATATTCCCATTGGTATCATAATAGAAAAATTCTATTTCAGTTAGAATATCACCCCAGAATAACTTATTATCTTTATCATGAACTGATAAACTATTAACATTACCAATCTGATAATCTAAATCTAATGTTTCTCCAACCTTGGGTTGAGAATATGAAGTGCCACCACTTGTTTGAATCAACGCAAAAAAACCTGGTAATTCATTACCAATATCATCATAAGCTCTTTTGTAATTTTTAACATTCTCCAATTTAGATTCAGTATATCCAGTAACTTCATCAGACTTATGTATCACATATGGATAATAAATGTTAATTTTATCATTATTTATTATATAACCCTTACTATTATTATCAATCATACTATTTTCTAGATTATTTCCAAAGGTTGTATCTTCTTCATATTCCATTACATATGTACTAACTCCATTAACTATTGTTGCATTTGAACTATATAATTTTGTTAATGATGTACCACTAATATAGTAATTAATATTGTCTATAGTTGTATAACCATTAAACATAGAATATTTGGTATCATTAATTGTAACATTATTATTATTTACCATATAATTTCCACCATTATAAGTAATAAAATATTTAGTATTTTGAATTTCAGTAACATCTCCACTACTAACACATGGTTTTCTAGTAAAGTTAAAATAATATTTACCATTATCATATAACCCAACATATAATTTATTATTAATAGTAGTATATGGAGTTCCATTTTCATAGTAAGATACTAAATATATATTATTCTTATATATTATATATTCACTCTCAAACACTTTATAAATGTTATTAATAATAACAAATATATTTTCTTTATTTATATCATGTTCTTCAATTAAATCTTTTGGCTCTGGATTTGGTATTAATTTCATTTGTCTGTCATATGTATATGTTTCATAATCTAATTCATAATCTTTTGGATTATTTGACTTAACATAATCTAAATAATTATCCCATTCTTCACTTGTATTATTTTCGCCATTTGGAAATAAAAATTCTTTATACTTACTATCATAATCGAAACCATCATTGATTAATGGATTTTTTAATTTCATAACTTGTTCATTATAAGTGACAATTGTTCCACCATTTTTCTCACTATTTGAAATCCATTTGTTAGTGGGAATTTCATTTCCAGTACTAATTACAAATGGCATAGTTTGATAATTCTCCCCACCTTCCCATTCTTTAGAAAAGATAGAAAATTCTCCCATATCATCAATAGTATTTGTAATTAGGATTGGTATATTTATGGTTGCTGATTTTATATCAGTATTTTCTATGTTTACTTTTATTCCATTTAACCATTTATATGCTTCATTACCACCTTTTCTAAAATATTCTGTACATTCACAACAATCAGAAGCATTAATACATGAATCACTATCTGTATATGAACTATAACGTTCATATTTCTCTTTAAACCAACTTTTCCATTTTAAAATATCTGGATAATATAGATAATCTGTATTCCACCCATATTTTATATTTAAAGGTATTCTTTTTTGAATAATACACTCATCACATATCCATTCATAAAATTCTTTTCCACCCCTTGAATTATATAAATCATCAATAGATAAATAATATTTTTCTTGTTCATTATTATGTATTTCAACTTCATTTACATAATAGTCATAAGCATTTTTATATTCTTTTGTTTCATGACAATTTGTATTGGTTAATAAACCCATATAATTGATGAAAAAATAATACCATTTAATAAGAGTTCTATAAGATAAAAATTTTTTTATGGTGTCATTCTCATAATTTTGTTCAATATTATCTGTATTTATATGCTCATATATTGTATTATTTTTCACATAATAATAATATTTAGGTCTATCAGAAGAATTAACATAATTTTCATTTATTTTTCTGCTAAAACCTTGTATTAGATAGAAACCATTAGATTCAATAAATTCATCTTTTTCATCTTTATTATATGAATAAGGAATATTAATATTAATATCAGTATTATCAGTAATTGAATCAATAAACTTATTGGGAATTTCAATATCACTAATAATTAAGCCATAATTTCCAGAATACATTGATAATAGTGTATCTTCATTAAATTCATAAAATATTCCATCTTTAATCGCAGAGATTACTCCTGGTAATCTAGATTTACTTTTTTCTAAAGATATTTGTTTAATAATTTTATTAATCATGACTCATCTTGTATTTTAATTTCAAATAAATTGAATGTTAATTCAGTACTTTCTTGTGGGAAAGGTAAATAATAAACATAATGTCTATTAACAGCATCATATACAACTTTTAGTTCTATGAACATTTGTTTATATATTTCTGATAATGGATAACCTTGTTTAAAATTATTTATATCAGTTTCAATATCTCCATTTTCATTTAATGGCATCATAAATGGTATAGTTCTACCTATTCCAGCATGATTAAATTCAACTTTCATGTATATACTTCTTTCATGTAGATTTGTACTATATTCTTTGAACATATAAATGTAGAAACCTTCTGAAGATGTAACATCTTCATATTTGTTTTTAACAGAGAATCTACAACTTAATCTTTTATCTTCATCAAATATGATATTATTTGATGAATCAACTGGTTCAACATCAACACCAATACTATTAGTAATAGTATTTAATGTTTCATTATTAACACTTATAAAGTTACCATTTTTAACATTATTTATATATTTTTTATATAGTATACCTTCATCCATAAATATTGTTGATGTGTGTAGCAAACTTTGTACTTTTGGGTCTGGACTATCATAAAATGATAATCGTAAAAATGATTTACTAAGTTTAGTTTTTTGGTAAAAAACATCATCATTATCAAAATCTAAAAAATATAATAAATCTGACATGCCCATTTTTACATTATCATCAACATTATTATACCCCACATAATCAGTAATAAACCAATTACATGTAGCTGATGTTGCTGGCGTGCCATCATCCTCTATTAGTTTCCATGTTTCCAAATCACGTGTTCTAAAATGTAAATTAAAGATAATTTCATTAATTAATGAAAAATCTTGAATTGTACTTTTATTTTTTCTATATGCTGGAATATATATCTCACGTTCCATATCAACAATCCTATTGATACTATTTTCTTTTTCAACATTGTAAAATTTATCTTCTAAAACCATTTCTTGAAAAAGATTGTTAGCTACATCATATTCAATTGTAAGTGGTAAGTTTATATAATCATTTATCTTATAGATTTTTAACACATCCAATAATATAATATTTACATCACTAGATTTAGCGTTTGAATCAAGAACGAAATTTCCCATACCATCTTCTGGTTTTATTTTTTCATCCCCAAACATTTTATTTGGTAACGAAAAATAAAAATCTTCTAAATTATTGTATATAGTTGTACATATTGATTCAGCTTCCGTTTTAATTTCATCTTCAGTTAATTCATCATAATTAGTATTAACTGAACAACGTAACATATTTGTACCATCAATTTCAGTTATAATCAATTCATATACCATTTCTTTATTAATAATGATTTCTCTAACAACATATTCATTTATACTAGTATCAGATGAATAATATGTTAATGTGTTTTCTGACATTGTATATATATTACCATCAATATTAACACCATCATAATGTTTCAATTCATGACCATTTATGTAGTCTGCATCATCTATTGTTGTATATGTAACAGCACTATAATCTACTTTTCCATCAATTTCAATTAATTCATCTCTTACTAATCTATTATCTTGAACTTTCAATTCATTTCTAATACCAGATATGAAAACATATGCTTTTTTTATTCCATTATCATTATAATATACAACATCATATTCTTTATTATTTACAACTATTGTATCTTTTATGTTTTTTTCTACATTATACTTTTGACCATTATAGACAATATATTTATCACTATTATTTTCAATTACTGGTACTCTTAGTTCTACATTCTTACTTGAAATTACATTTATTATCTGATTTTCATAAAAATTACGAGTATTATTTAAAAATATATATAAATATTGCCCTTTTGACGTACTTCTCCATCCATATTTTATATCACATAATGAACCATTTACATCTATCATATTATTACTATCAGTATCTCCACTATAAATAGTATATTCAATATTATCTATGTTTACTTTATTATCACTAGATACTTCATATTGTACATTGCCATAGCTTATATATTTATAATATTCAGCACATGTTACTGATTCTACATCTAATGTAAAATCATCACCTTTACTTATAATAAATTTAGTAACATAATGCCATTTATCATATTCAAAATCAACTAATGTTAAAAGAGTTCCATCTTCAATTTGTATTATTGGAGCATTGTATGACCCATCACTATTTTTTGTTAGATTCAAATCAATTTCATATGATATGTTATCTATATTTAATAGACCATTTTCAACCCAGTATTTTGTGTCAATATACACATAGTCATCATCTCTGTAATATTTTTTATTATTAATATAGAAATATGGATTTTCGCCAACACTTTCATAATAATATTTACCATCACTATATAAAATGTAATAAGTAGTATTATCTTCTACTATAAGAGATGATATTTTATATGGTTTATTGTATATGACATATCCTTGTCTTTTGACATTATTAACTCTAATTGGTGTTTCATATAAACCATCATAAAATGGAACTGATAATTTAACTTTTTCATTATCAATTAGACCCAAATTATAATCAGTTACACCAGATATAAAAGATAAGTCTGGAGATAAATAAAATTCTCCAAACTTAATTTCTTCATTTATACCTTTTCCATCTACTTTAATATTATATTTTAACATGTTATTTGTAAATCATTATAATAATTATCTTGATTATTAATGTCAATATGTTTAGCTTCAACATCATATGGATATGTTGTACTCTTCATTCCAGTACCATTTAAAGAATACATTTTAACAACATCATTTGAATCTTGTCTCTTAACATATAAATTTATACTCTTGTTTATATAAAAAGCACCATTTGTAAATGGATATTCTTCATTATCACTGTTTCTATCAAATCCATTCTGTAAGATTTCTCTCCAGAAATATCTGCAAGTTCCATCTTTTGCTAATTCAGCATATGATGGTATTGTTTCATCTGGTTTTAGTATTCTAAAATTAGAATATATGCTTACATCCTCATTAATTATTTTGCCATTATTGTCAGTAATTGTACATATAAATTTCTTTAATGTTATTAGTTCTTTAACAAATCCATTATAATATTTATTATTTACTTTACTATAAAAAATAAATTTATCATATAATTCTAAATAATTATTTTCTAATGTTAATATTTCAAAATCAGTACTATTTTTTTGTTTAAAGCTTTTAATAGTAAAAAATTTTGGATATTGAGTTTGTAAAATAGATGAAACACTTTTTATTGGTATCTTGTAGTGTGGTTCATAATAATATCCTTCTTTACGTTTACAAACATTTGTCATTGTATCTTTACTAACAATAAATCCATTTGCATCATAATCATCAGATGTTATGCTAGATTCATATCTAAATTCAGAAAATATATTGTAAGCCTTGTCTCTACTATTTAGTTCACGTTGAGCTGTATTAAATCTATGGCACACTTGTTGTATACTTGTTTCTAAATACTCTGTTTGAGAATAGCAACACAAATCACCATAATAATGTAAATCATGTTCATAATCTATTTCATCATCATCTATGCCATCAATTAAGCCTCTTATGTTATTTATAATTAAACCTTTTTTATTATCTACATTGTTGATTGAAACAGCATTGGGGAATTGAGAATCATTCACAACTGATTCATCAGACAATCTAAATGCACAATTTACTTTACCAAAACAGTGAGAATATTCGATTTCTTTGTAATTATTAATAATATCTTCTCCTAAATCTGACCCAACGCCTATTTTATTTTTACCATACCATGTTTTATAACCTTTATTATTCTTAATAATAGTTAAATATATGTCACTTAATGGTCTACCTAAATTATCTTTTAAATTATTTATTTTTATGTCATCTGTAAAAACAATTTGGCTAATGTCATCAGAATAAGCATTTTTGGCAAAGGCAATTTTACTTAAATGATTCTCAAATTCATTGTCAATACTTTGATATTTTGTTAAAAAATCATTATTTTGTTCATATATTGTAAATTCTGTAGGTTTTTTATCCGCAAATTTCCAGTTAGGTAATCGTGAGAATATTCTTACATAATATTTACATTCTGAGCCATTTACTGTTTTCTTATATGATATGTTTTGTGCATTATTATCAACATTTACTCTATTGTTAACCACATAATAAACATTACTAGTATTATTTTTTTCAGTTAAGGCTCTTCGGCTACTATTTAAAGTAAAATTTCTCCCATTACTAGAATAATCATATTGTTCTGAAATAAGCTCTATCCAGTTATCACTAATAATTTTGCCATTTTTAAAAATAGAGAATATATAATCATCAGTAACACTAATAACTTCAGCATCTCTAATGATAATTTCTCCATTATTATATATATTAACAGTATCACCAGATATTAATCCATGTTTAGATACACTATAAAAAACAATAGTTTCCAAACCATTATAATTTCTTACATTTTCATCAAAATATATAACTTTTAAAGAATTTGTATTAGAATCTATAAATTGAATACCATCTGTAGTAGATGAACTTGGATAAGTTAAACAATAATTCCAATTTTTTTCCAATCTATTTTGAAATGAGTTATATTTTGGATTGAAACTGAATAAGTCTCTTTCTGGATACATATCTACAAAATCACAAGCTTTTTTACTATTGATTGGTTTCGTAATATCTAATACTTCTGACTTACTTTCATTTTCATACATAACCATTTTACTTTGATTCACAAAGCCTAACCATCCATTCTCTTCAGCTAATTTTTCTGACACTGTATCTCTAAAATTCAATATCTCATCATACAAATAAAGATGTAAATTTACATTTGGACTACTACTACTTGAATTAACATCATTGTATCCACCAACTTGTCCGCCATCTGCATCTCTCATCATATCTTCAATGGTATTAAAATTGTTACTACCATTACCATTCATTTTACATACAGTTTTAAATGTAGTGCTGCGTAATAAGTGATTATTAAATATATCTAATCCACAATGATATACATATCCACATGCTTCATTAGATAATTGAGTATCTCTAACTGCCTCATAATTATTCCATGAAAAATTATTTGGTTTATATATAGTTCCTTGTATATTAGTCTTTGGGCTATAGTTTAAGACAGTAACCCCACTACTACCCTCATCTTTAACAATTTCTGTTACATTATTGAATAAAACATTACTACATATAGGATTAATAACACATGTTAATCTAATAATATCACTACCTAACCTTTCTTTCAAATATTGTTCAGATAGATTAATAGTTGTTTCCAAATTATCACTAGGTAATAATTTGGTCTTATTACCTAATGACACATTAACTGTATTATTAACATTAGTAGATTTTTTACTTATGTTTTTATTTAATAAAATTCTATTTTCCATATTAATCACTTTTTATTATTGGAGAGCCGCCATTATAACTGATGATAAATGAAAATGCATACACCAATCCATTGGTTGTTTTCATGAAAACTTGGGTAGGTATTGAATTATTTCTAGCATCAATAAATATATTATTCATATTACCAATCCATTTGATATTAAATGTTAAACTAGTAACATCATTAGCATCATTTGGTATTGGAGTAATATCATTTCTCAAATAAGAATTATCACCAATAGTAAATTTAAAAATAAAAGTAGTTCCACTATAATTTTTTAACATACTATTATCATTATTACCACCAAAACTCATTTCAAATTCTGTTACTTGAACTGTTGTTCCACTTGTTTCTGGGTCTTCTCCTTCTGATTCACTATCAGTTTCAACAGCGATTTTAGTTGCTTTAAAATCAAAACCTCTAACATCATACACAGAACCAAATTCAATAGCTCTAATATTTTTACTTAGAAAATCTGCCTCTGCATTTAGGTATAATCTATCAATTAATATTGAAAATACATCAACATTTCCTATATTAACACCTTTTACAAGATTCTTAAATAATTCTCCACCAAAAGGCATATTAATACCACCCCATAAATTACTATTAGTTTTAATTAATTCTCCATTTTCTCCAAATGTTATTTGTTGAAATTCTGAAGAATCATCATATAGTTTGGATATTACACTACCATCATCACCAATGTTATAGAAATAATTATCAATTAAACCGATTCCACTAGGCATAGATGTAACACTAAAATAATCACCATCACGATTGATAATATCATTGATGTCACTAATATTAATAGCTTTTTTAATTTCAGATATTATATTTCCACTACCATTCTTTCTAACTGGTATATATTTTGGAAGTTTAGTTGAACCATTATGAGTAGAATTATATGCATCATATCTTAATTTGAAATTAATATGTAAAACTAATGAATTAAATCTTAAATTATTACTACCATTAGATGTGAATAATACATTGAATGTATTATTATTAGCACAATCCTCAAGAGATGGTGATGTAGGATTGACCATATTTTTGCAATCAATCTCAAAACTTACTTCCTCTCCACTATCAGTATACCCAATAATTCTATCATTGTCATCTCTACTAGGCGTTATTCTGTAGTTACAACTTTTTGTTTTTAATGACATTTTATTACTGTTGGGTAAATTTCCTATATCAATCAAACGTTTAGTAGGATAATTATTCATATCAAAAGCTCCATTATATAATGTTGAATCATTTGAATGATTTATTAAGTAAGGTTCTCCATTTGTTTCATCCTTATTAAAATCAAAATGTGTATCAAAATTTTTATTAGTTATCCAATAACAATTTTTAATATCAATTGTTTTATTACCACATTTTAATTCAGAACTATAAAAACGTTTACTATAGTTTGCATCTGTATTAAGTATAGTTGTTGCAGAATCTAAATCATAATAATATTCAATTTTATCATTTTTAGTACTACTTATAATACCATAATCACTACCATATGACATCTCAATACCATTATAAGTTACCCCACTAAAACGCCCTAATTTCCAATTATTAGCATTTTCATCCATTTTAATATCATCACCACTATATGGTGTCAATATTAAATAATCATAATCTAATCTTCTATCAACAAATTCAGCTCTAAAATATGGATTATTAGCATTTGTTTTATTATACACTTCTGATGGTATTTCCATATTATCAGAGCTACTATCACCAACACATATATAATCAACTAAATTATTTGCATTTAATGGAATAGATTGATATACAATATTTTTATCAGTAACACAAGAATCATTTCTATCAACAATACCAGCATTTTGTGTAAATACTGCAAAATAGTTACCTAATCTTGTTACATCATTCCCAAATAAATTATTAAAATATGGTACACTTGTATTTGGATTTAACCTTTCTACAGTATTATCATTTTTAACAAAGGTATAGTTAAATCCAACAATATTTGGATGGTTAGAATCACATGATACATAGCCTCCAGAATCTATCAGATACCTATCTAATTTTTTACCATCATTTCCTTCATCTCCATCAAAATCTTCATATTGAGGGTACACACCTCTATAAAGTATTGGACTTTTACCACCATTATGACTTATAGCAAACAAATTTTCAGCAGTATCAATAACATAAGCACTATTAGACATTGAAAATAAATTAGTAAATTTATAGATTATAATATCTAATTTACTTAAATCTGTAATATTATCATTTTCATCTAATTCTACATCACTATAAATTGACCATATACTTTCTGTACTAGGATTTACTGGAAGATAATTGTAATATTTTTCATTATGAACATTAAACCATCCTGGCATATCACTTGGAACTCTAGCATTTGGATTATAGAAATTTCTATTATATTCACTTACATTTTCATTCTTTCCAATAATAAATCTTAATGGAACTTCATTTATAAATGCATCAAAATTCTCTCCATTAGTAATTGTTACTACAACATTTGAACTATTATCATTAAGTACTCCATCACAATATTGAGTTGCTTTAATAATATAATCACCAGGTATCCATATGTTAAATGTCAAAACATTATCTTTAAATACATATGAAGCGATTCCATTAGTATTATTACATGTGCAATCAATAAAATTTCTACTACTATCAGTTGTACTTAATTCTAATAAAACTCTATATGTAGAACTATCATTCTGGCAATTTAATTCATATCTACCACTACCAACATTAGTTACATTAGTTATAGTGTAATCTTTACCATCTATTGATATGGAATTTATTATGATATTACCATAAAACTCATTTCTATTACATATATCTGTGATAACAGTATTACCACTATCATTATATTTAGTACCTAATCCAGAGTATGTATAACTAACACTTATTGGACTTTGCTCTAAATTAATCAATTGAGTATTGATTTGCCCTTTAGCGTCTGTTATAGTTAATTTATATGTTCTATTACTAACTAACTGTTGCGGATTAACAAAATTACCACTATTAAAATATGCAAATCTACCATCATTAACATATGAATCCCCATTTTTAACATATTCTCCACCACCTTGTTTTATTGCAGCACCAAACACTAATTCTTTCACATACATAGAATCTTCTGATATTATTTCTGTTCCAAAATCATCTGTTAATGAATAACTATATGGTGTTCTAATACCATCTAACTCAATTTTTATTAATCCATAATCAGTGGAATAAGCAGTTTTATCTGCACACCATTTACCTGGTGTCTTTTCTACTGACATTAAGAATGGATATTTTGTATTTTGATAACAAGTAGAAAAGAAAAGCTCATTAAATTTATCAATAGCAGTACTTCCTTCATGTAATCCAAAATAAAAATAAAAAGAATTATTAAACAATGGAAATTGATATGGGCTTGTAAAATAATAATGCTTTTTATCTCCAAATTTAAATCTTAAATAATTACTATCTCTATAATCATATGTTATAAATTGTTCTGATTTAGTGTATGATGATGAATATCTTGACATACGCCCATCAAAATCTACTGGATATATATAATGTAATTTATATGAATCATATCCAGTATTTTTATTAAATGTTTTTTGTGTTAAACCATTGTGATTTAATGATGCAAACATTGCACGTGTATCATTATCTACCAATTCATATCTAGTTATCATACCATCAGCTTTCATATTGGTTCTTGTTAAGTTACCATTACTAGCAGCATAATCTTGGTAAAACATATCCAATGTAACACCTAATTCACTCATTCTTTCAATATTAACACAAGTTTTAGGTTTAGAACCAATAGCTGAACATGATAAGTCAAATAACAACCCTCTACCATATTTAGGGCTTTCTTTAGAACCATTATGCATCCAATCCATACCAGTTACCTCAACTAAACCACTTTGGGCTACTGCCCCATCTAAAATTGTGGCATCATTTTCGGCATCACCTTGTGTAACTGTTTTTATATAAGGAACATTAGCTGTTGTGCTAGGAAGGTTCAAAAATGGTCTTGGAAGACCATCTAAATCACATGAATTTAAGCTACCTAACAATATAATATCAGTTGAATATAATCTTACATAATCAACACTATAAGGTTCATTAACATAATTTGGGCTTTTAGGCATTCCTGGTGCATAATAATATATTTTTAACCCATCTCTATTTTCAAATTCTTTAATAACTCCAAAAATTGTATATAAATTTCTACTTAATTTTCTATGCCAAGTACTGCCACCATCCCCACTATTAAATGTCATATTTTCATCAGCATATTCTAAACTACAAGGATTAATTACCCTTAGTCTAGGAAAATTTTGTGAACAATTACAAAATGAATTAACTGCTTTTTTCTTAAATAAACCAAAAAAGAATGATTTTTTCTTAGTTTTTTTCCAATACCATAATGGAAGATATAATGCACCATTAACCCAATCATTTACAAAATCCATATTAACAATATCATATTCTTCTGATAATGTTTGTTGTACAGTATCAATAAGGTCTTGAACACTATTATTTTTAGTACAACCTGGATTTTCACATTTCATTTTCCCACACTTAGCACATCCTGGAAAATATTCAACATTATTATCTTCATCTTCACTAATACCAATAGAAAATCTAATACAATTAGGAGCTAGTGGTTTAAGCGGACATATTTTACCAATTATAGGTAATTTTGGAAAACAAAAACATGCTAAAGCACTAAAGAAACCATTAATGATAGCTATAATCCATGTAATAACTGTCATAACCATACATAAAATACGGTATGCAAAATTCATTCTAAACCTTAATTTATTAAATGGTACTGGATTAGAGTTACCAGCTCTATTTGCTGTTCTCAAAGCATTATAATTTTGTGCGCTATCTTTACCATTATTTTGTATTCTAGGTATGTAATTTTTAACACTATAAACTTTATTCCAATATAAATCTCTATAATACTCATCTGGTGTTGCTGAACCAAATTCAAAACAATTACTAAAATCCTTTCCATTAGGTATTCTTGGTATTGTTTCACTCTCTACTAATTGTGGATTATTAGGTACTAGATATTTAGCTCTATGTCTTGCTACACCTTCTGATGATGTTTCTTGCATACTTACTCTAAAACGTACACTAGTTTTTGTTGGAATACCTTTATTTGGATTATCTGTTGGTACAATATTGCCATATTCATCTGTACCTACATAATCCAAATTCATTGGTATTTGATAACACCATACACCATCACCATTAATTAGTCTATTTCCTTGTATTTGATATTCCTCTGCTAAACCATCAACAGTTTTTCGAATCATTTCAATAGTTCCTTCACCAGTTATTAATTGGTCATTATATCCACTATGATTTGTAGGTGAACAATTGTGCCCAATAGCATTACTGAAATTATCACTAACAACTGAACCTAAAAATACGCATGTAGGTTCAAATTTGTATTGAATTTGTATATCACAACGAGTAATTGCAATTTCGTTAGCATTACTATCTCCCCAAAAAGGGTATACATACACATTTTCATTTTGTGCATATAATTGAGATAAGCCATCTAAATTAGTACTTTCTTTAAATTGGCTAGCATTTTCAAATTGTGTGATATTATATCCTTTATATATCATATCACGAGGACGTTGTGATAATATTCCAATATCAGATAAATCAATATCTACATGTAATTGTTGATTACCAGTTGGTAATCCAAATATCATATAATCACCAGCCTTATTTGTCACTGTTGTATATTTCCAGTATTTGTCAAATACTTCTAACACAGTATCATCATCTAACACTAATCTTTTGTTAGGAAAAGTCCCAACAACTTTATAACAATCATCACTAGATGTATCTGGAAGAAGATTATATCTTCTTCCATTTTTATCATTACTTAAAACAGATGTGTATGGGTATATATTAGTTACTTCACTATTAAATCTATCAGAATCTTCAAGAGCAATGAACACAGAGACTTTTGCGTTTGGGATACCAAACGCATCATTAGCTAAAACACGACCAACAATTACCCCATAATTTGATGAATGTAATTTATATGCATCTTCTTGTCTTAATTTTAAAGAAAGTATTTCTAAAAAATCAACATCTTGTTCTAGTTTAACATTTAAAATTTTGTCTTTATTGACATCAGTCTTTATTCTGTAATTCTTGTTCACCATCTTTAAGTATATTAAATAATTTATTAGAAATTTTGAAACCAAAATACTTGCCAAATAATAGTTTAAATATTAATGTAAGAATAACAATTGGAGTTAAAACTACCAATAATACTATCATAATTAATCTATTTAAGGCTTCAGCACATACATATAATATTTTATCAAAAAAATATCTAGCTCCTTTTTTATCATATTTTTTATCATTAAAATTAAATAATTTATCTATTCTTTTGGCTTCTTTACAATTGCATCCCATAACTTTTTATATGTTTTTAACTTTTATTTTAACTTTGCACGAATTATTATATCACTTTCTGGATTTAGAATCTCATACATTGAATTATAATCCCCATATAAAACATTTTCTGTTTCACTAAGTCCAATTTCAAATGCGTTAGCTCCATCTGGGACTTTAAAAAACGTTCTAACATTACTTTGGCATGAATCATTATATGATGTTGCTGCTGGTAAAGGACATTTATCTGTACTATAAGCCCCACTATATATGTTATAAATTCTTAAATCTATCAAACTAATGACACCATCTATTTGATTTATAGACTTTTCTAAATCTCCAATGAAAATATCCTCTCCCATATCATGATTATTAACATCCATATAATCTTTTATTGTATTAATAACCGTTTTTATTACATCAGCAGTATTATAATTCTTATCAATGAATAAATCAACTTCAAATCCTAAATTATATATTCTTCCACTTTTCATTTCAATATAATCATTAATTGAACGATAATGTGATAAATATTCAATTATATTATTAACTAATGTTTGAGGCAATGATGAGTCTAATTTACCATTAGCATTCATACCTAAAAAACTCATTACAATTTTATTATTTTCTTCTATAATACTAGACCTAAAAGGACATCCATATTTAGGTGGCATCATCATTAAACGAGCTTTATAATCTTTTAATGTAACACAACGTTCTTGTGAAGAAACATTATATTTTGTTAAATATTTGATTTCTTCTGTAGAAGGAGCATCTTTACCAGCAACTGATGTACTGATATTATTAACCTTTAAAGACTTTAATACATTAGCTCTTTCTGTTGCTTGAGTTTCTGTAGTATTTGGTATTTCAGCATTTAAGAAATTAATAGAATTTATAGCACCTTGAGCAACATTTGTTTCAATACCACCCCCAACTCTATATAAGACATACATTGTCCATCCAACTTTAGGTAAAACACCCAACATGTCATTATTTATGAGTTTAGACATCTGATATTGTGCATATGTTGTAGTTCCACTTGGTATTTCATCATATAAGACACCACTACCAAAAATTATCTTTAAATAACCATTATCAGTATATTCAGTGATAAATTTTTGTGTTACTGGCTTCCATTCTCCTTTATATACTCTAGTTGTACGAATTACATTACCATCTTTATCTGTTTCAGAATAATCATCATAACTTTCTTGTATTTTGAATATATCATCTGCACCTTTTTCACTATATGTATTAGTTCCAAATCTATATTGGTCAGCTAACGAATTTACTTCAAAGAATCTGTATGTGCTTACAGCTTCAGTAGTAAGTTTATATTCTTCTTCATCATAATAATATTCAGATATTTGTGGGTCATTAGTAAATTCAGAAGTTTCTTTAAAGATAATAGACTCAATATTCATAATATCTTTTTCTGGAAGAATAATTTCCATGAATGGTTGTAATTCTTCATCAGTTATTACCTTTTTATATACCCTACTAGTACCACCTATAACAATAGTGCTTTTTGAAACTGTATATGCAGTTATTACACCATTATTATCACGTTTAGGTGAGAATTTTCTATTTGAAAATCCATCATCATTAAATTGTTCTCCAAAGTTTACATCCTCACTAAGTTCATAATTATATATACCACTTGATACAATACTACTACGTTTAATGATTGGGGCATATTTCCAATTAGGTAATGATATATTAGTTGTGTCTGGAATTAAATCACAACTCAATTCTACTTCACATATACTAGCTTTCTTTCCTGGCACTTTTACTCCATTACTACGTGCAACGTTCAATACAGAACTTTTTAAGTTAGAACTGTTAATATTTGTTTCTTGATATGTTCTATCAATATGATAATTGAGGTCATCCCCCACTGCTGACATTAAATCAATAAACCATCTACCAACACTTGCATCATTAAAAGTGTCAGTCATTTCTGGGTAATATTTTTGACTAAATTTTATTAATTCTTCTTGAATATCTGAAAAATTTCTAGCCAAATAATTTATCTTCTTTTCCATTATATTTTTGCTATTATTGAATCGTTTGTTATTTTATTTCCTTCTTTAACTGAATAGTCTATTCGTACAAATATTTCACTTCTATCATCTTCACTTTGTACAATATTAATGTCTTTAACTGTAATATTGTTAACATATCTTTGAACAGCTTCACTAACCTCATTTTTTACACTTGTCCATGATGAAGTGTCATTTTGTTCAAAAATATATCTAATTAAATCAGTTCCAAATTCTGGGTCTCTTATTCTTTGACCTTTTGGAGTAAAAATCACATGCATTAGTTGACTTCTTACCTTATCTTTCATTGTAGAGTTTAAATCCACAAAATAATTTTCAAAATCTTGTGCAGTGAATGGATATTTTAATCCAAAATATTGCTTCTTAGCCATAATCTTTTTAAAATTTATATATAAATATGCATAATTCTATTATTTAAAATATAACTTTTTATTAATTTAAATAAATAAAAAAAAGCAACTTTATAGTTGCTTTAATTATTGTATTATGTTATTATTTCATAAATAATTTTTTAAAAGAGCTTTCTTTCAATTTAATGGTTCTTATACGTTGTTCATTTCTTGGAACATAGTCATTCATTTTATGGTATATATTATCACTAATCTTATTTGGATTCATTATACCTTGCCCTTTATTTTTAATTTTAATATATGTAGCTTTATCTATATATCCACCACCAAACTTACTATTAACATAATTAGTATCTACTTTAGGTACATTAAACACAACAAAAATATCACCATTCATGAACTTTTGTGTATATTGATTTGCATCAAGTAAATAAAATATGTTTTTAGCCACTTTTTTATGAGCATTGTAGATTATTTCATCTTTTACAACTCTTTCTCTTGTTTTATTTAATTTAACAGCTTCTTTGAAGTCTGTTAATACCCAAACCAAATGAATATTCTCAATTGGGTATCCACACATTCTAGCAAATCTACTAATCATTTCAAACTTTTCTAGATTAGCTAATGTTATATCAAATATAAGGTTAGGTTTTTTATCAATACCTTGATTTTTTATTGAATTGTATAAATTATTAAGGGTTTTATCATATAACTTATTCTTATCTGCAAAATAATGTAATTCACTAGTATCATTTGGATTTCTCAAATTAACATTACTTAATGTTTTACCATTATATTGCTTAAATTTTTGATTAAGTTTTGAATCTTGTGGCAATTTTAATAATAATTCCTTAATTTTATCAACATCAATAACTTTTCCTTGTATGTCTAACAACTTAGTTAGAACAAATGACTTGCCACTACCACCGCCACCAGCTAATATAATTATTTGTCCATTATTTGGTGTTTTATTTCCACCAAAACTAACTAAATATTCATTTAAAGCACTCATTACTATATTATAAATTTTATAATAATAATAAATATTCACATTAGTCTAAAAGATATTGATAGTATTGACATATTATGTCCATTGTTACATTTAGTTCATCACCTTCAAATCCATCAAAATAAACATTACTTGGTGAACAATGATAAAGTTTTATTTTTTCAAATAAATTATTATCATCTAATAAGGTAAGTATTATATCATAATATATAGGTGTGGGTCTACAAAGAGCTTCTCCATAACTTCTTACCCAATCCATTATTGGTCTCATAGAATTAATATCCATATATTCTGTATCAATTGATACATTAATAATTGAATCATCTTTAACAATTTCAACTAACCCATAAAATACTATTTCTTCATTATTATTATCAATGTATGATATTTTATATTTTCTTTTCATATTATTTTAATTTATTCCAAAATTTATTAGTAATATCATTTTTATGATAATATAAACGTTGGTTAGTAGTTTCTTTATTTAAAGGACCAAATTCTTCTTTGTATGCGCCAACTTTCACATAATCAAATATTTCAAACATTTCTTGTTCCACAGTATCTCTTCCACTGTAAACAGCCATATCAATATGATATTTTTCTTTAATATAATTACTATAGTCATATAATAGTTGTTTATCATTTCCTTCACCAAGAAAAAGAAAACAATTAATACCATAATTATCTTTAATTAATTTATCAATAACATCATATGTTAGTTCATCACCAATATTTTTGGCTAAAAATGGTGAATGGCAACCTTTACAATGATTTTGGCAATTACTAATATTAACTCCTAATGTTATTTTATCTGGTATTTCTTCAAATACCACAGATGTCATATTTTTTATATACTTTATCATATTATAATAGTCTTTTTATTAAAAAAGGTCATTTCTGCGAGAGAATGACCTTTAAATTAGTTTAATTATATATACGTTTACTTTCTTCTATTTGTCTTCCTTCATTAAATGAATCAACTTTAACAAGATAACCAATTATACGTGTATAATAAGAAATTTTATCACTACAACATCTAGGGCATTTATCTATTGTATGCTTACTAATATACCCACAATTTTCACATTGACTATTTTTTACATTAAATGTAAAGTAATTAGTACCATTTTCTCCAGCAAACTCTAATAACTTTCTATATTGTTCAAATGATAAATGTTCTTTTAAATTTATATGTGCGGCTGAACCACCATCTAAGTTTTCAACAAATTCTTTACCATGTAATTTAAACTTTTCTAGTACACTAACATTTTCGTCATCTGGTAAAAAGAAATAAGATGTATAACAATTTCTTCCCTCTGGAACCCAATATCCGTCAGCTTTATCCCACTTATAGTTTTTAACACCTAAACTTTCAGCTGGAACAAATTCGCTATTAAACATTGTTTTTTTAGTTCTATGTAAAGTGTTTTGTTCTTTCATTGTAGATAATACTAATTTACAGAAGTCTTTGTAATCATCACTATATCTGCATTCGCCACCTAAAAACATCCATGCTTCATTTAAACCATTTAATCCTAATGTTAAATATTGTTTATTTAGATGTATAAAACCAGCACTATATACTGGTAGCATATTAGCTTCATATAAATCCCACAATATTTCATTATACGCAGTATGATATTTATAGACTCTTTCTAAAATTGGTATTAAATATTCTTTAAATTCTTTATTGAATCTTTCTTTTTCATCAAAATAAGAACCTTTAAATACATCATTAACAAAATTTTGTATAATTCTATTATAATTTAATGTGATAACTGATTTTGAACCAGTTGCTTCTCCAGTTAAACCATTAGTAAAACTAAATGTATTTTCTTGTATTTTGTTAGATAAACGACAACATGAACTCAATGTATCTGGAGAATCACTAATATATGTAAAAAATGAATGACCATCTTCATACATCTTTGCTGTAAAATCAGCATATTCCTTATCAACAAATTCGCCATCAACATATAATAATGACATTGTTTCAACTGGGAATGTTAACATACATTTTGTTCTTTCTTTATTAAACCAAGTCATAAACTTCTTTTGTATGAAAGATAAGCTTTCCCATTGAGGTTTTTTTCCATCTGGATATATAAAATGACCATACATTCCATCAAAATATGGTTTATCAAAATAACCAAAATTAACAAATGCTGATTGAAAACCTCTTGCAGCAGCTGGTTGATTTATTGAATAAACGATTTGTTGAAAATATTGTTCTATTTGTTTTTCAATAGAAATTTCTACACGTTCTCCATTTTCATATTTTATTTTAGCTTCCCTATCTATATGTTCATAATAATCATCTCCCCATTCCTTACGTGCAAAGTAATCAAACATAACGAAAAATCCACTTGATGCTACTGCTCCAGCAAATTGTGATGAAACTGCAAATATTAAATTAACAAACATACCACAAAATGAATCTAAATTTTTAGGAGCACTACTTAGACCACCAAGTTCTCTCAAACCATTTAATAAGAATGGATATGATTGAATTGCCACACAATATGGAGAATTAACTCCAAAGGAACTTTCATCATGTTTATATATTATATGACTAGCTAAATCTTCCTCATATTGTTTAGCTAATTTTTTAGAAAAAAGACTTTGTATTTTATTTTTTGTATTATATCGGTTAAATAGTATATTTCCTTGTTTTGGTATTTCAGCATTTAATGTAGCAATATTTTTATTGTTTACATTAGCATTAGAATCATATTTAGACCCAGTAGATGCATTGGATGCAGCAATATAACTTTGGATAAAGTCATTTTTATTTTTTAATGTTGTGTTATCATTTTCTCTCTCTTTGTACTTAGATATATAAGCTCTCGCAACTCTTTTATTAAAAGCCATGAGTGCTTCTTCAACTTGTCTTCTAATCTCGCTTGATGTTATTTTTTCATAGATAAACAAATTGTTTATTAGTGAATCTATTAGTCCTTCTGGGCATTCCTCATTTACACTTGAATATGCTTCACAAATACCCCTACGAACTTTATTTAAATCAAACTCTTCTAAGGAATTATCACTTTTTCTTACTTCCATTTTTATTTAATTTATAAAGTTAATTTTAGAATTTTTTTGATTAATCAAAACCTATTTTAACATTAATGTTTTAATAAATATACAATGAATATTCAAAAAAATTTATTTCAAAAATAAAAAAAGGCTATCACAATTGCAACTGTGTGATAGCCAAGAGTATATTAAATAAAAAAAATATTTTTTTTTATTTTTTTACTGACATTCTAAAAATTTGTTGTTGTAATGCAAGATTTTCTTTTGTCTGATTTTTGTTAAATTCTACCATACTCTCAAACTCATCAACATGGTCAGTACTAATTCTACATGTACCATTATTGAACTCTACACCATTGAACACTTTACCACTTTTACCAGCTCTATTCTTTAATAGAGCAATTGTAGCTAAGTTTCTTTCTATATCTTCAACAGTTCTTGCAATAGACATAATAACATGAGCAATTTGAGCTTTTTTAACTGAACCGCCCATTTTATCCATTGTTACCAACTCTAAATTAATGGAATCTTTTGTACCTTGTGATGGAATCCAAAATGCCATATCTAATTCACCAGCCATAGCTTCAAACTTACGCATAGTTTTACCTTCATTATCATATTCATTACTTGAATTTCCATTCCCTTCATGAGATAGACACTCAAAATAATCAATTATTACTAAATCTGGCTTAAACCCATTATTCATAAGTTTCTTTATGTAACGTTTAATATGAGAAGCTGTTAATTCACCAGATGGAAAACGTACTATACGTAGGTTATTTTGAATTAACTCTTTATCTGGATATGTTTCCAACTGTTGCCTAACATACTCTATGTTTTCCTTTTTAGAAAGGTCTTTAGCTTCAACACCAGTTATACGACCAATATGTTTTCTTTGAATTTGTTTTGGTCTATCCTCAAATACTATTTGTAATACTTTATAGCCTAAATTATTATTTTGAGGACATCTAAATGTAGCTGCATGAGAAGCCATTGCTGTAGTCATAGATGTTTTTCCAAAAGATGTAGGACCAATAATAACTCCTAACTCCCCTTTTCCTAACCCACCTTCAAGTGCTTCATCAATTTTACCAATTCCAGTTGGAATTGGGGTTCTATAATCATCTGATAAAGTTTCTCCAATATCATCAAAAACAGAAACGCCTAATTCTTCATGAGAACCTTTATTTAAAGCTTCATTTAATAAATCCACACAACGTTCATATTTAGAAATATCACCATCACCAGCAATTTTAAGAATTTCATTAGCTGTTCTAATAATATTTTGTTGTCTAAAAAACTTTTCAGCTAAACTACGTATGTAATCTACACCATCTGATGGTGTATTTTTTATTACTTTAATAGTTTCTTGGTATGATTCTCTTTCAATATCATTGTATGCTTTATCATTTAAAGCAATTGTCATTATTTCATAAGAAGGAACTGCTTCTTGTTTTTCATAGTATTCTTTCATTACCCCCACATATGTTTTTAATGTGGGGTCTGTGAACATATTCTGGTCAATTATACTATGTAAATCCTTGAAGAAATTCTTATCTTCCATAAAAGTATGGATAAGTTTATATTGAAATTCTTGTCCTAGATAACCTAAATCTTTTCTATCACTTTTTTTAGTCATTTATCTAAATTTAATAAAGATTTGACAAATATTTCTTTGTTTTACTAGATACTGATTTTCCCCAATCAGCCACCATTTTTCTATAAGCTAAATTAGCAGAATAAATATAACGTTTACTTCCTTGTATATATTTACCTGGTAATAATTTACCATTCTCATCTAATTCATACTTCTTATTTCTATACATTTCACTTAATGTATAATCACTTGGGCATTTATACATACCATCTCTTGTTGAGCAAGTTTCACATATTTTCTTAGTAATAGAAACTAATAAATCTGGTTTATCCATTATCATTGCTCTCAATACATAATTTTCTGGAGAAAGTTTATCAGCATTACTTGCAAAGAATGACTCCTTATCATAAGTATAAGTTCTTGTTCCATCTCTAGAAGTTATCTTAACAAGTTTATTAGCAATATCTACTTTTTCCCTTACAGCTTTTGGATAAGCATATCCATCCCATATTTTAGAAATCACTTCTTTCTTGTTGTCTGTTACAACAAATTTAAATGTACAAGCCCAAGGTTCTAAAAGAGGGGCTGTAAATTCTTCATCAACACTATTCTCATCATAGTAATACCATGTATAAACTCTACTTTTAGATTTTAAATCACTGTTTATCATTTCTACAATGTCATCAACTTTATGTTTAAAATCTATAGATGTCATACTATCATCTATGAAATTATTTATTTTGAAATTTCTTTTGCAAATTAAATTGTTATTAACATACAATGCAAATTCAAATCTCTCTTCACGAAATTCTTTATCTTTATTATCCATACTTTATAAATTTATAGTTACTATATAAAAATTAACTTTAATTAACACTGCAAAAATATCAAAAAAAGTTAATAAAACCAAATTTTTCAATATAAAAATTTATATTTTTTTAAGAATTGTAATATTTTACCTCATTATCAATAAGTTTATGATATGCAGAGAAAAAATTGCTAAATTTCCCCTCATCTAGCAAGTCAACCATATCATTCTCTTGTATTATTGTGTATAAATTCTTAAAACTTCTATTTTCTGGGTCTAATGGAGCATGAATTAATGCATCTAATTCTTCTTTTGCTTCTTTAGTTAATAAAGGTTCTTTTAAATCTATAATTTTTTTATTTATTTCATATATATCCTTACCTTGACATCCAATAGTTACTCTATTAATGATGTTTTTAGTTGATTCTAGAGGTTTTTTCTTATTAGCAATACGTTCATCTATTAATTCTTGAGAACGTCTTAATATGCTCTCTAAATCCATTTTAGAAGTTTTTGCTTCTGGAAATAAATCAAAAAAAGTCTTTTCTCCAACACCTTTTATCCCCTTAATTGAATCAGAATTATCTCCACATATCATTTTTTTTATTAAAACATTTTCATGGGTATATCCTATTTCCTTAATATGGTTATCTGGTGTTATAAATTTCTTCAAAGATGGTATATAAACACATACATCATCAGAAATGAGTTGTGTTAAGTCTCTATCACCACTAATAATTACTATTTTTTCATTTGGCTTTTTATTTTTAACATAATAAGCAATTAAATCATCTCCTTCTACTTCATCGCATATAACTTGCCTAACAAATAATTCTTCTAATGCCGAAAATAATATGTTTTGCTGTCTTTCAAAATTTTCTTCATCAGTTTCTTCCCTCTTAACTTCTTTTTTATTGTTTTTTTTATGATAATCTATAACTTTTTTACAATAAGATTCTATTTGTTTATCATATTCACTTTTAGAGCCGCTTATTTCATAAGTTTTACCTCTACTTATTTTATAATCTTGGTAATATTGATACCTTAATTGTCCAGATTTTTCTCCATCCCACATAACATAACAAAAGTTAAAGTCTCTCTTTTGTAAAATGTTCTTTATTTGCCATAAAAATTGATAAACAATGCCATATTCTTCATTTTTCCCATTTAAGCGTTTATCAACAGAAGATATTTTAAGCAAATTATTACCATCAACTATTAATGTGTATATAATAGGACTAGTATCAATATTATAAGCATTTGCTATTGCTTTTCTTATTACTTGTCTCATCTAAATATTTTTGTAAAATCACTTAATTCTATTAATTTATCTCTCTTAATTAAAATATTAATTGGTTTTTCTACCAATTGGAAAGATTTACTAAATTTACAACCATTTTTATAAAAATTACCTAAATATTCGTTTGGATTTGTTCTGATATTCTGGCATTTAATCAGTAAATTCTGTTTATTCCACCCTATTTCATCTAAAAAATTATTAATTTTATCTTTTTTAACTAATGCAATTTCTAATTCTTTAATGTCATTAATATCAGTTAAAATATTCTTTTCAGCCTTATCTATCCAACAAAATAAATATGAGTTATTTACTTTAGTATCATCAAGAAACCAACCAATTGTTTCAATACCTTTTCTATTTAAAAAAGATAATTCTAATGAAAAAGTACCTAAATGTTTATTAACATATCTTATTGCAGCCTTTTCATCACAAATATACTTCTCATTATTAAAAATAAATGTTGTATCTATACCCTTGAATTGTTCCATTTTATCATAAATTCTACTAAATTCTTTTGTAGTATTATAAAATTTATCATATAAGAAACTTGATACTATATCAGCACAGCATTCATCTGTTTTTCTTAATTTGCTTTCCATTTTTACTTTATAAATGTTAATTTTAACAAAAATACATAAAAAATATAAGAATACCAAATTTAGTAGTTAATATATAATAAAAAAGTGAGATAAATATTTATCTCACTTTAATTTTTTAATCTATCATTTCTTCTGTTTCGACAAATTCAACATCTGTTTCAGCTATTGGTTGAGCAGCTTCACCGCTACCCTCACTTAATGTCTGAATACGAGTTAAAATATCCTTCATATATGTTTTCTTATATTCTTCAATAGCCTCTGGTTTACACAAACCATTATGTACACAAGCTATTTCACCTTCATATGTGATATTAAAAGGAGTTGGTAACTGGTTTTTAGTTACTTTTACCTTACTTATAATTCCATAATTATAACTTTGTCCTTTAGCTGTTGCTGATAATTTCTTAGTAGCTGATTTTGCCAAGCCACCTAGATGAATTATTAATCTAGCTGCATAGAAAAAGCTTTTTCCACCTTTTAACTCTATACTTGGAATACCGCCCATTGAGTTCATACTATCATTCCATATTTTGTTAACACATACAAAAGTGTTTGTATATGGCTCACTAACATTTCTTGATGTAGGAATCCTATTATTTAATATTGTATTAAATGCTACTGATAATGCCCCAGCATCAAACATATTATTACCAGATTTAGATGTATATGATTTAAAGGAACTAATAGAACCTACAGAATCCCATATAAAACACAATGGTTGTTGTATTTTGCCCTCATCTTGCATATCTAATAATTCATTGATTGAATAGGCAATATCTTCAATAACTGGAACTTTACGTTTAGTTTTAGTTTGTTTTCCAGTTGAATAATCATTATTTCCATAATATTCAGCCAATAATTTATTATCAAAATAAATAAAATCTCCAGTATACTCAATAATTCTATTTTCTACTTCAATAGTTATTTCACCAGTATCTTTATCTACTTTTTCAACTTCCACTTCTCCAAAAGTAGGGGTAGCTTTTACTCCACAATCAATTGCATATGTAAAATCGAAGTTATTTTCTGTCTCATATATTACTGGAATAATACCATTATTAATACATGATGCAATCAAACAATTCTTGATTGTACTTTTACCAGTATTAGACCATCCAGTTATTATACTCATATATCCTTGTGGAATACCTGGTATTTTAAGTGCGTTCTCAAATGCACTTGGCATTGGAATAAATTCTAATGGTTTATCAGCATTTGAATGTACTAAATTATCAGTTGCTTTTACTGACCATCCCATTAAATTTTTAATATCACTAACACTTGGTTTTTTAACCGCTTCTTTTTTCTTTACAGCTTGTTTCATCTTAAAACTTTTTAAAAATTATCAAAACATTTTATTTATTTTGTTGTCGTTTAATAAACTCTCTCCAACATTTACGGCATAATGGTCTATATAAATCATTACCGCCAACCATAATTTGACTACCATTTAATACTATTTCACCATTTTCGTTAAATCTAGCATTAATTGCTGTCTTTTTCCCACAAGAACAACGTGATTTAATTTCTTCTATATCATCAGATAATTCAAATAATCTTTTTGAGCCACTAAATAATCTAGATGAGAAATCTGTTCGTAAGCCATAACACATAACATTAATATTAAGAGTATCAACTATCTTAGCTAATTGGTCTATCTGATTTTCAGTTAAAAACTGACTCTCATCTATCAATATCCATTCTAATTTAGATAGTTTAGCCATTAAAATATTGTTATATTGAACAACTGCTTCATATATATCAACATCTGGATATATAACAACACACTCTCTTTCAATACCAATTCTTGACTTAATTATATTTTCTCCATCTCTTGTATCAATTGATGGTTTCAAAACCATGAATGGTATATTTTTTTCCTCAAAATTATAAGCTGTTGTTAGCAATGACAATGTTTTGGTAGACCCCATTGTTCCATACCTAAAATAAAGTTTAGCCATTAAATATTATAATATTTTATATTTAAAAGGTGACTTTGATAGTCACCTTTTATTATTTTTATTTAAAATGGTAAATCATCAGCCTCATCATCAATATTCCCACTTGATATTACTTCATTAAAATTATCAGAAACTGGTTCTTTTAATGTAGAAAAATCAGTTGTTTGTCTTGTTAAGTTAGCTTCAATTTCACTATTAGTTTTAGCCTCTTGTTCTTTCTTTGCAATATCTCTATCAACATATTTCTTTGATTCTTTATCAAAGATAGGAACGCCACCTTCAATGATAATTGACATATATTCGTATGGTTTCACAGTATATACATCATTCCATTGTTTTGGATTATTTATCCATGATAAAGCAGTTTCATAACTATCACATAATGGTGTTTTTTCATCATCATCAACAACATTAACAACTGTTTTATTATTTGAATCTCTTGTTAATGTAATTAACAAATCTTTTCCTTCATTCAAATCAAAAATGTTGTTAACTTTTCCAAGAGCTTTTGCTGCATCATATCTTCTTTGAGATATATTCATGATTTTGTTGTAAACTCCATCATTTTTCTTAGAATGAGAAAATAACCAGAACTTTGGACCATCATCTTCACTACCACGTTCAATACATCTAACAATCCAGAACTCTTTTACCTTGTTCTGAAATTCTATTGTACCAAATTTATCTTTATCAATTTTACTTATTGCGCTATTTTTCAATATTTTAGCTTGCTCGGAAGTTGAGCAAAAAGGACAAGAATCTCCTAATTTATTATGAACTGGGCATACAAATGTTTTCCACCCACTTTCAGAGACTTCTTTGTTAACACGAACTTGGTGCATATACACCTTTTTGAAAGGACTACCGCCCTCTGGAGAGAAAGGTAAAAGTCTAATAACTAATGTTTTTTCCTTTTCACCATCTTTCAATCTTGCTTGAAGATAGTTTTTTACATCAAAAACATTAGGAACTTTTTTTACAACTGTTTCTTGCTCATATTGAGCTAAAACTTCATCTGCGTTAATGTTTACGCTTAAATTTAAATTACTCATATAAAAAATTTATTAAAATTATTATTAAAATATAATATTGTATATTAACCTTAATTAACTAATGCAAATATACATAAAAAAATATTAAAAAACAAAAAAATCTGTTAAATATATCAAAAAATATATTGGGAGTAATGTCATTACTCCCAATTAAACTATTATTATAAACCAAATATTTTTTTCAAATCTTGATTTAAATCATCATCTACATAAAAACTATCTGCAATTTCTCTTTCATTAAAATCATCTACATCACTATTAGTGATTTCATATTCTTGAGTTGTACTTTCATCATTATCTGAATAAGCACTATAATTACTATCAATTCCTTTTGACTTCCAATAATCATCTGGTCTAACATTAAAAGGATATGAATCTAAAGACCTAAGATTTAATTTTTCTGTCTGTGTTGGATTACGTTTTTCAAATTCTTTTTTTAAACTTTGTATTTGATTATTATTGTTGGATATTAATTGTTCCATTGAATCAAGTGCACTCATTAAAGAAGCAATTTTGCCATCTACTTGCCCTAATTCTTGACCTACAACATTCACTTTATCATTAACTTCTTCTTGCGCATTTGTTAAATCATCAACATCAATAACCTCTTCATCATCCATTGGCACTTCTTCAATAGAATCATCAAATTCTACACTATCATCATCCATTGGAACAGAATCATCCATAGAGAAATCATCAGATGGCATATCATTAGAGGGATTCATATCATTATTTGATGCATCTGGCATTTCATTCCCACCCATATCCATATTTGTTGTATTTGGGTTATTACCATTTGCCATGTTTGAGTCATCTTGTCCCATATCCATGTTATTTTCATCGTCATCTTCTTCTAACGATTTAGGTACATAAGACCATTCATTTAATGTTAATCTCATAAACTGCTTATGTGCCTCATATAAATTATTCTCTTTTAGATATTTCTTGTTCATTTTATTAGTCTTTCAATAATTCTCTATTATCTTCTTCTATTAATATGGTTTTTGAACTTTCTGTTCTTTCAATTAAGCCTTTTTCTTTTTTTATTTTTTTAAAGCTTTTTTCTCTATTATCATTCTGTTGTGCTAAAATTTCAGCAGCCTTTTCAATTTTTTCTTTCGTATTCATAACTACATTTTCTTTTTTTTGAGTATTATTTTCAGAAACAACTTCTTTAGGTATAGAAGATATAACCCTCTTAGAATTACGTCTACTAATTTTTTTTATAATGAAACGTCTCATAATCAATTAATTTATATATAAATATCGTTTTTACTTAAAAAAAACGCATTTATCCTCTATTTTAGTAATAGTATCCAATCTCAATTGCCCTTTTGTAAGAATAACTAGTTTATTTCTATACTTTTCCCAATCAATAACATAATCATAATTTGAAGATATTTTTTCATTATTTTCATTATCAATTAATTTGTTTAATGCATTGATAGAAAATAGACAACCATTTTTTACATGAATAATTGTTGAATCTTTTAAATTATTGCTAAATTTAACTTTACTACTTATTTTAAATGTTACTAGATACTCATTGCAGTTATGATTTACTTCATAAACAAATACTTTATCTAATTTGATATTAAGGTCATTTTTTAAAAATTCTAAGAATGATAAAATTTTAGATTTTGATACAAAAGTACCAACTAATATTCCTTTATTAAACATAAAAATTATTGTATTGACATGAAATACGGTATAATGTATTTCTTATTACCTATATCCTTTTTTAACCTATTGACTAAAAAAGAATCATCTTCACAAATGATATTTGATTCATTTTTTTTAATTTTATTCAAAAACTTAGAGGTATTTATACCAGCATAACGAAGTATCTTCAAAGAAATTCCAAGTATTGAATTATCATGTAATATATAAATCATTTCATTACTAATATAAATATATTTTTTATTAATAGAAAATAATATATTATATAATTTTTTAATATTATTATATTTTAAGTTTAATATATTAATATAATAATATTTAATATTATTTAATATATATATAATTATATATTTATAAAAATATGATAAATCTCTTTCAAAGTCAAGCCTTTTTTCATGTTTTTCAAAAGTCCAGAAAATATTATCATCTAATTTTTTATTAAGTATAGAAAAATTACTTGAATATTTCTTGGCTTCTTTTAAACCAATTATTAATATGGGTTTTGTAGGGTCAGCTAATGAAATGTCATCAACTACCCCTACAAATTCACGCATATTTTGTATTTTTTTCTTAGTAACAATATAGCCCAATTTTTCCATTTTTAATGTTATTTTAAAGTTTATTGCAAAACTATATAAAAAATATTAAAAAACAAAATTATCTACTTAATTTTACTAAAAAATCTTAAATCATTCTCATTAATAAGTGTATAAGAGAAACCATCTTTAAAATCAGCATCATTTTTTAACTTATTAACAATACTCATCATAAATTCAAAATGTTTTTGATTAGCAAATACTTGGCAACCAGCAGACCATGTGTTAACTAATTTAGAGTCTATATTACCAGATTTATGTATGTTTATACCAAATATTCCAGTATCGTTACCAATATAATTATAAACATTATTCTTATCATTATCACGATACACTGATAAATTTTTATTCTGTCTTAATGCTAAATATTTACCTTGATGTTTACCTATTTTCCAAGAGTTTGGGTAATAACCTTCTTTTAGTATAGCTGCTCCACTATTATTATATTTAACAAAATTAGTTAATACTTTTAATCCTGGAACTGTAGTAAATGGTGCTAAAAATTTATGTTCTTTACCATCATCCCCAACATAAAAGATAACACAGATGTCAATAAATTTATTTGACGAAACACCACCATTCATATTATTTTTGCTTCTAACTCCAAACATTTGAAATTTATCATTCCAAGTACCACCATATTTAGTTAATACATCTTTATAAGTTGTTTTACTAATATCTTTAGTAGTATTTTCTTTTAATGTTTCCATACATAGAGTATATAAGTCAGTATTCATTCCATTTTTATCAACAGTTGGTTCTTCACTATTAAAACTATAGAATGAACTATCAGATGTTGGGCAATTAACTGGTTGGTTATCATTTAATAGATTCATAGCCTTATCAATATTATTTACAAAATTAGTTGCCTCAATCTCAAATATTTTTCTATTTTCATTAGAAGATGCTATTTTGTATTTTTTTGATAAACTTCTATAAAATAATGTACTTAAATTATCACAAGTTTCTACAACTTCATACTTTCCACTATTATTTTTAACAACCACAGCAACATTTCTCTTAAAATTTGTTGTGTCCCTATTATCTTTAACAACAACTCTAATTTCAATTGGATTATTAAGTAATAAATGATTACTATCTTTAGCTACCCAATGTAATGTTTGGAAACTATTGTAATATCCATTTAATACTATATCAAAAATTGATGGCATTTTTTCATTATCAGTACATGTTAATATCATTTCATTGCCTTTGCCACTAACATTAATATCAACATTAACATTATCAGTAGATTTGGCAGTTTGCTGTATTGCTCTATAAACACCTTTAGCTAAATCAGATAATTCAGATTCATTTTTAGAAACATCAGCAGCAACAATTTGCCAACAAGCTTTTTGTTTTCCAGTACTTACACCAGTAAATATATGATTTTTATGGTGTAAAAAATATTCAGCATCTCTCCACCAAGAAGGATTATATTCAATAACAGAACCATTATATGATTTTCTAGGACCATATCCATTAGTTGTACAATATGCTGTTATTTTTTGTACATCATCAAATGTAATAACTTTTGCTTTGGTTAATTCACTAGTTTGCACACCATTTCTCCAAATATATACTGGACCTTCACCTTTGTTTATATTCACAGCTTGCATTTCAGTAGTTTTTCCAATAATTGATGTTGGTCCTTGAGTTAACATTTCTTCAGTCCATTTAACAACATTTGAATATGTTTTAGCTTCTGCATAAGTTCTTACGCCAACAGCAGTTTGGTTTTTAGCTAATACCCTTTCCCAACCACCATATAACATACATCTGTTTATCATAACATTTACAACTAGTTTAGTGCCAAGTTCTCCTTCACTAGCACCATTACCAACTTCTGCTGCAACAGTAGCTATAATGGCTTCATATAAGTTTGAATAATCTTTTTTAAGTCCTTCTCTTTCAAGCCAACTTAAATCAGTTGTATTCTTCAAATCATCTATATTAAATACTGGTTCACTACCATTGAATGATGTAGGGTATATTTTATACTCACAATCATTTCCAACATAAGCCAATTTGTTAGATTCTTCTCTAATCTCTTCAGCACTAGGTCCAGATTCTGTATTAGCTTTTTGTAAGTACCATTGATTACTTTTAGGTGTTGCATTAGCTGACATACGTGTACCAGTTATTGTTGTAGTCATATTACCAGGTTCTATATGGTGAGTCACTTTCTGTATCAAGTATGAGCCTCTAAATAAAGGAATATTCAACAAAACAAAATACATCAATGGTTGTATCCAAGCACATCCTAACATTTTAATAGTGCACGTATATGAGTTATTAGAATATATTGTAAATAAGTCTTGACCCATAAATGTTCCACTTCTACCATTTTCACTAGCTTCTGCATTATTTTGACCAGCTATTAGATATTGTGCTTTAATGGATTGTTCAGTAACCATTGGAGATTCCATAGAAACATCAATATCAACAAAATAACTTTGATATTGCTTCCCATATGCAACTCCAAATGCTGGAATTTGATAACCATTATTACTAGCTGTAATTGCTTTAGGTAATAATACATCATTATCAGCATTTAACATAAACCCATCATTTGTATAATTGCTATTTTGAATATCTAAGTTTCTAGATGGTTCATTAGCATACATAACAATAAAATCTGGATGTTCTTTGGGTTCTACCATATCAATATATGGTATTGGCTTAAACATTTGATTCATTTTACTTGGATTAGCAAAATCTGCAAAATTTTGAACACTTATAAATTGAAATTGATTCTTTGATAATATATCACTAATAAATGATAGAAGAGAATAAGTTTCTTGTGTATTACTATAAACTAATCTATCATACAAATCTTTTATGTTAATAATGACTTCATTACCTACTTTATTATAGAATGAATCAATAAAATAAAAATTAGTATCAAAGAAATTTTCAACAGTCCAATCATCAAAACTAGACCCAGCAATCCATCTATCATACAATAGTTTACAATATTTATATAAAGATAACTTAATACTATCATTAATACCTAAATCTCTAACATTAACAGTTGAACTGTTATTTGCAACATTAGAATTATATATATCTTTATATTGATTCTTTAATTCTGTAATAAATGATGTTAAATATTTTTTAGCAATTCCATTATCTATTGATAAAATTTTAGATTCATCATTTGTTAAATTATATTTGGTTGTTTTAATTATTATTTGTGGGGTAATATATAATCTTGTTACATTAATTACCATATCAGATGTTTCTCTATTATATAATTTAACAGAATAACTCTTATTACCTTTAGTATTTTCAGTTTTTCCAATACTGATATAGTTACTAAAAAGTTCATTTGAAAATGTCTTTGTTAAATAATCTTCAAAATTATAAAATTTATCTTTAATTGATTCATCACTATTATAATCTAACCCACCAATGTTTACACCATCATTCCAATTGCCATCTAGATTTTCAGCTAACCATTTTATATAATTAGCTGTAACAGAACCAGTATCTACCTTTAATTCAAATGCTTTTTGTATTGTGGTAAATTCATTATCTGTCCAGTTCTTAAAATCATTTATTAATTTTTGTTTAATTTCATTTCTAAGATTAAACAATTTACTAGATATTTCAGAACTATTTAACTGTTTTGTTTTGGTTAAGTTAATATTAAAATAGTCATTATCAGTTATTATTACATCTATATTGTTATTATTAACCATTTCATTATAACGCCATAAATATGCCCCACAAAGTAATGTAGCAAGTTTTGGGGCAATGAAAATACTATTATTTTCATCACATAATGTATCAATAAATTGATTTAATTTTATAGCATTAAATGTAGATAAAAACATTAATGATTTTGTATATTTATTACTTTGTAAATAATAACAATATTGACCAAATAATGAAACATTCTCTGATACATATAATCTTCCATTATCTATAATATATCCAGCAAATGATGGAATTGTATAATTATTAATGTTATCTAAATTATCAAAAATGTCATTTGTAAAATTAGTACTTCTACTAAATTCTTTATTAGCTTTTTCTTCATATGATACTATCTTTTTGAAATTAGGATACATTGCTTTTGTAACATAATTGAAAACATCATTTTCTTTAATTTCACTTTCTGTTCTTTTTGATGAAAATAATAATCTATTACCAGTATATGGTGTAAATGAAATTTTATTTTCATTCTCTGATAAGAATGTTCTACCAAATGTATTTACTGATGTATAATAATATTTCTTATAACTACTAGAATCATATGAAGTGCCACTAAAATATTCACGAATAGAATCAGTTTTAGTGTCTTCTATTTGTATTTGGTCAACAAAATGTTGATATTTGTCAATATTATCATCTATTACAAATAGATTACTATTTGTTGTGATTTTATTATCACTATTTAAATAATCAGATTTAGTGACATAATCACCTAAATTGTTAGGAACTGTAGCATAGTTATTAGAGTTTATCTTTAAATCTTTATTAATATCATCAAATGTAACAGTTTGAATTGGTATAATAGCATTAGAAACCATATTATTTTCACCAATCACCTTATAACATTCAAATAATAATTGGTTATTTTCATTAAAGAAAAAACCTTTGCTTGTATTTTTACTAATTAATGGAACACTATCCTTAGAATCATTACTATCCCAAGCCCATTTTTTATTAATTTTTTCTACTTGTATATTTTGATTACTATTATTACTTACAATATCTATAATAAAATCAGCATTAAATAATGATGAATTTAATTTTTTTACAAAATCATTAGACGGTCTTTTAAATAATGTTGCAAAATTTATTGCATCAGCTTTTCCTAATACATCAGCATTCTTTTCCCATCTTTTGTTAAAATTAGGTAGTGATAATACTTCTAACATTCTTAATATGATGCGCCCAGAAAAATCACTAATGTCATCAAAATTAATAGTTGAACCAAATGGATTTCCAGTAATAATCATATCCATTGGAGTTAATGGAATATTAGCAATTGTATTATTTACATTTTTCATAGCTTCTGCTGCTTCTAGACAAGTGTTTTGTAAATTACCAACTGCATTTAATAAACTCATTATAACTTTTTTTTCTTCAATACTATCACTATTAGCAAGATTACCTATCCATCCTTCTGTCTTACTACCATTTTTGTCAAAAGTTAAAACTTGAGGAAATGGTGGCAGATAATTAATATTTGGATTTACATCTGTCATTTCATAAGATAAACCAAATGTTTCTAATTTTCTTCCATTTTTTACAATACTTGAAGAAGATTCAAATAAAATATGTAATAGTGTTTCTAAATGAGCCATTATTACTTTTAGTACATTTTGTACTGATGGATAAAAGTTTATTTTTTTTGATATTTCTTCTATCTGAAATTCCCCTAACTCTTTTTCATTTTGTTCAATAGATGTTTGAAGTCTGTTTTTAGCATTAACCAATTTTTCATTAAAGTATGTAACATCATATATATAACCATATATATAGTTAGAAAATGGATTATCAGTTTTTTCATTATTAACAGATAATACAAGATTTATTTTATCGTCTATTTTCAAGCTACTTGCCTTTTCATAAGCACTTTTAGTTAATGATAATTTACCACTATTTGGCTGTAATATTTTAGTAAATGTTCCTTTACAAGCACTTAGTAATGTTTCTGATATACCATCTGTTGTTGTCTTATTATATTCAATCAAATAATTTTTTAAAGTTGTATATGATTCATCTACATTAGCATAATTTTCAATGGTATCCCCAGATAAATTGGAGAATAAAATAAATCCATCATTATTAGAATTAACAAATAATGTAGAATCAGATGTACTATTTAATTTAGGCTTATTTTTGTCTAATAATGTTATTAAATTAGATTTATATTTTGTAAATTCTCCAATTAATAAATTTAGAGCATCATTTTGATTTTTTAGATTTTTTTGTTTTCCATATAAAGGATTATCTTGCGAAATTTTTGATAAATCACCCTTTATATTTTTAATTTGCTCTATTAATTCAAGTAATGTTGGCATTGATGCTTCATTACCATACATATCTAGTACTTTAAATGCACTATTTTTTCTTCTTGCCCAATATTCTGCCCCTAAATATTCAGATATTGGAGCAACTGCTAATGTGTTTAATGTAATATCATTCAATAAAGAAAATGAATATCCAACAAATGTAGCTGTAGCACCAAAATTACCAGTATTTGAATCAAAATTGGCTCTAAAATCTGAACATGTGAGTTCATAAGAAACTGGTTCTCCATAAAATCCCTTAACTTTTAACGTGAATCTTGGATAAGGAAATGTGAAAAAACATTTAAAAAAAGAACCAGCAATATCTTCACGACTGAAGCCACCAATACCATCATATGAATTAGTGTGTCTTAATTCTTCTGGAGCAAATAATGATACTCCACGAATATCAACAAATTGTATTGTTACTTGTGGTACAAAATAATTATTATAATTTATATCTATAGATGATATACCAAACATTTCATTAGTACCATTATCTTTTATATCCTCATAAAAAATATCAGTATATGATGTTGTTAAAGAATTAACTGAACCACCAGATTCACCTTTATTACTGTCAAAGTATATTTTAGTTCCTTGTAAAAAACTAACAGTATCAGAACCAGTATTATTCTTCCAACTCATGATAATTACTTTATTATCTTCAGTAACATCATTATTACTTCTATTAGTATTTGTTCTGCTTCTAACACTTCTCCCACTTATTTCAACAGCTAAATCAACAGCAATACAATAATCTTCTGGATTAGGAATTAATTCAGTTACATTAGTTTGTTGATATTTATCAGTTGTACTAAATGAATTAGTATAATTTGGTTCTACATATAAAACTCTATTATTTGCCATATTTTTCTTAATCTAAGCCGTATATTTCAATATACTTATCAATATTTGTATTATATTGAGTTATTGTTGTGTTTAATGGATATGGTATTCTAAGTCTTGTTCCATCTGGAATATTAAACTCTAATGAACCATATTCTGGATTTGCTTGCATTATTAACCATCCATAATTAGCATCATCATAATATTGATATGATAATAAATCTAATCGTGTTTTTCCAGCTTCATAATAAGCATATAAATCACTATTTTTTTTAGGAATTTCAATGAATGGGACTAATTTCATAGCCCCATTACTTTTAAATTTTTTATAACGGTCAAAAGATGCCATATTTATTTGAATGCTTTAAACTTAGTTATTTTATTATCTTCATCATATTCAGCCATTTCTGAACGATTATCATAAACTCCAGTATTAGCATATGAATTAAATGATAATGCATTTTGAAGTCTTGCAATAGGTCCAGCTAAATCACTCCCACCAATGAATTTAAACCAGATATTGACATTAGCAATCATTGGCTGTACACCAATACCTTCAGTATTTAAATCCCATACTAATGGGTCATAATCTATACTTAAACTATCAATTATAATTTTAGTATAATAGAAATCCCCAATACGTAATATACAAACTGGCGGTCTTCCAAACGCTAAGTTATTGGCTGTTTTAGTAGACCCACTATCACTAGCACTAATAGTACTACCTTGTCTTGTACATTGATGTAAGAAGTTTAATCTAGCATTAAATCCCTCTGGTGATATAGAATGGAATGCTGGGTCAAAATATTTGATTTTATCAGTTATTTTATGATGCATGATAGGGTCTTCTGTTGCTAATAATTGGAAGAATCTATTTTCATTATCATATCTAACAGTTTGTTCATCACTTACTTCAACTTCTGATGGTAATATGTTTATTTCACTTTGAAGCATTTTATTTCTTAATGATTCTAAGGAAATGTCTTGCCTTTGTGCAATATCTATTGGTTGTATTCTAACATTTAAATCTTTTTTACTATATTCTTGTCCATTAATGTCTATATAAGGATTATATGAACTTGATGCAGTAGTAATCTGTGGTGTTTTAAAGCCCATTAAATAGTTAGTTTGTACATAATTGTTATTAGTATCAGCACTAAACGATTCACTCATTGTTGCTTGAACATCTACTAATTCTTCTACTTGATATGTAACTTCAATTTGAGCAGCACGATATAATTTAGGTAAGAAATTACTTACTGATTTCTCTTTACCAACATTACCAATTTGTGTCAACGTAACTTTAAAATTTATATCATCTTGTGATACAAATGGTTTTTTTGTTTTTAACCAATTCATTACACTTTGTGCCCTATTTTTATTCAAAATATTGTTACTATTTGTATAACCATGACTAGATGCAACCCCCATTGCATGAACTTCTTTAATTTTATATTTTGATAAAATTTCTTTTATTTCACTCACTTTGACTGAGTTATAAACATTACCATCTAAAACTTTATCGAAACCATCAGTTAATGCAACAAATACATCACTAAAACTATAAAGATTATTTTCATCTACATTACTATTATAAACTTGTAATAAATCTTTATAACCTAATGAACTATTTAATCCAAAACTATCACTGTCAATATAATTATTAGGTCTTAATATTTCTGTTGCAACCCTTTTATCAACTCTATAATACCATTGTTTTTTAGTTTTTGTATTTAGATTAGTTACCAAATCAATTGACTCACCACCTATTTGTACTGTATTAATAAATCTATCAGTTGTTGGTGTAGCTGCTGTAACAGTACTAATACCCTTATCTATTCTCATTTCATACCCACCAATTACATCACCATTAAGAGTTGGTATATTATCAAGTGTTGTTGGTAAATCTTCATAATTATATGTACCACTAGCATTTTTAACCCTATACATTTGACTTCCTACCCCATTAATTAGATATTCCATAGCACTAACTGTAGTATTAGGTTTATCATCTATACCACTGTAATTGTTTGGATAGAAAACAAAAAATGTAAATGTCTTATCATAAGTTCTTTTTTCTTTGGGTATTATATTTGGTTTGGTTTCTATTGGTTTTGGTTCTATCTTCTTCTTAACTTTGGGTATTGAACCAGCACTAATAATACCACACCCAGCAAAAAACCTTAATAATTCTTGTTCTTTACTAGTAATATCATCAACATCACCAGTTGTGTCATCTTCATATTTTCTACTCCAATAATTTAGTATGGATGGATGGTCTACCAATAATTTAAAATGTAACTGACCACTTCTTTCAGTATTAGTGTATGTATAAATGTTTTCTCCACGACCAATAATAGAAGTAGAAGACCAATTTACGCTTACATTCTCACTAAAAGAAATATCATAAGGTGGAAACCACATTATTCGTCCACCAAATGGTCCTTTTTGTTCATCAGAAAGCCCATTTTCAAACCCACCACTTTTTTCAAACATTCCTTTCCATGCTAAATTTTCAATGGAGAACATACAATTTTTTACTTTAATAGCATTATCTTGTCCATCAGTATCTGGATTTGTTGGTGTTATGTTAACTAGTCCATTTACTAAATTTTTCACACCATGAGTATCAAGTCTAGCACCACCGCTTGGGAAAAAGTTCTCATCAAAACCTTTATCTTTATCAAAAACTCTATTATTGGCACGAAAATTACTCCAATTATAACTATCTTCTAATGTTTTTTGCTTAACTGGACCAGTTTCATCGAATAATGGTCTTATCAAATCCTTAAATTGTGAATATTGATGATGATATGTCCAAACTCTACAATATGGATTATCATACCCATTTTCAGTTGTTGGGATAAGTTTACGTAGATTTCTACCCATTGACATACCATATTTATGGCTAATAGCTGTTTGTGTTGGTTTTTCTGTTAGTTCATCTAGTTCATTTGTATGAAAACGAGAAATTAATGTACGATATTTGCCATCTATGAAATTTTGATTTGTCTTATTTAATAAATCATCTATATCAGTTAAACTTGATGTTATTGAATTATATTGACCATAATTTACACCATGATTAAATGTACCACTTGGATTTGCATCATATTTCATCTCCGAACCATTTTCTGCATATTCAAATAATACTTTTGATTCCATTGTTGTATTACCAGCATTTAAATCAAAACCAATTAGTTCATCATTAACATTCTTAATAGTTCCAATACTATTTACCATTGCACTAATGTAGTTATTTGGAGTAGCCGCACTTAAAACATAATATTTACGTTTATTTGAACGAAATCCAAAATCAGTCAATAAGTCTGTTCCAGTTAATGATTTAAGTATAAAGTCTTGTGTTTTTTCAGAAGAAGCTTCCAAATATGAATTATAGACCCCTAAGTTGTTATAAATGCCATAATTTGAGTCATATAAAGGAGAATAATCTTCATCTAATATATTAACATCATTTACTCTTCCATTTTCTTCAGAAAGTTTAAATCTATTATTAATGTTATCAATAGTATCATCATTCAACCCAACATATAAAGGTAGAGTTGAAGTAATATTTCTTGTACCATATTTTCTTAATGAATTTTCATTAGATGCATTTATCAAAGTAGAGCTTAGATAATTATTGTTTATAAACCCTAATTCAGTATCAGTTCCAGTATCATTTAATACATTAGTTTCTAAAGCCCCATCATATGCTGCAATAATATCATAATCAGTTATAACCCCAACTTTACTTTCATTAAGAGATAGAACTGTTGGTGTTAATTGAGTGACTGATAATGTGGAACTATATACTTTTTTAATATACTCCAAATAATTTGCATATGAATTTTTATTAACATCATTTAAGAACCAAGGAACTGTTCTTAAATTAAAATATGGGTCTGCTAACTGACCAATAGGAGTTCCATACCCATCATATTCATGATTGGCGTTACCAATATTACGTGTTAAAGTTCTATAAATAAATTCATAGTCTTTACCAACAATACCAATTGGTCTACTTAAAAAACCTATATTAACCAAAGTATCATAAATTCCTTTACCAATACTTTTTAATGTATCTTTTATTTTCATATATAAAATATATTATTCTTTGTGTTATAATAAACATTTATTATTTGGATTTATATCCACTACTAGTACGTTGATTAGATGTACTATTTCTATTAATTTTTCCAGCACCTTGATTTCTATCAAGACCATCTTTAACCATTTTAACTATACTATCCTTGAATTGAGGATTATCTAAAAGTTTTCTAATGTCAATATCAACTGATTTAGAATCACTTGTTAATTTTAATGTTCCACTAATATTAAGGTTAATATCTGGTATTTCAATCTTACCATTTATACCTCTATGACTATCACTGTTTTTAATATAAGTTGGTTTTCCTATTACTGGTAAAGATTTAATAGTATTTTCTGCCATTGGACTTGGAACATTAGGTGCATTATATAAGCTACCATATGTAGATGATACATATTGTTCACGTATTGATTTCTCATTACTAGAATTAGAAAATAATGGCTCTGAGAAAGCATTTAAAGCCCCTCTAGCAATATTTCCACCTATTCCTAAAGGAAGTGTTGCAAGTTTGCCAAGAGTGCCTAAAACGCCCTTATTCTTGCTTAAACCGTTACTTTGTTTTCCATTTAAATGATGCCATATAGAAACTAAAATATCATGTATTTTAACAGTAGCAAATGCTGCTTTTTGTTGTATTTGTGGGTCATTTATTGAAGTTATACCTATTTTTTCTTCTTCATAATTTAGTTGTGATTTATCTGAATTAGTCATATTATCACTACCAAATATAAAATCTTTAGCTCTATTATAATTTCTACCAACAAATTTACCAACTGCTTTACCAGCACTACTTGCAGCAAAACTACCAACTGCACCACCAAGAACTGTACCAATTACAGTACCTATACCTGGTGCAATAGCTGTTCCAATAGCAGCCCCAAATTTTGCACCCATAGCGCCACCAGCCAAAGTTCCAACAGTCTCACCAACGACTTCACCTATTTGTTCATTTTTTGTATTTTGTTCTTCTTTTTTTAGATATTCACTTTGCCTAGTAATTTCATTTATCTTATTAGGACTCATTCCAGTTTCTTGAGCTATTATTTCTAATAACTTAGTTTGTTTTTCTAATTCAGATAAATCATTTGATTGACTGATATTAGATATTTCATTATTTTTTTCTAATCCTTCTGGTACTTCAGAACTACTTGATGTTAATGTAGCTAATGATGTAGCTGCTCCAGCTATTGTTAATGCTGTACCTAAATATGGGATTCTTCTAAACAATGCTCTTCCACCACGTAATGCTCTTCCACCAATTTTACCAATTGCTTTACTAGCTTTATGTGCCCCAATTTTAGTTTTTCTCCACATTCTTGACATTGCACCACCTTTTCTAGCACCACTAGAAGTTCTATTTTGATTACTAGTAGTTGAAGTTCCACCACCACTAGATGATGTAGTATTTTCTTTACCACTTCCAAAAATGCTTCTAGCTTTGTCTAATGCTTTATGACCAAAGTTTCTTATACTACCAAAATTTTTGCTTATTAAATATGAAACAATATTTTTACCAATTATTCCAACCATAGTTGATAAAACAGTAATAGTTGGAAATTCTTTCATCTTTTCAAAAATATTCCCTAACAAACCATTACCAATTGCTGTTTCACTAACAATATCAGAGGCTGGGTCCATTACCCAATCTACTCCATGTGCTTTAATACCAGCCCATGCCTCTTTAAACCCTTTTGCATTTTCAGACATTGAAGTTGTTCCTTTAGCCCTTCCTTTAAAACGTTCTAAAATTACATTTCTGATTTCTCTAATATCAGCTTGCATATGTTCTTCACTTAATGTCTGTTTTTGTATTTCTTCTAACTGTCCTTGGGTTAAATCTTTTAAATATAATTTTACACTAGTATCTTTACCATTTTCATCTAACTTAGTAATATAATGTTGTTGAGTTTGGGCATCCCATTTAGCCATATTACCAATTGCATTCTTATTATTTTCAGTGAAATTAGCATTTGGATTAATTTGAGCTTCTATCTCCTTAAATTTAACATTACTAAATGCCATATTTAACGCCTCTTCATAACTAATACCCATTCTTTGAGCACTTTCTTTGATGAAACGTTTATCCATTGAACCTATATCAACTTGTCCAGTTTCACGATTAAATACGCCTTTTGATGCCCATGTATTGACAATCCTTTCAGTAAATGCTTCCATATCATTCATTGCATCATACATAACATTTAATGGATTACCAAAATTAGCTGCATAACTACCACCTAACACTTGTAAACTAGCTGATGTTCCAATAGCACCTTCAATTGTTGAAAAGTTATCAGCAGCATTTGCAACTGATTCCATGTTAAATCGTAATTTTTGGGATAATAATGTCATTTTAGATACTCCATCAACCCCTTCTTTAAATGTATATTTTTGTGCTAAACCAAGATTTTTAGCTAATAACTTAGTAGATTTTTCAGCATTTAAACCAAATTTCATAGCTCTTTCTTGGGTCATTGCAATTTGTGCCATAGAATCCTCAACAGAACTACCAAACTTGTCCATTGTGTCAACTATGTCAGTTGATATACCTTCTCCAGCTAATTTTGACATTGCTGCAAAATTTTCAGTTTCTTGTTGAGATAAAATAATAGCACGACCAGTTATATCTGAATAAGTGGTTTGAAATTTCATTATTTCTTCCCTTGTTAAACCATAAGCTGCTGCTAACTCTTTTGTGTTGTTTATCAAGAGTTTATTCATAGATTTGGCTTGTTCTCGATTCATTCCTATTGAACGAGCAGACTTAAATGCCACATCTTGAAATTTCATCCATTCAGAGCCACAACCTTTAGCAAATTGCCATATCTCTTTAGCTCCTTTAGCAATGTATGCTAATATTTTCTCATTATCCTTTAACTTTTCATTAGCTTCTTCATAACTCTTATTAATATCTCCTTGTATTTTTTTAACTTTTTTATGTCCTTCTTCTACCCTTTCAACATTATCTAATATTTCTGCACTTGAAGCAATGGCTTCTTTATAACGAGCAGAAGAATCAGACATATTTTTAAGAATTTTGTTTTGCTCTTGTTTGGTTTTCTCAAGAATATCTAATTTCTCATATAAAATATCTCTTTCTTTTTCTATCTCTTCTTTTCTTTCATCTGAAGCACTGCTATATTCTCTTTCAATGTCTAAAACTTTTGTTTCTAACTCATTATATTCTTCTTGAGCTTTCTTGCGTTTTATAAGAGTACTTAATATTTTTTTTTGTTCTTCTTCAGTAATTTGAGTATATTCTCGTTGTTTTTGTAACAATGAATTAACTTGATTAATAGATTCTTTTTGGGTATTAATTTCATTAACTAATTGGGTATATTTTTCCCTTAGTTCATTTGATTGACCCAAAATAAGTTCTAAATCTTGTTGGGATTTACCAAATAAGCCATTATAAGTATTAATAAGTGTTTTTAACTCATCAATACTATTACTAACTAATTTTCTTGTAATATCTGAAAGACTGTTAAGTTCATTTTTAATATCTTGTATATCAGCACTAGTCATACTAAAGTTTTTAATATAAATATTTTATTATTAATTTTTAACTATTAAATTTTGGATATATTAAAATATTTATGTACATTTGCGTAAAATATAAAAAAATAATAGTAATATGAAACTAATTCAAAAGTTTGGAAAAGACACTTATGTCGAATTTGATTTAGGTAATGGAAATTCTCCAGTTAATAAATCAGAAATAAAAGGGGCAGCTAAATTTATGCTATTTTTAGTTATTCTTTTAGCTATTGGTGTAGTAATTGAATATTTCTGTAGATATACATAATTTTCAATTATGAAGTGGATAGAAAAAGTTGGAAAAGACTCTTATATAGAGTTTGAAGAAAAAGATTTAGGCTCTTGGAGAGCAAATAAAAATCTTTTTTTCTTATCATTAGCCATTATGGGTATATTTGTATTGATATTAACAGTATGTGTCATACTTGACTTAACTGGATTAGTAGATATTGCAGTATAAAAAATGGGGGCAATTGCCCCCATTAACTATTACTTAGATTAAGTAAATTTTGTTGCTCAATATCTGTATATTTATTAATCATTTCACCATTTAATGTTGATTCATGATGTTTGTGCTTAGTATTACTACCTTCTGTGATTTCATTATGTCTAGAAATGTAGTATTTTCTATCACGAACTGGCATTTTATATAATGTATCCATTGGTATACCAATATATTTAAAACACCCAAATAACTCATCCTTTAAATTTTGCTCATAATTAGGCGATATTGAGGAAAATAGAATCGTCCCATTCAAGAAAGGTTTTAAAAGAGCCACCTCCAAGACTCTCTGGTCTTTCAATAGTAACTTCAAAATCCATTCCTGGTTCATTCTCTATTATATATCTTCTTAACATTAAAGAGTCTCTAGCAACCATTGTTTTAATGTATTTTCTTATATATTCTCTATCATAATTATCATTAATTGCCATAATAGATAATTCCATTCTATTAGTAATGATTTTGTTATAAGGCACACTTTTATCTCTTTCAGCTTTCTTAGCCCATTCATTAATAAATGTTAATACTTTATTAACCTCTGCTTTTTCTTTAGAAACTAAACTAGAATCTACTTTTAACACATTATTCAAACGAGATGAACAATTTCTAATAACTGATGCTCTAATCGAATTATTTTCAAGATTTGTTAATAATTCTAAATTTTTTTCTTCTTTACGTGTTAGAAATTTAAATTTAACAATATCCTTTGATACTGGTAATTCAAAACTAAAATGACCATTTTCATCTCCTTTTAAATTAAATTCTTTAGTTTTTATACTTGATAAATCAATAATAGTCTCTATTTCTTCACCAGTTTTAGGGTCTATAACTGATACTGGAAATTCTGGACCATAACTTGTTGCACGTAGCCATAAGACAATTGCATCAACATCACCTTTATATAATTCATTTACATTAATATTTTTATTCATTATCTTATTTTTAAGTAATAAATCAATAATTAATCCATCTTCATAAAGATTCGGTGAAGTTATAAAATTCTCATCATATGCTGTTAAATATGCAACTGGAACTCTATCAATTTTATGTTTATATCCTTCCCCATGACTAGGTAATGGTATAACATCATATTGTAAATCCATATTTACATCATTGTATGCATTTTCAACAGTGGTTAGTTTATCAAAACTAATGGAATCCTCAATAAATGTTTGAGTTGGTTCTTTTGCAATGATTTCGGCAGATTGATTTTTTCTATTACGTTCAATTATATCAAAAACTGATTCATCAATATCATCATTATTTATTTGATAACTATCAAATAAACTTTCTTCCTTTTTAGTTATTATTTCATTAACAACTCCTTCATCAATCTTTTTCATTTGTGCTAACACATCTTGTTGAGCAATTTCAATACGTTTAACAGATGACTCATTACCTTTCATTTTTGCTTCTTCTTTTGTTCTTTCAAGCATTTCATTACTTGCTTGTAATAATTTAATTTCTTTTTCTTGCTCTTCAGTTAGTTTTCTTTTAGGCATAGTTTTAAAATTCTTTAGTAAAAATTATTTTTTCAACCAATATTGCATATGTTTCCATATCTAACCTATCAACAATCTTACAATTAAGTAACTCACCATAGGAAGTATTTCCACTCTTATTCTGGAATGTAAATTTTAAATTACGCATTGGTTCTTTATTGAATTTCCAATCTTCATCAGCATCTTCAATATTATTAATGTTTTCATGATTTTTATACCATAATTTCAAATCTGCTTCAAATTCTTCATCCATATCATCTAAATTAAATTTAATAATACTAATGAAAACATCTTCATTTCTAAAATATTCAAGTATTGAATCAATTGTTTCTTTCTCTTCAAGTTCATTGTATAATGTTCCTTGACATTTTGAATATATAGTCTTTTCTTCTTTAGAAGAACTATTTACATTGCTAAAAAATGGATTAACATATTGGTTTCTATGCGATTGACTGCCAACTATTGAGCTTTCAGTACCATTTTTCCAATCATTCATTGTATTAGCAACTATATCTCTATCCATATCATAACTCTTCTCTAAAATTGAAGTATATTCTTCTTCAGATTGATAATAATTATTATTCATATTAAAATCACTATCATCATAATCTATGTATGGTAAATATAATGTACAATCCATAACTTTTATTATATTTTTACAATTATATAATTATTTTTTCCTATTATTAGGAATCCATCTTTATGCATAAATGATTTATAAGCATCAAAAACATCTTCATCATTATCTGAACACATAATATACTCAAACTCTTCAGTACAATCTAAAATGAACATCGTTTGAAGTTTAAGTGCAATTTCCTCTAATATTGAATCAGCTTCCTTACACCCACGAACAGTCATATAGTTAATATAATTATCTAAACCTTTATCAATCATTTGTTTGATATATTTTTCTCTAAAATTATCTGTACTATCAATATCAAAATCAAAATCATAATAACATGAAATTCTCATACCATCTTCATTTTTGTAAACAAAGAAATCCCCATCAATAAATTTAATTTCTAAATTTGTTTTCTCTTTTATGTCATTTATTTTTAATGGTTTGTGGAAATAAATATCTATAGCCATATTTTAATGTCTTTTCTTTTTATTTTCATTAATAATTCGTTTTTTGTCTTGAATATTTAATGTTTCTTTGAGCATTTGCATAACACTTGTTGGATTTTTTCTAATATCATTTTCCCATATTCTTAATATAGGTATTCCATTCATTAATGCCCATCTATTTTTAGCTTCATCAACCCTTTTATTCTTTTTTTGTGTAGGTGTTAAAGAATCATTGTTGTAGAATTTAGGATTTGAATGCCAGTAATCTCCATCCACTTCAATGATTAAATTATGGTTTGGGAGATAAAAATCATAATATCTTCCAATACTTCTAGCCTCAAATTGGTAAATATACTTAACCCCTAATTTATCTAGAAATTCTTTGGCAAAATCTTCTTCTAGTTTTGAAGTTCCTATCATAATAGGTTTTTTAATATATTTTTTTGTAGATTTAGGCTTAACTTTATATTGTTTAGAAATGTTTCTCTTGACTACTTGTTTCATTATAACAAAAATAATCATATTTTATTTTTACTGATAATTTTCTTTGTTCTGCTGTATTCCAATATGATAAATCATTAGCCCAATCTACATTTACAATCTGGCATCCACCATAAGTTTCTGTATATATTACTTCATTACTTGGAGATAATATGTCTATTTTAATAGTAAATTTATTTTTATTTTTTAAGAATGGAACTATAACTGGTTCTTTTTCAATAAATTCTCTAACAATAATCTCCATTTCATGATTAGTCAAACTGTTTCTAACAGTATCAATCATAATTGGGTCACAACTAAACATCTCTGGCAAATGGCATAAAAATCTACTAACTATAACTGGCTCTTTTATTTCATTTACCATTTTATCTTCTTCAAATGATGTAAAAGAACTCTTTTTAGTCATTGTATCTGGTATCACTGAAGTATTTAAACAAAAATTATCACCATTAGAAATAGATAACCATATATTTTTATTTTTATTATCATAATAAGCATCTGATATGGATGTATCATTAGGAATAGTCACTTCCATATTTGAATTAACTAATGCATCTTTATTTGATACTAATTGTTGAGTTAATTCTTTTATTTTTTTCTTAATACTTCTTATTTCTAATTCTACTGTTTCTAATTGCCTTGCATTACAACTAGATTCTATCATTTCTTGTTTTGTTTTTTCATACATATCTAAAGAATTTAGAGATATATTAATTTCTTTTATTAAAGAGCCTTTTAATGTTTCCATATAATATTTTAATTTTTGTTATAAATATATAAATTATTACTTTTTATAAAAAATAGTATTTTTTTCAATAAAAAAAAGAGTAAATGTTAAAAATAACAAATACTCTTTCTAATTACATATTTTATTTAAAAAATAATTTATAAGTCATACATCCACAATCATAAATTCTTTTCCAATTTTGAGAAAAACAAAATTTCTTTTCACTTAAATTTTCTGGGCATCCATATTTTTTAATTAATATGGATTTTCTAAAGTTAAATCTATGTTTTCTTTCTTGACCAATTATATAATAATAGTTAGGGGGGGAATCATGAGTGTGATTAAAACCTAATACTTCATATAGATGCCCATCACTCCATCTTTTGTCTGCATAACTTATAATTTCTTTGGGATTATAGTGTTTAATAAAATATTTTAATAACTTACTAGCACCACCTATAACATTAGTATTTAACTTATTACAGAAACGTAATAATTCAAAATCTGCTTTTCCATTACCAATAAAATGTCTACTTTTACCAAAAGTCATTAATGAAACTAATTCATTATTGAAATATAAACCAATTTTAATACTACTTGAACATTTTCCTTGAATATGATTACTATCTAAAAAATTAATACACTCTTTTGGGTCAACCTCTCTTAAATCACATTTTCTAGCATAAATTTTATTAGATGTTAAACCCAATATGTTTAATAATCTTGATTTAACAATATTTTGTTTAAATGACCATTCATCTTCAAATATATGTATTAATCTAATACCTTTTTTTTCACATTCAATTGTTTTATTTAAATGATAATTCTTATCTTTAAAAGATTCTGAGTGCCAATATAATCCATTACATTCAATTGCAATATTATGAGATGGAATTAGTAAATCCAATTCCAAACCATTAAGAATTGATTTATCATTTCTTATACATTTTATATTATTTTCAGTTAAAAAATTATATATTGATTCCTCAAACTTTGAGAAAATATTAGCACACTTAGGGCATTCTGATAACCTATATAAGTGATTTCCAAGTCTTTGTTTGAAAATACCATGAATTGGACAAACAATATTTATTTTATTTTTAGTGCCATTATTTGATATTACATATTCATATTTATTATTATGAACTTCATTAGCCTTTGTTATTATATCTTCTAAATCTAAACTTAGACTATGTGATACTTTTTCATATCCACATTTTTTACAACCATAACCACTTAAATGGTCAGATGCTCTTTGAATAAATTCTCCATGTTTAGGACAAATTATATTGATTGGTTCTGTTGCACCATTATAAATACTTTTTGAATAATCATACTTATCACCATGAACTTTCTTTGCTTTTTTTATCCAAGACTCTAAATTAGATGTTTTATTAATTCTTCTATTAATCTCACCACAAAATGGACAATTAGTTCCTCTTAAATGAGAATCTGGAATAACCTTGAACTCTCCATGAATTGGGCATATTATAATAACTTCAGTTCTATTGTTAACATATTCTACTTTTGAATAATCATACTTATCACCATGAACTTTCTTTGCTTTATCTACAAACTCTTCTCTTGTTAATTTTTTAGGCATAAAAAAATATTTATCAGTATATTAATGTTACAAATATACTAATAAATATTTTAATTTCAAAACAAATGTTAATTTAAATATTTGTTATTAACACTTAATGAATATTTAACTATCTGATTACCAAATAGTTAGTAAGCTAATATAGCATAGTCAAATCGTAATGTACATTGAATTGACGCTAGGTCATCTGAACTATAGTCCAGGTCTCCGAAGTTAACATTGGTAAGCATTGTATTTTTAAGAATCCACTTTGATACAACAACACCAGTTGGGTCTAGCATTTCAATTTCAACATCACGTTTATAACCAGCAGCATAACCTTGACGTCCAGTTAATGATTCTGATTCAAGACGAACCCATTCCATAACTGCTTGAGAAGCTGATGGTCCTATTGGGTCACGAAGTGTAATATCAATTGTTTCCCAAACATATCTACCAATTACCCATGTAGATGTATTAAGGAAAGGTATCTCTGTTTCACCTTGTGTAATTGAAGGTCTTGATGCAGAAGATAACCACCATTCTTGAATACCTAAGTCTGCTGGAAATCTGAACAACCATCTATTTTTTCTTAATGGTTCATAGTTCAATGGCATCTTTAATAGTAAATCTGACATATAATTTCAATTTTTTATTTTTTTATTATTTTAATATAAATATAACTTTTGTTGTTTTTTAAAAGATTTATACTTCTTTATTTTCGTTTTCTTTATCTTTTTCGCTATAAACTTTATCACACATCAGCCATATTTTTTTGAAGAAGTCATATTGTTTAGAATCAACATCATGAGCAAATTCTTGAATGCCATCTAAAGCTAAACTACGAATTTGGTCTATCTTATTATCAATATTTGACATATTTTCATCACTCATAACAGAATCTACAACATCTTCACCATAAAAATCATCATCCTCTTCATCGAAAACATAACTTTCAGTTAACATTTTCCCAAAGGTATTTATTTCATTTAACACTTCTTTTATGTTAATATTTTGTTCATTTAACATTTTTTCTTTCATTTGTAGAATATTTTATTATAAATATCAATAAAATTCAAATTTTATTCTATAATAAACATAAAAAGCCCTTGGAAGGGCTTTTATATTTAAAAATCATTCCAAACAACATTTGCTTTACTTATTTTATCGTCAACAGTATCTTTATCATAAAAAGTGTTATCAATATATTCTTTATCGTATACCTTATCCATTAATACTGTTAGGTCTAGATTAATGGTTGTTGAATCATTTAAAGTAAATGTAATGATATTAGTTGCTTCATTAAATGATACAGTTGATAAAAATTTATCAATAAGATTTATAATTTTAGATGGCTGATTTGAATAAGTAATTTCTAATGTGTTATTGTTTTCATTGTAAGTAATATCTGTTACTCCATGTGTTGTACCACTTCCACCACCATTAGCTATCATATCATATACATTACGATAAAAAGAAACATAATTGTCTGTTAATGGAGTATCATCACCACTTACTTCTCTTAATTGGTTTAAGGTACTATTAAGTGGTGTTGGGGTTGTGAAACCCCAGTATGAAAGTGGATTTGGTTTACTTATTTTTGCCATTATCCATAAATTTTAAATTGTAAGTTATTAGAATGTTCCCCAAGTTAAAGTAGCTGTTAACCCACTTGTATCTTTACCTAAAACTACACCACCATCTGTTGGTTGTTCAGATAATTTTAATTCAGCCATAATTAGTTTTTGTTTAATTTTATTATTATTGTTATTATTTATACTTTTGTATATTTAACAGTTATTGTTGTTTTAGTAAATTTACTTAAATTCTGTTTTGCAATTAAATTGATGCCATCTCCCCCTAGAAAAATATCAGCCATTGCTGTACCTAAAATATATTGTCTATTTGGTGATGTTGTTGTATCTAATGCAATTATAGATGGGGTTTCAACTAAACGGTCTATTCCAGAATTTATCCAAATATATGCACTTCCACCACTAGTACTTGGTAAAGCTGTTGCATATTCAATAGTTTTTCTATAAACTTTCTTACCATCAATATATAATTCTCCAGTGTATAATTCATCTGTAGAATAATTTAATGTAGTAAGTGTTGTCCATTCTCTCCACACATACCCACCATTTTCATAAACACGACTTCTAAATTTAAAATCAGTTTCAGCAACAGCAATTTGTACACATTGATTATTGTCATTATCAGACATAACAAACATTAAATGTGATGTATTAAAAGGGGAATTGGTTAGATTATTTGGAGCTAGATAAACCATATTATATGTTTTATTACCTCTTAATTCATCATATGAGGTATAATTAGTATCACCATTTACTCTCTCCACTTGGTCAATTGTTACTACCTTCCATTCTGTCCATATAAAACTACTAGTTCCCCAGTGTTTTTTTCTAATTTTAAATTCTTCACTATTAATAGCAAATTGTGTAACTTCATTACCATCAGAATCACTAGTAACTAGTAAATTAAAACTATTAGAATATGGTTTATTTGTTATATTGGCATTATATTGAATAAAATACATACCACATAATGTTATATCATCCATTGATGTGTATGATGTAGTATCATTAACAGTAGTTAAAGAAAATTCTTGTGGTGTTATCCATAATTTCATATTACCTAAAAAGCCTTTTGCGGTATCACTAGTAATATAAATAGAATCACTATTTTTATTTAAAGGAAGATTTGTTTCTTTACCTTTTAACATTATTAAGTCAGCCATAATTTGTCATATTTAATAATAAATATCTAGTAAATTAGTTATTTATTTTTTATACATAAAAAAAGAGCAATAATATTATTGCTCTTTTTAATTAATTATTCAGTTGATTTAAATATCATCAAAACTAACACCTTCTGGAGTCACAATAAAGTCTATTGTAATGTATTCCAATGCGTTATATGGTTTGAAGAATATCTTAACTGGCAATTCTCTTCTTTCTCTACTTTCTATAGTATCATTAACTTCAATTCTATAATCAGAAATACCTCTATTATTTCTAATATTATCCATTATTGGAGTAACAGTAGACATAAATTTATTTTTTGTTGTAGAATCATTAGGTTCAAATATTAAACCAATACAAGCAATAGCAATCAACTTTCTCATACGAAGTAGTAATCTTCTTACTGCAATACGATTTAATTGAGATTCCTTAATTTGTAAGTTTTTTTGTCCCCAAATTTTAACACCATCAGAAGCAAAAGTTTTAACTGGGTTAATTCTGCCTTCATACAAAGTATCTTCATCAGCTAATTTAGTAATGAAATGTGCTTTAACACAATCAACATCACCACGTTCAATACCAGCTGGCGCAAACCAAGGATAAGTAGTGTTATCAGTCATCGCCATATTTCTAGCAACATCTTTTGTTGCTGGAAGATTGATGTATTGATTATTATCAGTATCTAAATATTTTATCCAAGGATAATATGTACATGTATAATTACTATCAATTTCAGTATCTTCTAGATTAACAACAGCATCATCTGGTGTATACATTTCATCAACATAATCAGCAGAACCCATAGGTTTATCTGGAGTTGTTACAATGTATATAGAGTCAGCACGTTCTTCTTCTATCATCTCAATAGTTTCTTCAACTAAAGTTGTATTATTCACATAATCAATACCTGGTGTTGCAAATACATTAATATCAACAGCCTCTGGATTAGAGAATTGTCTTATTGCAGCTAAATATGCATACCAGTCAGAAGTTATACCATTTTGGTTTAAACCTAATGCTTCTGGATTGTCAATTCTATTAAATGAATATCCTTCACCACTCGTTTCGTTATATTGACCTCTATATTTAGATAATTTGAAATCATCAGTATTACTTCTGTAATCTCTGTAAATATCCCAACCATCAAAACCACCATAGAAATATACAGTAAATTTACGTAAGTCAACATATTCATAAATACTACCCATCATTTCTGATTCAGTACCAATTAGTGGAGTTCCATCCAATATCATTGTTCTATTATTAGTTGATACAGCATCAAATGTATAACCTTTAACTCCATCAACAGTAATAATTGGTAATTCTTTTGGGCCAGAATATGCATCAACGCTTAGTCTACTATCCAAGTGGAAACCTTGACTAACATACTCTGGCTCATCTCCATATGCCATGTTACCTTTAAATGTGAATGAATCAATGTCAACACCTACTAATGTAGATAATCCAAAATATTGTTTTCTATTTTTTAAATCTTCATCATAGTTCAAATTATATTTCAAATATGGAGTTTTAACATCTTTCATATCACCTTTAACTGGTAATCCATTATAACTAGCCAATGGATAACCTAAGAAACCAGCTGGGGTTGAGTTTTTAACAACATCAGTTTCATTTACTTCAACTGTAATATATTTTGATTTGCTTTCATATGTACCATCATAAGAACCTATTTTATAAGAAATATAATTACTTTGTCCTGGTACTAATGAACAACGTGAAAATCTTTCTAAAATATATGTAGATTCATCAGTATCATTAATATCACGTATTACAACATCAAATACTCCTTCATCTGGTCTAATGTTTTGTATAGATACCTTAATTTCATTATTAGATGAATTACCATCTGAAATTGTGTGGAATCTAAACAATTTATTTAACTCCATTCTATTATAGTCACCTTTAATGTTAGATACAATCCAAGGAGTTGATGCAAATCTATATGCTGATTTATAATCATTTAAATCACACATTACTCTTGCAATATCACTTAAATCTTCGTTTAATCTATAATAGTAATTGTCAGCACTATTCTTAACAAGTACAGCTTTATTTGTTTCAGCAGCACCAGTTAATGATTTACCATCAGCCAATTTATCCACAATAGGAAGTTTATCAATTGTATCTCCAGTTATAGTTGTTTCATCATAGTATCTATAATAATAATGACGTTTTCCGCTAGGGTCTGTATATTGAGCAACAGTATAAATTTGTCCAACTTTTACTATTTCTGGTTCTTCGCTTATTGGTTTTTTAGTACTCCAGTCATATTTATGACAGTGATAGCTTTGGGCTACTGCATAAGCATCTGCCAAGAAACGTTTTCCAACATCTTTTCTAGCTAATGCTTCTTCTTGTTTTGTCATAAAGTCATAAATAGGAGCTAATCCACAATAATCGGCTGCATAATACACTTGATATGCTTCTAATGAATCACTAATTGCAGATATTTTATCACTTTCAATTAATTGTTGCAATGCAACATCATATAATGATTCTACATATATAGGAGCATCCCCATTTTCAGCACTTGTGCCTAAAACTTTTAGAATATAATCTTTATCATAAGGATTTAATGATACTGGATATTCAAAATAACCATCTAATGTTTTATCTGGTTCAGTATCTTTATTATGAGAACCAGTTATACCAACTAATTTAAATCTACCATAATTAGTTGAACTAACTAAATAACTAGCATCTGTCCCACTAATTTTATATCCATCACATTCATTACCTTGAGATGACAAAGGAACATAAGTATCTATCTTTAGTGCTTTTAAGTTATATTCTTTTGGTGCTGTACAACTGTAGTTACTCATTTCACCAACTTGATAAAATAAAGTATCATATGTTTGATTTGGACAATCACATGTACCAGTTGTTGGTTCATATTTATGATATTGTTCATAATTACCTCTAGAACGTATAACAGCTACTACCATGTTCTCACCTTCATCTTTACCTTTTGATGTTATCACCCATGCTGGACCAGCATTATAACCACTTAAACCTAGTACACGACATACTTCTAATTGTTTAGATTCTTGAAGATAAGATTTAGCTATATATGGTAATTCGTATTTAGGGTATTGGCTACCTTTGAACTTTTCAGTGCTTGTACCACCAAACATATCTTGGAAATCACGCCAATTTTCTATTAGCATTGGTTGGAAAGCTGGACCACGTAAAGTTTCACCAGCAACACCTAATGTTGTAATACCAAGGCTTTTAACGGCATAAGTCAAGTCAATTTCTCTTGAATAGATACCAGGAGAAACATGTGTTTGTCTTGCATTATCACTCATTGTTATTAATATTAAATTTTTTTATTTATTGTTATTTATAAATATCTTTATTTTTTTAAAAAAATAATTATTTACCTATTTATCTAGTTAAAATGAAAACAATTTTATTTTTTCGTTTAACTCTGTATCACTTATAATTAGAAGAACTTCTTTAATAAAGATAAATGATGGCATCAAATCATACTCAATATAATTATTATTAATCTTTATATTATAATTCTTCAATTTTTCTGCTTTTTTTTCAACATCAATATCTAAATTCATTATATATTTATTATATTTCTCTAATAGTTCAAAATATATATTAGTAATTTTTCCAATTTCTTCTAAATATTTATTTAACTTTACTATATGCCCAAAATCTAATTCAAATAAATATTTTTCTTCTATTTGCAATAAAATATCTTCAATATTTATTATCATTTCTAATTTTACATCCATAACAATTCTATTTTTTAACATTTATTATAATATCTTCTTCATCAATAACTTCATCTAGTGATGATTCTGGATTATATCTATCATCAATCACAACATTTGGGTCATACCCAACGATTGTTAATATAGAATCTTCAGTCAATTCATCTCTTTCAATTAATATTTCTATCTCATCTCCATCAAAAAAATTCACATCATTATCAAAATTCACCTCTTCACCATTAACATTAATAATAAAATCATAAATATTATCTGTTTCAATTGTATTTAAAACAACATTAGTATCTATTGTGAATATTGCTTTTTTTGTACAAACTGGTATATTAACAATAATTTTAATAATTTTATTATAGTAAGGATTTGTATTATCATGTAAGCAACATGGGTCAATATATTCTTCTTCAACTTTTATTTTTGGTTTTTTGGTATTATCTCCAAACATTCTAACAGTAGTTCTAGATGGAAGTCTAGTTACTGTAAAATCTTCCTCTCTTATTATATATGCTAAGACTTTAATACGATAACTTTGAGCATAATACTTTCTATCCTCAAGAGAATATTCTGATTCATCTGATATATTTTCTAGCATCATTGGCATAGGATGACCATTTGGACTAATATATGACTGTAAACTTTTAAATTCAAAATTTATTAATTCATTAAATTTATTTAATAATTCATATTTGTTAGTTATTACATTTAATGTATAAATAAAATCCACAGCAAATGGCTGTTTCATAGAATATAAATCATAAGCTTCTTGACCATTTTCTTGTAATACTGGAACATAAAACATAGGATAATCTCTATTACCAGGTATATTAAAATATCCACCTTGATTCTCACCTTGCCTTGGGTTATTTTCACGTGTAATGGTTTTGAAATTCATTAATAAATTTCCATTATCATCTAAATATTTCCATGTTTGTGCATATTCATTAATACGCTGATTACTAAATAATTTGAATGTTGGTAATCTCTTTCCATCATATGACACATCTATTTTATCTTCAACCCATTTCTGAAATGCATAATCAATATCCTTATATTCAATAGGTTTTGGAAATGGAGTTCCATGCTCTAATATCATTTTAGACATATTTCTCCTTCTCTCCACACCAAATGAAGAATGTCTTAATTTAATTTTTTCAAGATATGGTTTTGGTTGTATGTTCATTTTAATATTATAATTTATTAACAATAAATATTTTGAAATATCCAAGTTTTGTTATATATTTGCATTATTAAAAAAATAAATGAATATTATATGCTTATAAATGTAGAAAATTTAAATAAATGGTTTAATAATTTATCTCTCAATGAAAAAGTGATTACATTATCCTATTTTTTAGGTTATGATATGGAAGAAGTTTTAAATATGTCTTATGATGAACTTATTTCTATATTGTTTGTTGGCTTTGAAAATGTATCTGAAAATGATATATTGGAAAATTGGCATAACATGAGAAATGATGAGAAATTAGAATCATACATCTTTTATAATAAGATAAATTGTGATAACAAAATGGATTTACTTAATAAAGATGATGTTGATACTTATTTCCTTTTTATGGATAAGCATAATAAATGTGACATTTTTAATTTAGTCAAGCCATATTCAATATATGATGATGAATATTTGTTAAATTTATGGAATAAACTAACTATTGATGAAAAAATAAAAAAGCTAAGAATTTGATTTCTTAGCTTTAATTTTTTAATTATATCTATCTTTAGGGTTATAAATAGTTGCTGGAATTGTTCCTAAAGTAAATGGCATGATACTTGCGACTCCTAATTTTTGTAATGTTAAACAGACATCATCTAATGTTGCTCCACTTGATAAATTATCATCAAAAACAATGACATGTTTGCCTTTAAACTTATATTGCATTGATTGGTATATAGGATTTAATGAAAAAATACCTTCAATACTTTTCCTATGTTTATCATCAATAGATTTTATTTGCCAATTTTTTACATTACCCTCATTATCTCTTGTTGAATCTCTACCCCTTCTATTTTGCCTTAAATATTTAACTTGGTCATTATAAAATGATAGTTGTTTTTCTTTATTAACAATGTCTTTAGATGGTCTTCCTCTACTCCTATTATTTGTTAACTCATAAACTTCATTTTTTGAGAGCTTCAATTCTTCTTCTCAAATCTCTTAAATCCTCATCTTGTTTCCATTCACTAACTCTTTTTTTGTAACTTATGTATTTTCATCATCATTTAAGCCACTTTTCTCTTGCTGCATCAACATTAACATATATGTTTCTTACATTTTTGACAAGCATATCTTTTTTTTAATTGTATTCCTTGACTATTTTGGGTACATAGAAACTAATCTTGAAGTCATTATTTTCATTAAATTTTTGATGATGATTGTGGGTATGTTATAATATCAACTTCATTATTACCAATTAAATGTTTAATATACAGTGCACTTCTTCTAATAAAATTTTGTTATTGAATGGTCTGTAATATCCATTTTCTTCCCCATTCTTATTCATTCCATATTTAAGACCTTTTATTTACATTCATATTTTCTAATATCATATAAATTATATGACATTACATTACTTTTAGGTAATAATACTTTTTTTTACATTAAATTCCTTTGAATTTGGTTTTAAAGATTGAAGTATCAGCATTTTCTTTTGATGATTTGCATTAAAACTCATTTTTAGTAGCCCCATCTTTGAAATCAAATCCTTCATCACTACTATTTTTCAAAAATTTTTACTATATTGTGATTCTTTTTATAATTACTTTCATTTTATTGTCCATTAAATTCATTAGTGTCAATTGAAGCACAATTTATTGTTCTCCAACCTGGTTTATATCCATACATTGAGTGCTGATTATCATAGTTTATTCTCCCATCATTAACAACAGTATAATATTCCATATGTGTAGGCGTTACTTGAACGCCAATATAATCTCCAATTTTTATATTAGCATTGAGTTCATCTAACGTTTCTTGATATATTCCAAAACTTAATTTGCCACTTTTTAAATAAGTTCCTAATTTTTTAGAGTTATCATAAGTTTCTAAAGATGGTTGTTCAATGTTATATATTACATGTAATTCAACTGGTGTTTTGAACACAACACCATTACTTTTAGATTCATTATACATAGAATCTAAATTAGTCTTAGTTAAATCGACTTCATATAAGATAACAGTTTGATTCATATCTTGTTCAAGATAGTTTTTACCTATTTCCAATTCAAACTGATATGAATCTTCTGAATAAAAAAGATTATTCCTATTAATAGGAACTCTTCTAATATGTTTGTTATTAAATGTTAAATTACTCATGTTACCTATTACTATAATAATTATTATACACTTCATCAGTCAAACCACTATCTAGTAACACAATTGTTGCATCACCATCTCTTTGTGTCATACCATAATTTCCAATTACAACCAAATCACCAAATGGTGGCTGGTAATCACCTAAATATATCTGAAAATCGTAAAGCCATTCAGAATTTTCACACAATTCTTCAAATCTTTCATCAGTCATTCTAGTTCTTGTTTGCCTACCATTTCGACAATATGAATTATATCTGTATTTGACAAAATCACAAAACTCTTCAAATGATATGCCTAACGCAACTTCAAAATCTTTTGGTTTGGCTGGTAACACAAACTCTGTAATTATAAAATAATAATTATCATCATCTACATAAAATAATTTTGGTACACTGTCACCATAATTATTAGATGCTCCCCAATCCCCTTCAACTTCATTTTGCGCAATACCTTTGGGATTCATTGCTAATTTTAACACTTTTTCATCATCTATTTGAAATACTATTCTTGAACTACCTCTACCAATTGGATTTCCAAGCATTTCTTTACAATATAAAACTCTTTGTCTAAAACTGTTCAATGAACTAAGTTTTTCAGTTGAAAAACCATCCATCATTGCTTCTTTTAATATTTTAAATTGGTTTTCTTTTATCTTTATTTTCATGATTTAATAACAAAATTCATCAATTATATTATATGGTTTGTTTAATGCGTCTAAAGCAATAATAACTTCTTTTAAACACTCATTTATGCCACCACCCATAATAGTTATATTATTTAATGGTTTTAGTGCATCCATTAAATCTGGAATATAAATCATATCATCAGCAAATTCTAATAATTCTCTAACATCTTCCACATACATATCATATTCTTCAATAAACATATCCCATAATTCATTATTAGTTAAGTCCCTAGAATCATTAATATTATGTTTCATCATAAATTGAACTAGTTTAACAATATTTTCATCATCAATCCCTTCATCAATGCAATATCTGAAAAAAGCATAACCTTTGTCATAGAAAATAGAATTATATAATATTTCTTCATCAATACCACAAAACTCATATAACCACATTTTATATTCATCTTCACTCACCATTCCAAGAGTATCTTGACCATTATATAGAAAAACAATTCTATTATTTTTCCCCAACATATTAATATATTCTCCCCATTCATATAAATCGAATGATATGTTATCTTCATACTCTGGTTGTATATCTACACTAATAATAGTCTTCCCCATTAAATTTTCAATGTATTCTAAAAATAACATTTTAGCTATATTATATTCTTGCTTCTCTGTCAAAATTATTTTTCTCATTTAACTAGTTTTTTATTAATAAATAGTTGTTTTTCTGTAAAATTTTGTGTATATTTGTATTTAGAGATAAATAGAAAAAATATGGCATTATCATTAAAAAAAACAAATGAAGCATATGATATTTTAAAAAGCTATAATGGTGATAACCCTTATATAATTATGTTAAAGAATGATGTTTATGCATATAAATGTCTTTCTTTAAATGATTTTCATATTGAATATATATTAAAAAATTATAATTATAAACCAATATACTTAAATAAAATAATAAAAATAGCTAAATGGTTTGGAGAGCAAAAGCAAAAAGATTGGAATGTAGATTTTATTCCAGAAAAGTTGTTAATAACTTATATAATTGGGGAGACTGATACAACATATAATGTTTATGTTAGATATAGGCAAAGTCAAGAAAAGGCTGTTATGTGTTTTATTCCAAAAAAAGCTCTCTTGACACAATTATTCATTGAATCTTATGAAGATAAAAATATTGATTTTGAAAAATATAATAAAATTAGTGGGCGTAAATTAAAACCCCATCAAGAAACTGGAATAAAATTTTTAACCACAAGAAAAAAATGTATTTTAGCAGATGATATGGGTTTAGGGAAGACAACCACAGCAATAGTATCAGCAATTGAAGATGATTATAAAAGAATATTAATAATATGTCCAGCATCAGTTAAAAGTAGTTGGAAACGTGAAATCACAAATTATAATAATGAAGATGAAATTGTAATTGTTGAAGGTTCTAAATGGAAAGAAAATAAATTTACAATAATCAATTATGATATATTAGATAATTTCTATGAAATTCCAACTGAAACTGTTATAAAACGAATTAGAAATGTTGATGATAATGGTAAAATAACATATACAAATGTTGAAAAAACAATTGTATCTAAGAAACAATCAGTAATTGATGAAGCAATGGAAAATAGTCAACTATTTCAATCAAATTTTGACTTAATTATTATTGATGAAATCCATAGATTATCTAATAATACTAGTGGTAGGTATAAAATAATATCTGATTTAATTAGACGTACTAATCCGACTGGAATTTATGCCTTAACTGGAACTCCTATTACTAACAGACCATATAATCTTTATAACATCCTTAAACTTATTGATGCTGAAATAACTAAAGATTGGCAATATTATGTTAAAACATATTGTGATGGCAAACAAATATATAGAAAAGGTGAAAGAGATAAATGGACTAGAATATTTTTAAATAAAGTTAAAAAGAAAAGTTGGTATGATTTAGATGAAAATGAAAAAAATGATTTAAATAGATACCTTGAAGGCAATTGCTCTAAAATATGGCTAACTAATGGTGCTTCTAACTTAGATGAATTACGAGAAAAAATAAAGCATTTGTATATTAGACGTTTAAATACTGAAATTGAAGGTATGGTTAAAAAGGAAATTAAGACTATTGAATACGATTTACCATACTCTGATAAAATTGAATATGAAAATGTATGGAATGAATATGAAGAAGCCCAAACTCTTAAAGGTAATGACGAAATCAGTAAAAATAAAGCAATTATTGAAGGTACAATATTAAGACAATGGTTATCTAATAAGATGATTTCTAATACTGTAGAATTAGCCAATAAACATATTGAAAATGGAGAAAAAGTATTAATTATATGTTGTTATGATGATGAATTATATGAATTTCAAAGAATATATGGTGATAAATGTGTCATATATAATGGAAAAATGACTAGAAAACAAAAAGATAAAGCTGAGGAATCCTTTATGAAAGATGATAATATTAGGGTCTTTGTTGGAAATATACAAGCTGCTGGTGTAGGCATTACATTAACTAGTGGTAATATTTGCATATTTAACAATTTTTCTTTCGTTCCAGCCGATAATCTTCAAGCAATGGATAGAATTTTTAGATTAACACAAGTAAATGATGTTACAGTATATTATCAAATTTTTAAAAACACAGTATTAGAAGATATGTTTAAAAAAGTTATAAGAAAAGAATTTATTATTAATAATGTCATTATTGACGAAGAAAAAAAATAATTAAAGAAAAAATGGCAAAGAAAATAACTATTGATGAGTTTATACAAAAGGCTAGAGTAATACATAATGATAAATATGATTACTCCAATACAAATTATATAAATTATAGAACCAAATTATGTATTTTATGCCCAAAACATGGAGAATTTTGGCAAACACCAAAAAAGCACATAATATTTAAACAAGGTTGCCCTAAATGTGGTGTTGAACATGTTCATAATTTACAAAAAGATGATTTGAGCACTTTTATTAAGAAATCAGAAAAAATTTATGGAAATACATATGATTTTTCTAAATCAATTTATATAAATTCACAAACAAAATTATGTATAATTTGCCCAAAACATGGAGAGTTTTATATTAAGCCAAATAGATTCTTACAAGGGCATGGTTGTCCAAAATGTAAAAGTAATTTCTTCAAAGAAAGCGTTATGAAAATATTAACTAAAAATAACATTAAATTTGAGTATCAAAAACGTTTCAAATGGCTTGGTAGACAAAGTTTGGATTTCTATCTTCCAGATTATAATATTGCTATTGAATGCCAAGGAAAACAACACTTTGAACCAGTTGAATATTTTGGTGGAGAAAAGGCTTTCAAAATTCAAAAAGAAAGAGATAAACGCAAATTAAAATTATGTTATGATAATAATATAAACTTAATATACATAACATATAAGGAAAGAAATAATCTATTAAAAATAATGAAAAAAATGGATTAATTATTGATAATAATAAGAAAAAAACTATTTTTTATATAAAATATAATATATTATGAATATAAACATTAAAAAGGATAAGATTGAATCTATAGTTTATCGAATAAACAATGATATATCTATTAAATTAAATTTTGATTTAGATAATGATGACTTATCAATAGAAACTATTGATAATAAAGCAATTAGGGAAGCTGAAGAAGAAAAAAGACGTATAGAGTTAGAAAAACTTGAAAAAGAAGCTAAACGTAAAAAATTACAAGGTATTATAAATAATTTTGGGGAAGATGCTGCTAAAAGAATTGATTTTGATAGAAGTAAAGAAATAATAGATAGTCTTGAAAGTGGAACTTATATACCTAGAAAATGTACTAATAAAAAAGTAAAAAATGTAATAGATAGTAAATATAAAGGCATTGATTATATACCTAGTTCGCCATCTGTATTATCTGAAAAAGATTTAGAATACTCATTGTCAACTCTTCCTTCACCATTTACTATGACAGATAAGGAAAAATCTTTAACTAAAGATAGATTCAATAATATTAACAAAAAAGCTGATGAATTTTCAAAAAAAATAATTGAAGATTTAAAGAAAAATAAAACGGCATCTTTCAATCACTCATTACTAAATGATGAGAATAAAGTAAAACATATTTCTGATACATTGTATGATAAAGATACTTTCCAAAAAATTGTATCAAAAGTAGAAGAAAAATGTAATGAAAATAAAGGTAAACTTGTTCAAACAGAGATTTATAAAGATATGGTTCAAGAAAAAGAAAAATATAAAATATCTGATGAATCAGTTAGTAAATTATCAGAAATATCAAAAATACCAGAAGATGTGATTAAAAATGTTCAATAAATTATGGATGAAAAAAAATATTTATGTTTTATTAACTTAATTGGAGAGGATATTGATTCAAACTATACATATGAATTTCTTTTTACAGAAAACTTAGATGATTTCTGGGGAGATGATTTTGAGCAAAAACCAGCTGGACTTTGTAATAATTTGAGTCCTATTGATGGAACTTTCAATACAGTTATTAAAACTAAAATTAAATTTAAACTTGATTTGGTTCAAAATAATACTTGTCTATCAATACAAGATTGTATAGATGGTGTAATTGCTCTTGCTTGGGAAAATATAGATGAATATGAATCATATCCAGAGGATGGTAGAATAGTATTCCATTTTGGAGATTCATTTGAATCAGTTGAGGATAAATTAGCAAGAAGAGGAACATTTATATTTGAGTGATATTAAGGGAGATTATAATCTCCCTTTTTTTATTTCATGATATTTATATTAAAATAAAGATTATATGCAGATAACACAAGAAATAAGCGATTTATTTAGAATAGTACGCACTAAGCTTGGTGCTCCGATTAGACCTATACAATTAGATGATAATCAATTATGTGATTTACTTGAAATTGCTATTGGTGATTATGCTGAAAAGGTTTTAAACTGGGTTATATATTCAAAATGGCTTGATGTTTATGGGAAAAATATGTCTACTATATCAACACAAGATTTAGCATTTGCATTAACAACACGTACATTGGACTTTAGTAAAGATTTTTCATTCTGGTTTTCTAAAGAAGTTGGTTTACAACAAAGAGGAAATTGGGAATTAAAAAAAGATTTTATCGAAGTTGAGAGAGGTAAACAGAACTACTTAATACCAGCTGGTCGTGAAATTAATAAAGTATTATATGTTACCCCATCAACAACAAAAGCAGCATTATATGGTAATTTAGGCACACTAGATACTGGTATTGGTGGCGGATTTGGTCAATATGGAAATATGGGAAATGGTATGGGAATAACTGGATTTTATGTTGGTAGTGCTTATGATACAGCATTAATGTCAGTAGATTTAAAATATAAAAATTCATTGTTAAGAGGTGACTTAGCATATAAAGTAACTGCTGGACCTAATGGAAGCCACATTCTACATTTACTATCAACACCTGGGTCACCAAATATGGTTGGTGGAGTTGCTGCTGATGATACTTGGGGATGGAATCAATATGCTAACTGTTATGTATGGTATACATATTATGATTTAAGTAACGCTAATGATGATGAAATTGATGCTTGTAGATTAGAAAATAGAGATGATATACTAATAACACCAGACCAAGTTCCATTGAAAAAAATGAGATTTGAGTTAATGAATGAACCGACCCAGCAAACAGTACGTCAATTATTAGTCGCTGAAGCAATGATTACTCTTGGAGTAATTAGAGGTACTAATAGTGGTATTGTAAAAATACCAGATGCAGAACTACAATTAGATTATCAAATGTTACTAGATTTAGGTAAACAAGAAAAAGAACGAGTATTGACAGAACTAAAAGAAAGATTAGATGCTATGTTACCTTGGAATATGATGAAAAACATGTCTAGTATGACTGATGATTTAATGAATATGTTAAATAAAAAACCACTAGGGTTTTATGTAAGATAAAAATTATTATGCAAGAGTTTTATATAAACACAAATTCTGTTCTACCTACTCTTAGAATGGAATTAATATATGATGGTAGAAGTGATTTTCATAAATTTTGGGATGCAATACAAAATGCTGAAATAACTTTCACAATGATTAATATTGAAACTGGTGTCACAAAAGTTGCTAATGCGCCAGCGTATATTAAATTACGTGAAAACACATCTTGTATTGAAGAATATGTTATATGTTATGATTGGAAGAAAAGGGATACCAAAGAAAAGGGAATGTATAAGGGCATATTTAGTATCAACTTTAGTGGAGATATTAAATCAGATAATTTAACATATCCAGTTGGAGAATTAATAATGCCAATTAGAGAACAATTAACAATTATAATACAATAAAATGAAGTGGGATAAAAAAATATCCCACTTTTTTTTGTTTTTATTAACTTTTTTTATATGTTTGCCATAAATGATGATACTGTTATGTATCTTTAATTGAGTTTTAATTAAAAAAAATATTAATATGATAAAAGAAATCAATACTGATGTTGTTAACAAATTTTTAATTGGTAGTGACCCAATGGAAAAAATTGTTAATATAGAATGCGGTTATATGGATGAACAAGTTAACATTATTTATGTTAACAGCAAAGGCGAAAAAAGAATCCGTAAAGATGATTTTAAGCCGTTTGTTTGGGTTAAGAATAGCGCATGTATAAGAATGTATGATGGTGATAGAAGTCTTCTTAAAAAGAAGCTAAGAGAGTTTGGCATAGCAATTAAGCTATTGCAAACTAAAATTGGGGATAATTTAGAATCTGATAGATTAGGAAATGGGTATAAGTACTTATTTTATGCAACTAAACCCATGACTTATAATAAATTTTTACAATTCTTTACATTTGCTAAAACTCCTATATATGAAAATCGTAAAAAGAAAGATGTTAATGAGAAAAGTGTTTCTAGTAGAGAATTTTTAGCTGTTACACCAGTTGAACAATACATGATGTCAACTGGAAAACGTTTGTTTAAAGGTTATGATAATTATGATGACTTGAAACGTTTACAGTTTGACTTGGAAACACAAGGACTATATGCTGAAAAACATGCCATTGACCAGATTGGTATTAGAACAAATAAAGGATATGAAAGGATAATAACTATAACTGGAGTAGGAGAAGAAAGAAAAATAAATGAATTAAAAGCTATTGAGGAATTTATTAAAATATTATCAGAAGAAAAACCAGACGTAATTGCTGGACATAATTCTGAAAACTTTGACTGGAATTTTATTATTGTTCGTTGTAAAGTACTTGGAACTACTCTTGAAGATATATCATTAAAATATTTTAAAAATCCTATTTTTAAACGCAAAAAGGAAACTGTTTTAAAACTAGGTGGTGAAGTTGAATATTATTTTCCAACTATTATGTGGGGATATACAATTGTGGATTCTCTTCATGCAGTAAGAAGAGCACAAGCTATTGATAGCAACATGAAAAAAGCTAATTTGAAATATGTTACTAAATATCTAGATTTAAAAAAGAGAAATCGTGTATATGTACCTGGTAATCAAATTGGAAGTATTTGGTTAGATTCGGAAGAAAATTATGGGCTTAATGAAAGTGATGGTGATTGGTATAAGATAACAGATACAAGACCATTAATTGATGGTTATACAAAAACAAGTGGAAGATACATAGTAGAGAGATATTTGTTAGATGACCTCTATGAAACTGATAAAGTTGAGCTTAAACTTAATGAATCTAATTTTCTACTTGGTAAACTTTTACCAACAACATTTCAACGTGTATGTACAATGGGAACAGCAGCATCTTGGAAATTGTTAATGCTAACATGGTGTTATGAAAATGAGTTAGCTGTTCCAGCATTTTCAAATTCTGCACGTTTTACTGGTGGTCTATCAAGATTATTAAAAGTAGGATATGCTGATAGAGTTGTTAAATTAGACTATAATTCATTATACCCATCAATAATATTAACATGGGATATTGCAAGTCAACTTGATATTTCTAATGTTATGTTAACTATGTTAGAATATATATTAACAGAACGTGAAAAATTTAAAGGCTTAATGAAAAAAGCCAAAAAAGAAGAAATAAAAATTACAAAGCAATTAGAAAATTTTGATGGTAGTGATGAAGAACGATTAAAACTTAATGAGAAATTAGATTTCTGGAAATCAGAAGTTGCTGCTAATGATAAAAAACAATTGCCATTTAAAATATTTGGTAACTCTTTCTTTGGCGGATTTGGTGCTCCAGATATTTTCCCATTTGGTGATTTAATATGTGCTGAAAAAACTACATGTATAGGTAGAATGTCATTACGTTTAATGATTAGTCATTTTACTAAATTAGGATATACACCAATAGTTGGTGATACTGATGGTTTCAACTTCCAAATGCCATTAAAATTCAGATATACAGATGAAAATCCATATATTGGTAAAGGTTTAAACCGTAATACAAAAAAAGGTGTAGAATATACTGGTGTTAATGCTGATGTTGCTGAATTTAATGATATGTTTATGAGAAAAAAGATGGGTCTAGGCATTGATGAATATGCGCAAGCAACTATAAATTTCTCTCGTAAAAACTATGCTGACTGGCTTGAAAATGGTAAAACCAAAAAAGTTGGCAATACTATTAAATCTAGACGTATGTCTGGATATATAGAAAAATTCTTAGATGAAGGAATAGATTTATTATTAAAAGGCAATGGTCAAAAATTTTTAGAAAATTATTATGACTATATAAATAAAATTTATAATTACCAAATACCTTTACGTGATATTGCTTCAAAAGGAAAAATTAAAAAAACCATTGAACAGTATAAGGCTGATTGCGAGACTGTTACTAAAGCTGGAACAAAAAAATCAAGACAAGCTTGGTATGAACTAGTAATTCAAAATGATGTTAAGGTTCAAATTGATGATACAATATATTATGTTAATACTGGCACAAAGAAATCTCATACTGATGTTAAACGTGTAACTCATCAGTTTACTAAAATTGATGGCGAAATTGTAGAAATTGATTCTAAACTGAAAAGAGAAATACTTAAAAAAGAATGTGCTGAATTAGATATTGAATATAAAAATTTGCCAGCTAAAATGGCTAAAGAACTATTAAGTAAACATATTGTCAAAGAAGAAGATGAAATTATACTTAATTGTAAAATAATACCTAATGAAATTATTGAAGCAGATGATGATGTATTATGTGATGATGATGTTGAATATAATGTATTAAAATATATTGACCAATTTAATAGCCGTATAAAACCTTTACTAGTATGTTTTTCTCCAGATATTAGACCAAAAATTCTAATAAAAAATCCAGAGGAAAGACAATACTTTACCACAGAAGAATCACAGTTAGTGTCTGGATTTCCAAATAAAGAAACAGACCAAGATACATATGAACAACTAATGTCTCTTGAACGTAAAGAAATAGAATATTGGACAACTGTTAATGAAATACCACCATTTGTAGAAGAATGTAATATGGATTGGGGTAAAATTGTTAATGATTTTAATGAAATAAAAAAGCAAGAAGAAGATATTATATTTCAAGAAGAAAATGAAAAATACCTTAAAGCTTTAGATGATTTAACAGAAGATGAAATTACTAAGTTTGAGGAAGAGGATATAATTCCAAATTCTTTATCTGATATTGTGGTTCTTAATTCTGATATGCATTTTTATTTTAAGAAATTGCCTAACATGAGACCAACAACTGGAGGTTCAATTATAGATGATTTAGTTTATACTGACAAATTCTTAGTTGATAAATCAGAAAAAGAATATGTTAATTATATTGCTAATGATTTTGGATAAAAAATAAAAGGTGAGTTTACAAACTCACCTTTTTATGTATTAATATGTACCACAATCAAATACTTGTACATCTGCTCTAATTTCAGTTTTTCCATTAACATTACGGTCTACTTTAAATAAAACGTTTCCATCATTTTCCATTGTAGTAGTAGTGTTAGGATATGAATATTCTTCAATTAAATCCTTAACTGGAACTTTAGTCACAATATCTTTACCTGGGTCAGAAGTAGATTCATATGTGATAACCAATTTTTCTGTTGTAGAATCATAAGTTATTGATTTAAGTAAAGAACCAGCATTCAATGTAATTGGAGTGGTTGTTTTCCCATTATTAAATGTTAAAGCATTAGTTGCTGCATTATAGGCTAATGTAACACTAGCAAATATACCATCATCTTTAATTTGGATGATATTAGCTGCATCAGCACTATTTTTAACATCAGCTTTTAAAGTTGGCGTATCTGCAACAGTTTCATCTACTGTTAAAATAACAGTACTAGTTGAACCTACTGCATCTATTTTGATTCTATCTGCTAACTCTTTTTCAAGTGCTTCAAATCGTTTAATAATTTCATCAGATGATGTGTTACCATCAGATAATTTTCTCCAGTTTGCTATTTTATTAACTTCTTTTGCAAGAATACCATTTGTATCAGAAGGACCAACATAAGAATAGATTTCTTTTGTTTCTTCTACAAAGACTGGCATACCTAGATATATTGGACAATATACACCAGATATTAGCCCCCATGTATTAGCAGCATTTGTTAAATCAGCTTTTGCTGTTACTATAATTCTACTGTCACTTGGGTCACAAGTTGCAGCTTTCATTGGAGCTGGTAAAGCTATCGAATTTGCATATAATTTTATTGCCATTTTAGTCTCAGTTTTTAATAAGTTCTTATTTCATATTTCACTTGACCTTGAGCACCACCATTCCAAGTATATCTAAAGTAAGGACAAGTAACACCATTAATCTCTTTAGTAATTTCTTCCATAGCTAGTTTACTAAATTGGTCAACATCATAATTACCAGATACTGCATTATATGATTTAAAGAAAGAAAGCTTTCTTGGAGTCTCAATGATGAAAGGTTCAGCTGGAGTTGTGTCTGGTAATTGAACACCTTGATAAGTCCAAGAACCCCAAGCTTTCAATTGTAATTTACTTAATGTTGTAGTATATGAAGTACCAGTAGTTGCAAAAACTGGTAAACTACCATTAATTGTTATATTGTAACTAGTTGTGATTGTAGATGCTGGATGAGGATTAGTTACATTATTAGCATTTTCTGTCTTTATTGGATTAGGGGTTGCGCCTTTAGATGTTTGTAACAAAGCACCTTCACCATAAGATACAATACTTCTATAAGCATATGTACCAATACCAATTGTTGTGGCTAACGTTTCTGTACCAGAAACACTTGTACCACTAGCACCAACTCCAGCATTAGTATTAGCTGCACCAGCAGTATATTTCATTTGATAAACTACACCAGTTGCATCACCAGTATAATCTTTTGGGGCAGTAACGCCATCATTAACTGTTGCTCTACCTTTAGTATAACTATAATTCAAATTGTCAACAACTGGGGCGGCTAAACCAATTTCATAAATACCATTATTTGAAAATCCATTTTTGAAACTAGTTGAAGCAGATGGATTGGTTACATTTGGATATATTGTTTTGAATATAATATCATCAAGAATCTTAGATATTGGAGTTTTATTTAAATCTTCAGCTTTCATACCTTTTTCAATATCTCCAATTGTTTCTGGAACTGTTAATTCTAATGGAGAAATTGGTGTGTAAGTTAGTTGTAATTCTTTAGTTAAATCACCATTTTCTGAATCGTGAACAACATTATAAACATCAGCTTCGGCTTCAGTGTAATTGCTGTCTTCTTTTAGTTTTTGGTTAATGTCTTTAACATATTCATTACCTTTAACATCTTCAACAATTTCTGCTGTGTCAATTAATTGTATTTGATTACTATTACCATCAATATACGCATAACCAAGCAATATTTTAAGTTCATCTTTATCGTTTTTATAACGTGCTATGATAGGTTCACCATCCACTACACTATTAATAAGTGTTGTGCTAATGAAACTTTTAGCAGATTCACGACTGTCAAAAATGTTTGTTAAAGCATTTCTTTTTAACTGTAAATGTCTCATATCGTATAATTATTTTATTGCTATTTTTCTTATATAAACATATGCTTTATCTAGTAAAATTACTAAACAAAGAATATAATTTTTTATTTTTTTAGAATGTTCCATAATCAATTGAACCATCAAATAATAGACCATTAGCATTATCAGAAGGTAAAGCCCCATCACTCTTAATCTTTATTAAGTTCAAACTATTATTTGAAACTTTAGCATCTGCTTTTAAAGAAGAAGAATTTTTTGTTGAATTATATTCTAATCTAACACTAGCTGTTTCAATTGTAGATATATTAGTTTTTAATTCTAAATCAGCAACATTTTGTTGTAATTGACCAATTTCTGTATCTTGTTTACTATCAGTTGCTTTAATATCTTCAATATCTTGTTTAATTTTTACTTGTTCTTGAGCAAGTTCAGCATTTTTAGCTTCTACAGCAGCAATTCTAGAATCTTGTTGACCATTATAATTATCAAGACGAATAATATCTTGTTTATTAGCATCAATTTGAGTTTGTTGAGCTATATCATTCTCTTGAAGTTTTTTAATTGCAGCATCATAATTACTACTATCAGCACTTAACTTGTCAATTTGTATTTGTAACTTAGAATCACCATCTTGTCTATCAACAACTTCTTGATTCAATTTATTACTTAAATCACTTATTGCATCTTGAACATTAAGGGAACCAGAAACTATGATATTAGAAGCACTATTAGAAACATATAAAGCACCTTGAACATTTTCTAGTAAGTTGCTATTATCACTTGGAGTTGCTATTACTACTTCACCAGATAATATATCAGTTCCACCAGTATTAACAGTTTTAGTTAATATAATTGCTCCTTTATGGTCATTTTGAACACCCCATTGATTGAACCATGTTCTAACAGAAAATCTTACACTCTGTTTTTGACCTTGTGCATCTGTATATGATATAACTAATTCTTCTGCCTGTTGGTCATATGTAATACTATCAATAATTGAACCAGCATTCAATTGAATTGTTTTATCAGTACCATTAGACGCTTTAAATTTTAAGCTATTAGTACCTTCATCATAATCTAAACTAACAGTTGCATATAAAGCTTGACCATCAGCATTGATTAAGTTACCACTAACATTAGTTGCAACTCTTACTTCTCCACTTAAAACATGTCCACCAGTACCACCACTAGTTTTTGTAAGAGTTATTGTACCAGTATTTTGTGTGTTAAACGCACTATCAGTTTTAACATCTAATATAGCTTGTTTTAAATCACTTTCAACATTGGTAGCACGAGTTACTTCAGCAGTGATGGCATCAGTATTAGCTTGTGTTGAAGCACTTAACAAACCTTCAACTGCTTTAGCTCTATTTGATTCACTAGTTACTAATTGTGTATTAGCACTAACTTTTCCTTCTAATGCTGTTTCAACGGTTGTTGCTCTGTTTACTTCATTTTCAATTCTAGTACTTAAATCATGTTCTGCCTCAATTGAACGTTTAACTTCAGCAGTTAGTCTAGTATCAACATCTGCTATTTTAGTTGTATTTGAAGCAACTGTACCACTTAAAATATCAACATTACTACTTATATTATTAATAAGACCTTCAATTCTCTTTTCTTCAGTAGTAGCTCTATTATTCTCGGCATCAATTCTAGTACTTAAATCATGTTCTGCATTAGTAGAGCGAGTTATTTCAGCAGCTAAATTATCACCAACTGTTTTTATACTAGTTGCTAATTGTTCATGGACAGTATGAGAATTTGCTGAATATACATTAAATGCATTTTCAATTCTCTTTTCTTCTCCTTGTGCTCTAGTAATCTCATTATCAATCTTACTATTTAAATTTCCTTCAACAGTAGTTGCACGAGTTATCTCATCACTTATTGCTTTAGTATTAGCACTTACTTTATTATCTATTGCAGTTTCAGCAGCAATAGCTCTAAGTATTTCTGCATTTATAGCATTAGTATTATTATCAGCTTTAGTATCAATTAATGATTCTGCATGTTGAGCACGAGTTGTTTCTGACTCTATTTTAGTATTTAAAGCAGTTTCAGCAGATGTTGCACGAGTTGTTTCTGCATCTACTTTACTTTCTATTCTACTTTCTTCGCCTTTAGCTCTAGTGATTTCTGCATCAATTTTATCATTTAAAATTGTACTTGCTGATGTTGAATCGGATGCAACTTTATCAATTTTTGCTTCAATTCTAGCCTCTTCACCTTTAGCTCTAGTGGTTTCTGCATCAATTGCTTGTTTATTAACATTTATTTTGTTATCTAAAACAGTTTCAGCAGAAGTAGCTCTGTTAACTTCATTACTAATTTTACCATCCAATACATTTTCTGCATTAATAGCTCTACTTGATTCAGCATCAATTTTAGCATTTAAAGTAGTTTCAGCAGAAGTAGCTCTGTTTTGTTCTTTAACTATTTCATCATATACAGTAGAAGTTCCACTAAATCTAATATTGTCAGCAGTACCCTTAACATATAAAGCATGACCTTGAGTTTCTAATATATTATCTGAACTATTACTAGCAATATTTACATTAGCAGTTAAAATATCAGTACCACCACTAACTCTAGTTCTTACTAAAGTTACAGTTGTATTGGTGTTATCAACTCTCCATTCTTCTATTAAGTCTTTAGCTGGTATTCTTAATTCACTTAGTGTTCCTTCAGCATTCTTATAAACAATAACAATTTCTTCTGTTAAAGAATCATAAAAAGCTCTTTCGAATATTTCTATACTATTTAATTTAATATTTTTAGAGACAACATCACCATTTTTATTTGATACTTTAAATGTTAGAGTATTAGTACCTTCACTATATGCTAAATCAGCATATGCATAAATTCCATCATTTTTTAGATATATTAAATTGCCATCTGATTGTGAAATATCTGTTTTAATACTATCTAATGCTTCTTGAACAGTGATTTTCTTACCACTTTTCCAATATTTGATATTACTAGCAACACCATTAACATATAAGTAACGTCCAGTTGCATCTTTTTTCAAAATAGTATCTGGAACTTGTGATTCATCTGCAATTCTAATATCTCCTTTCAAAACATCTTGCCAGACTTTCATACCATGTAACTCTTCTTCATATCCAACTTTTTCTCTAGTTAATATAATTGGGGTTGAAGAATCATCACCTAATACATCCCATTCATTAATTAATTTACCAAAATCAATAGTAATAGTATCACTTGTAAATGGTTTATTATCTTCATCTTTAAGTTCAACTTCTCTATTTAACTTTAATACTAATGATTCAATTTTTTCATCATAAAATCCTTTAATAATGTGTGTCTCTAGTGGTAATTCCAAATCCTTGTCAACACCATTAACTGTAAATGTTAACACACCATTATCTTTTTTATAATCTAAATCTACATTAGTAAATATACCATTAGACTCATGTAATATAATATTAGGTACTATGGTATTATTTATAATCTTATTAGGAGCTAAAATAACTTCCCCAGTTAATGACATACCACTATCTTCTTTATTTAAATCTAATGATAATGTTTCACCATTTTTAACAGTTAAGCTTTGTTTAGCTTCTAATTTTTGTATATATTCTGATAAGAGTTTATCAGCCATATGTAATGATGATGCATTTTTTAATATAGCATCATCAACATAGGTTTTATATGTTCCATCTGTATTCAATCCAGATGCTGTAATTATTTGACTAACTAATTCTTGTAGTTTAGTAATATCAGCTTGACTAGCACCACTATTATCAAATAACTCTTTAATGTCAGCTTCCATTTGTGCTGAATCAATAAAGAATGTTTTATTTGTAGTAGATATATTTCCATCACCAACTGAACCAATTGCAAATAAAATATTAGGAGTAGTAGCAGACCCATATTTTAAAATCATTGGTTCAGCATATAGTGCTGGACGGTCAATTTGGTCTAACTGTCCAACTACATATGCTTTAGCATCATCACTTGTTGCAAATAAGGTATCACAGTGTACAAATTGCAATCTATTTTCATTATAACTCATTGTAATAATTTTTTTTATAATTTATTCATTAAAATGTACCATAATTACCAGTTAACTTAATAGTAATCTTATTAACTGGATTATCAGTTTCAAGTGTAAGAGTACCATTAGCACAATCAAATACACTACCTTCTGGACTAATAAGTCTACCTTCAAGATATATATCTTTCTCTGTTGAACGTTCTATTTCATCATCCAACTTAGCCTCAATTCTAGCTTCTTCCCCTTTAGCACGTTCTATTTCATTATTAATAGCACTCCAAAGTTGTGTATCAACTTCTTCACGATTAACTGTTTCTGTATTTATAGCTTCCCAAAGTTGTGTGTCAACTTGTTCACGAGCAGCAGCTTCATTATTAATAGCACTCCAAAGTTGTTTTTCGACATCTTGACGAGCTATACTTTCATTTTCTATTGTTTGGTATATTTTCTTGTCTTCCTCTTCACGTATTCTAGATTCATTATTAATAGCACTCCAAAGTTGTGTATCAACTTCTTCACGATTAACTGTTTCTGTATTTATAGCTTCCCAAAGTTGTGTGTCAACTTGTTCACGAGCAGCAGCTTCATTATTAATAGCACTCCAAAGTTGTGTATCAACTTCTTCACGAGCAGATATTTCTTTATTTAATCCATCCCAAAGTTGTTCATCACCTTTGATTCTATCAGCAATTTCTTGTTCTAATTTAGCATTAGTATCACTAGTAGAAGACTCTAAGCTATCAACTCTATCTTCAACAGAATCCATTCTGTCACGTAAATCGTCTAATTCTTTGTCAATTCTATCAATATCTGGTTTAAATTCCTCAACAATTTTATCATAAATTACTTTAGCCACACTAACTAATTTACCATCTATGATTCTATATTCAATATTTTTATCACCATCTAAACCTTTTATTAATACAATTGTTTCCCCTTCTTTCATTTCTTTTTTAACCCAATTAAAGCCATCCCATTCATTTATATAGTAAGCTTTTCTGTAGGTTAATCCCATTCCATTATTAGGTTTAACTGGTTGGTATCTATTATTTGTAAAGGCAACATTAACTGCTGTCCAAATTGCATAACCATGTTCAGTATTTAATGATGGCATTAATCTCGTTGGATAATCAATACCATTTATAAACTCAACATCATGATGATTAGAACCATTATAATCTTTTACTAATCTTAAACTAAATAATGCTTGTGGAGCTTCAATAGATTGAACTACTCCAGATTTATTATAATCAAATCTTTTAACATATACATCTGTTACATGAGACATTGTAGATGTCCAATATGCGCCTCTTTTACCAAAATAATCCATAACTTGACAACCATCTCCATATCCTGGAGGCAATATTGTCATATTATATGCATCAACTCCATTTGGATTTACTCTCTTTGGTTTTGGGTATCTAGATTTTTTACATTCATCTGACCCAATATCAGCAACATCACAATCATCTACATCAAAGTCTGGTTCAATACCAGTTGTTAATGGGCACTCATCACCCAAACCACTTAAAGATATGCAAGCATCACTTTCATCCCATTTATCACGAGATTTAAGTAATTTACCAGCAAGTTTACCTAATACTTGATTTCCTATTATTGAATTATGATTTCTATATTCATCACATGGTTCAATAGCATTAAGCATATTATCCCAATCTTCTTTAGTTGGAACTCTCCATCCATGACATAAATCTTCATTAATTTTTTTAACGCCACGAAAATCATACAAATAGCCATAATCACTAACATTTTCAAGAGTCAAATATCTATCACCCTTTATTAAGTGTTGTGGCTTTGGCATAAACTCTCCATTAGTAATATCTACAAGTCTAATAACTGGTTTATATGACCCAGTTTTCTCAACTGGTGAAACACCTAATGGGCTTCCATCATTACCTTTTCCTTGAAGGGAACTATCACTAATAACTTCTGTAAGTATTTCAGAAGAAATATTGTCTTGAGTTATTAAACCATCAATAACAGCTCTTTTGTCATTATGTGTAATAGTAATTGTACCAGCAACTCTATCATAATCTATGTCTAGATTAGTTGTAATACCATCTACCATTGATGACAAATCAACATTTATTGTATCGCCATCATTACGTTCAATAACTAATATTTTGTCATTTTCTTCAAAATGGGCATCTTTAACGTCCACATCTTTCAATGTAATAAAGTTATGGTCAATCTCATTAACTGTTAATTTACAATCTTTAGTAACATCTTCTTGATATGGAGATACTAATTTATAAAAATATAAACCTTTCATATTATTCTATTTATTTATAAATATTTATTTAGTTTAATTTATTAATTTCGTATTTAAAATTATTCATTATATTCATATACTCCATATGACAAGTATAAAATTTAAATGATTTTAAATAACCAATAAATGTACCAGCAAAATACTTCTCTATTGGAAATACTTTTGAGGGTAATAACATATAGTTTGGTTGAATTGTCTCAGCTAATCCTTGACTTCCACCCCCTAGTGATATGTTATATGGTACTCCCTCTTGTTTATCATATATTTCATCTAATTCACGTAAATTCAGCATTGGTAATTCATTAGTTATATAAACTAATTTACCATTTACATAAAAATAGATTTTAATTGTTTTCGCAAATGGTTTAATTCTTATATTAATGATTGACCATTCATTACTCTTTATGATATTTGGGTTTGAATATCCAGTTAAAAGTTTTATATTATTTTCTGATTCACAATCTAAAACTAAATATCTATAACCAATTTTACCATCATCTGTAATTTGAAAAGCTAATGCATTGTTATACAAATCTTTGTAAATATTATATTGATTATCATCCTTTTCAATTAAAGTGTGAATATTATCAACTGTATATCCAGTACAAGTACGATTCATAAGTAAAAATAAATTACCTTTAAATCTATGTTTAATTCCATGAAACATAACTTTAGTACCATCAACCCAATTATTCACTGTAAATCCATTACATGTTCTATCAAATAATAAAAACTTATTATCACTTTCAAAATAATATTGATTTGCCAATTTAAGTTTTAAACCATTATGTAATTCATATTGGAAATCAGAAATATCTAATTCCCCCTCTAAATAATCAGTTCCATCATCTAAATCTTCAAAATCAGAAATATAATCATCTCCAAAAATGGAACATCCACCATAAAACTCATCATCAACAGATGACTTATTACTAGTTTTATTATCTATTTTACCAATACATCCACAATTTTTAGTAATGTTACTAGATGGTGTTGATATATTACTAACTGGAACATTACAACAACCTAATGTTATAAATTTATTATTTTCTTCATCTATTATATTAGGTTTATCATTAAAATCAATGTAATCATCCATCGTAAAATCACATTCATCTAATCCATTATTATTATAAATCTCATCTGAAAAATATTTATAATTTAAGTAATTATCCATATTAAATCTATCAAATCCATTGAAATCTGGATTTGGGTCGTAAAAATTACCAATTATATAATCTTTCTTATTTATTTTAGCATCCTCAACATAGTTATCTGGTGATAAATTACTACATTCATCTTCACTATCATCATATAAGTATATCCATTTATTTTCAGCACGAGTTCCTATATAAAAAAATATACCCTTATTTTCTGGATATTTATCATTAAGTGTTTTATCAGATTCTTTAATAAAGTCTTCTTTTTTAAGAATAAATTCTAAATGCCAATCACTATCAATTGTATTTGGTAAAACTTTATATTTATTACATTGGGTCTCAAAAAAACCTTGATAAAACCCACCATTTAATTTAATAACTCCATTTTTTATTTCTGTTGGATATTCATATTGTAATGTATTACCACTTACTTGATGTAATCTCAATGTTTTATCATATTGATGTATATCAAATTTACTCTCACTATATATTTTCAAGAATTGTTCATTAGATATTCTATCCTTTCTATATCTAATTAAGCCATTATCTACTCCAGTATATCCTATATTATATAAGGTATAATCAGAAGAAATGGCTGATTCCCATTGATATTTATTCATGCCATATAACCATTCATTGTCTACTATACATTCATCTAAAGAGGCATCAATGTATGATATTAGACATTTATCATACATGCTATCTGAACTAAAAAAATATGATGAAAAAGAATCCTTATTTATAAAGAAATCCCAATATTCATCACTATTTACTTTAAGTTTTAGATTATGAAAATTATTATTGATTATATTTGCCATGATTTAACTCTTTATTACATAAATAAATATTTATATTAAATAAAACATTCTGATTATGAAAATAATAAAATTAAATGAATCACAATTCAATAAGTTATTTGAAGATGAATCTAGTAAAGCACCTAGTTTTGATGGTGGTGATTTAAAAGAATATCCTGGAAGTGAAGTCAAAACAACTGCAAATGTAACTAATATGGATGGTGATGCAACATATGGTAAACAACCAACTACTGATAAAATAGCTAAACAATTAGCAATACAAAATTACTGGGCTAATGTACGAAATGGTTCTCGTGTAATGCCATAAATTAAAAAATATATAATCGTTATGCCAATTTTTATAAAAGAAAATCAAGAATTAAAGGATAAGATGTTTAAACTTCCACAGAATGTTTTAAACCATCTAAATACTACATTATCCACATATGGACAATATAAAGATAAAGATGGATACAAACGTTTAAACACACTTTTAAATCCAAATTATAATAAACGTTCTGATAAAGAAGATAAAATAGCTGATGATGGTAAACACATTTCTTTTAGTGATTTAAAACGTATCAATTTTGATTTTGATAAAATGCCTAAAAATCCTAACGATTTAAGCTTTATTTTAAATGGTGGTGATGTAATGAAGGATTGGGTACAAAACACTCTTAGAAGGGCTAGAAATAGTGTTAAACCTACATTAAAATCTAAGAAACAACACACCATAGATAAAAATGCTGTTATGCCAACAAAAAGTCCAACAAAACCAATTAAAATGGATGATAATTCTACAATTCATATTCATGAAGAAAATTATAATGATAATAAAATAATCAATGAAGAATATCATCCATATTATGAAAGATTGTCTGATTATGATGAATATTATGTATTTGATGCATTTAAATCAAATGAAAATATTTGGCTTCCATTAATTAATCCTAAAATGTATCATCAAGCATTATCTGAATTTACAAGATTTGGTTATTTTATGAGTTTTCCAACAAAATACATTTATCAATGGATAGGAATTATTATGAAAAATACTGCAATTTTAAGAGCAATGACAGCTATTGCTGGACATGATATGTATTTTCCATTAGATACATTTATTGATGTTTTTTTTAATGATGATATAGATTCATGGAATGAATACAAAGAAAAAATAGGAGAAGATAGTGATTATGGTGCTGCATGGGAATATTTTGAAGAAATTGGTTATGATGAATGGCAAAGTCTCCCAGATGGTACTGATGCAATATCTGACTTTGGAATTGAACCCATAGAAAAACTTATTAGTAAATACAATAGTAATATGAGCCCAGAAGATACTATAGTACTAATTAATAAAATATTAGATATAACTCATATGAGAGGGGATTTATCATCAATATTTATTGTTGGTGGAAAAAAATCTTTACATAATATTACATATAGACAGAATGAATCTAAAACAATAACAGAAAGTTCTAATACATTTATCACTTTCATAAATCAATTAGGTGAAAAGAAAAAATATGATTCAATTAAACATATATATAGACCACTAGTTGGTTTAACTGAATATGTAAATACAGCAATGGGTAAAAAAGTAGTTACAAATAATGATATTAACACTTTACTACAAACATATAATATAAAACCACTACAAGATAGTAGAGGTATGTCATATTTTAAAAACAATAAGGGAAATAAATTTCCAGCTTATAGTCTAAATACCTTTATAGAAAAAGTGATGATAAGCGTTAATGGGAAATATCAATTAAATAATAAAAGCGTTGATATTATCAAAAATAATAGAAATATAATTAAAAAGTCACAAACAAATGATGACAAATTTAAAGAATTTCATGATAATGTTAAACGATATAACCCAGAAGATTATAAAGAGCCTACTGCTTATGAAAGAGAAATGAATAATGAAAGTGTTAATAATAAAAAAATATTTATAAAAGAAAATCAATTATTAAATTTGACTAAAAATAAAAATATAATTATTAACTATTTATAATTAAAAATAAAAAAATAAAATTTATATAGATATGCAAACTTGTTTAGAAAAAAAAGGCATTGAAGAAAGAGACCAAGAAATTGTAAGAAGTGATTATAATTTTGAAAATCCATATCAAGCAACCCATAAAGATGCATTAAGTGATGGTGATGTACAAGGTAAAGGAACTGGTCATGGCGGTCATACTGCATGGTTACCAGATTGTAATAAACCTACTGGACAAATTAATTATAGTAATTTTGATACCTTTAATGGTGGTGGTGAATATGATATAAATGGTAGAAATGGAATTGGTGGTAGAAATAGAGCTATGGCTTCATCTAAATATAATGAAGATTACCAATATGGAGTAGATGTTCTAGTTGACACTGATGTTAATTTACAAGATGGACAATATCAAGTTAAATAATGTTAAACTTATATGAGATATTACAGCAAGTTCTAGTGGAAAATGCTTTTCCAAAAGATGTTATTGATGCTATAAATAATAAATATAGAGTTATTATTAATTATAGTGATGGGGAAAATAGTGCCCCTAATAAACGTCTTATTGAACCATATGCATATGGATTATCTAAAGCTGGTAATAGTGTTCTTCGTGCCTATCAATATAATGGGGATACTAAAAGAGGTATTCCTAAATGGAAATTATTCAGATTGGACAGAATTACTTCTTGGCAACCAACTAACCAACATTTTAACATATCTCCAAATCAAAATGGATGGAGTGCAGAAGATTATAATGAAAATGGAGATGGGAGTATGCAAACAGTACTTTCACAAGTTAAATTTGATAATGGTGATAATTTATATTCTCCAAATGATAGGTTAAATAAAGAAAGATTAAAAACAAATAGATTAAAGAATAGTACCCCTATTAATATTAATACTATGAAAGAACCAAGTAATCAATCTGGACCTATTATAGAACCGAAGAATACCAATATTAACGCTAACACCTCTGCATCTGATATAAAACAACCTATTCAACAACAAGAACCTCAAACAAACAGAGGTCCTATTGTTAATAATGACATTAATAAAACTGATACATCTAATGATAATAATTTCCAACAAATGTTGAAACGAAATTTAGATATTACCCAAAAAGAAAAAGATAGAAGAGGTTTTTCTTTGAATAAAAAATAAAATATAGTTATGGCAATAAATAATAGAAGTGTACAAGATAATCTTAATAGATTTAATAGTGTAAAAGATAGAGCTAGACAATTGATACAGATGGATGCTAAAGGCGAAATTGACAAGGTAAAGAAAAAAGCTCAAAATGAAGGAAAAATTAAAGTATCACAAAACACAGATGGAGAATTTGTAGGGGTTGATACAACTATCATGGAAAAGAAAAGTTATGGTAATATGTCTCAATTACCACCAATAAACAATTCAATGAATGGTCTTCCACAAGAAATAATGGAATCATTTAAAAATAAACGTATAAATGTTGGGTCTGATTATCCTACAAATGGTGGTTCTATTCTTGATGAATTAAATGTAATAACTGCTACTAGTCCAGTTTCAACACCTAAACATAATATTAATGAACAACAACAATATTATACAACAAATACTGCCACTGGACCAATTACTATACCACAACAAATAGATTATTCTATAATAAAAGTAATTGTTGAAGATTGTATTAAAAAATATACATCTGCATTAAAGAAAAGTATTCTGAATGAAAGTAAAAATAATTCACAAAATGGTTCAGAAATACAAGCAATAAAACTTGGAGATAAGTTTAGTTTTGTTACTGATAATGGAGATTTATATGAAGCTAAATTAGAGTTTAAAAAAAATATAAGAAAAAAATAATTAAAGTGAGTAGCAATACTCACTTTTTTTATTATAATCTATTGATTTAAATGTATTTTATTTTATTTTTTAAATAAAATAGTTTTTATATGGATAAAAAAATTAAAATGCTTGTTGTGCCTTCAGACCGCACTGGTGTAGGATATTTTCGTTCATTAGCACCACATCTTTATATGGCTGAACACTATGGTGACTTATTTGATATAGATATTGTTTATGAAATGCCAACTAGTATTCCACTAGATAAGTTTCTTAAACAATATGATTTAATACATTTTCATAAACAACTTGATAAAAATTGTGAAATAATAAATTTGATAAAATTTCTTGACATAAAATGTATCATGGATGTTGATGACCATTGGGATTTAGGAAAGTATCATCCAATGTCATTGACCGCAGAAAAAGAAAATTGGAAAGGTCCTATAATTGAACATTTAAAATTAGCTGATTATGTTACAACAACTACACCTTTCTTCAAAAAAGAGATTATGAAATACAATAAAAATGTAATAGTGATACCGAATGCTATTAATCCAGAGGAAGAACAATTTATACCAAAACCAACTAAATCTGATAAACTTAGATTTGGTATTATCTGTGGTTCATCTCATTTTCATGATATTTCTATTTTAGATGGGATTGTAAAACAACTTTCTAAAGATGTTCTAGATAAAATTCAATTTGTTTTATGTGGATTTGATACCAAAGGTACTAGAACAATATATTATCTTGATACTGGTCAATCAGAAACTCGTGATATTGAACCACATGAAAGCGTGTGGTTTAAATATGAAAAAATATTAACAGATAATTATAGTATTGTTAGTGAAGACCATAAGAAATTTTTACTAACATTTGCTAAACAAATGGAATATCCCAATATTAATGAAGGTTATAGACGTTGTTGGACTAAACCAATACATGAATATGCCACACATTATAATAATATTGATGTTTTATTAGTTCCTTTAAAAGAAACACCATTTAATATGGTTAAATCACAATTAAAAGTAATTGAAGCTGGTTTCTTTAGTAAAGCCATTATTGCTCAAAATTTTGGTCCTTATACAATTGACCTAGTTCCAATGATTGAAAAAGGTGGAAAAATAAACGATAATGGAAATTCATTACTTGTAGATTCTAGTAAAAATCATAAACAATGGGCTAAATATATAACACGTTTAGTTAATGATAGAGAAATGTTATCAAAATTACAACATAATTTACATGAAACAGTAAAGGATAAATATAGTTTATCTACTGTATGTGAACAGAGAGTAAAAGAATATTTAAATATATTAGGGAAAAACTAATTTTCCTAATATATGTATAAAATATAAAATAGTTTTTGTGTTGAGGACTTGTACTACCTTTAGAATATTCTCTAATTAAGAATATAAAAACATAAGAACAATTAATAAATAATTTAATAAATTTTATAATTATGAAAAAATTAGGAATTAAAGACTATCCAACACCAAATGCTTGGATTACAGTAAACAAAGCAAGAAGAAAGATTTATTTGTATAACAATGTTTATTTAGATAACGGAACTGAATTTGAAATAGAATTATTCAACCCTACATCTGAAAGAGTATTAGCATACATTAGTATTAATGGTAAGAAAATGGGAAGGCAAGGTTTAATCCTTAAACCTGGTCAAAGATTCTACTTAGATAGATTTCTACAAGAAAATCGAAAATTATTATATGAAACATATGAAGTTGAAAATAGTGAAGTAACTAAAAAAGCAATTGAAAATAATGGAGAAATTATTGTAGAATTTTATAAAGAAAAAGAAGAACCTATTAGTATAACATATTCCACTTCAACTATTTCAACACCTATACCTACAATAGACCCATCACCTAGATATTTGTTTCGTAATACAGTAACATCAGATGGTTCTTGTGATGTAAAATGTAGATGTTTAAGCTCAAAGTTATCTACTAATTGTGTCACAAATGCCAATTATAGTTCTTCTGATATAGTTAATGATGCATCTACATTGCTTTCAACATGTAATACAAATAAAATTGAAACTGGAAGAATAGAAAAAGGTAGTATATCAAATCAAAACTTTAGAGAAGAAAATTTTATTTCAGAATCATATCCTTGTTCAAGTGTTAGATATAAAATTTATCCAACATCTGATATGCCACTTGAAACAAAGGTATTAAATGAAAGCAAAAAATACTGTCCAGAATGTGGTAAGAAAGTTATTAAAAAAGGATTTAAATATTGTCCAGAATGCGGTAAGAAAATAAATTAAAAAAAATTAAGGTTGCTATTGACTTAGCAACCTTTTTTTATATTTTTATATATTATATAATATATTAGTATATATATAATATAATATTTTTAATATAAATTATATTAAATAATATATTATATAGTAAAATAATATATTTATTAACTTTTATTATATAATATTTGTTTTTTTAAAAAAAAATATATATGTTTGCATTGTTCTGTTAATGTTAAACAATTTAAAAATATAATTTATGATAACTGAAGAAGTAAAAAATCAAAATTTCATTCTCTTTCAAAAGAAATTAGAAAAGTTAGGAATAGACATACAACCAATGATTGATGGGATTGGTGACAAATTACTGAATGCTCCTTGCTCTACATCAATAGATAGTGGATTAGCTTATGATGGAGCTTTAATTCACAATATACTAAAAGTAATAACACCTTATGCTGTAAGAATTAATGAATTACTTCCAGATAGTATCAAAGTTGATAAAATATCATTAGTGAAAGTATGCTTATTACATCAATTATCTAAGGCATTAATGTTTATACCAAATGATAACACTTGGGAAATAGAAAAAAGAGGTATGCTATATAAATATGCTGAAAGTAATTTAGCTCTTAAAACTGGTATAAGGTCATTAATACTATGTCAAGAATATGGTATTAAATTTACTCCAGAAGAGGTAGAAGCTATGACAATAATTGATAGAGAACCTACTGATGAACAAGCAAGATTCTTTGCTAATCCAATATCAGTTATTGTGAGACAAGCTAATGAATTAGCTACATTAGAAAATAAAAATTTAAATAAAGAAAATAATGGATAAAGAAATCTCCCTAGATAAAAAGGATTTTATTACCTTTGCAAAAGAGGCAATTGGTCAAAAACCGTTAGAAATAAAATTTAAAAAGCTTGATGATAAAGCAGTTGTTCCAACATATGCTCATTATGGAGATGTTGGAATGGATATGACTGCAATAAGTGTTGAATATAATGAACTTATGGATGTTTATATATATCATACTGGATTAGCTTTTGAAAGTGATTATCATTATGGACAATTTCTATTCCCTAGAAGTTCTAATAGAAAAACTGATTGTTATTTATCTAATTCAGTTGGAATTATTGATACAGCTTTATATAGAGGTGAAATTATTTTTTGTTATAAAAGTAGAACCTCAACATATGATAGAGCAAATACAATTGGTTTGAAAGCATTTATGAATGCTTTAGCTGAAGGAAAAGATGCAATAGAAGCTAAATGTGAATATACTTTAGCTAAAAATCGTGTTTATGAAATGACTAAAAATTTAGAGTTTGCTCCTTATAAGATTGGAGATAAAATAGGTCAGATGGTTGTATTACCTTATCCAGATGTAAATTTGATAGAATGTTATGAGCTTAAAGAATCTGTTCGTGGAGATAAAGGGTTTGGTTCAACTGATGAAAAAAAGTAAGTGCCAACATTCATATAAAAGTCATCTTATTGATATTGGTAGAAATAAGATGTTTGTTTGTGATAAATGTAAAAAAGTTAAATTTTTATATTAATAAAGTAATGATTAATAAAAATATAAAATATTCTTATAATGATATTAGTATAGTACCTTCTCCTATGTCTTCTATTGAGCATAGAAATGATTGTATTATTCTTAACAATGATGGTATGTTACCATTATTTACAGCCCCAATGAGTTCTGTTGTTGATGAAAGTAATTTTGACCTTTTTGAATCTAATAAGATTAATGCTATATTACCTAGAACAGTTGACTTGGATATTAGAAAAAAATATACTAGTAATGGAAAATGGGCTGCATTTTCATTATCAGAATTTGAAGAATTATTTGTAAACAATAAAGATATTTACATATATAAAGGTAAACCAATGAAAGTATTAATAGATATTGCTAATGGTCATATGTCTAAAATGCTTGATATGGTTTCTCTCTCTAAAGAGAAATTTAAAAATAATATCATAGTTATGATTGGTAACATTGCTTGTCCAGAAGCTTATTATGCTGTAAAAAATTGTGGTGCTGATTATGTCAGATTAGGAATAGGGGCTGGATTTGGATGTATCACATCATCTAATACAGCAATTCATTATCCTATGGCTTCTTTAATTGAAGAAACTGTAAAAATAAAAGATGCATTAATTCATAGCAATGAATTATCAGTTGATAATGCCCCAAAAATAATTGCTGATGGTGGTATTAGAAATTATTCTGATATAATAAAAGCATTAGCATTAGGTGCTGATTACGTTATGATAGGTGGTGTTTTTTCTAAAATGTTAGAAAGTGCTGCTGATACATACCAATCTGAATATAAAATAATAGATAATGAAATTTTTGAAGGTGATATTAATTTAAAAATAAAGATAAATCAATTTGATAATAGTATTTTTAATTCAGAATATTCTAAACTTTTCCCTAATAAAAAAATACCACCATTAAAAAAAGTATTTTATGGGATGTCTACAAAAAAAGCACAGAAAATGTGTGGTAAAACTGTGTTAAAAACAAGTGAAGGAATTGAAAGAATTGTAAATGTCGAATACACAATGAGTGGTTGGATAGATAACTTCAAGCATTATCTACAGTCAGCCATGAGTTATACAGACTCAAGAAATTTAAATGAATTTAAGAAAAGTAATGTTATTCTTATTTCAAATAATTCGTTTAATTCAATAAATAAATAATATTGAGATGGTTACATAATGCTATGTAACCATCTTTTTTTATGTATACTTGATAATATAATATTTTTTTTTATATTTTAAATAAAAGTAAATATGGAAAAAATATCAGTTGTTATTCCTTCTCGTCAAACAGAAGAAGAAAAAAAAAAGATTTTATTACACATTTGAAAGAAACTAGTGGTTATGAAAATTTAAATATTGTTTTTATCACTAATAATGATGGCATTTCTTTAACTAATATATATAGTAATATAATTAATGAGTTAGATAGTGAAATAGTAATTTTTATTCATGATGATATAGAATTTTTAAAAAATGGATGGGCATCAGAAGTTGTTAAATTATTTGATGAAAATAAAGATTATGGCATTATAGGAATAGCTGGTTCAGCAGAATTTGATAGTGAAGCTGCTTGGTGGAGATACAATAGGAAATATGGTCAAGTTTTACATAGAAAAGATGATAAATCTTGGTTAACAATGTTTTCTCCTTTATTAGAGAAGGATTTACAAGAAGTTGTTGTGGTTGATGGTTTATTTATTGCTGTCAATAAAACAAGAATAACAACAAATTTTGACACTAATATTCAAGGGTTTAATTTTTATGATATAGATTTTTGTTTATCTAATTTTTTGGATAAAAAAACTAAAATAGGTGTTACTACAAATATACGAGTTGCCCACAGTTCAATTGGGGAATTAAAAGTAGAATGGTATGATAACAAAGAATATATTAATAAGAAATATAATAAATATTATCCAATAAAAATACAATAATATGAGTAGTAAATTAGATAAATTAGATGTATTTGAATTACATAATTTAAAAGAGGTGATTAGTTCATTATATCATTCAAATAGTATGATTGTTGAGAACTATACATTAATAAATTCTGATTTTTTATTGGAGAGAATAAGTGGAGAAGAAAAATTAGCTCTTATAAAGAAAAAAGAATACGAAAATATTCTTAAAAAGTTAGATGAATTAATAGAAAAGAAAATAAAAGAAATTTGTTATGAGTAATTTTTTTAAGAGAATATTACATGGTTTAGCGTTTGGTATGAAGAGTGCTAATGATGAAATATTAACCCAGAAAGCATCATCCAATTCTGATACAATTGGGATTCATCAAGTTATTAATGAAGAGAAACTGAGTGATGCTTTATTAAAAGGAGAAGTTACACAAGAAGTTGAAGAACTTAGGCATAGAACATATGAAGTAGCAAAGGAATCAAAAAATTTCACTTATATTGGTGAAGGGGAAGTTGTTAAGCATAAAAAATGTAAAATACATAATAATAAATTTTCCCAACCAAATAAGCTTATTTGTGAAGATGTTTTACATGAACTTAAAAATATTGAAAAATATGGTAATGAAAGATATATTGTATCTTTAAAATATGATGATATTGTTAGATTCAAACTTGAACAATATATTACTATGATTGATGTTGATATAAATGATGATAAACCATTTTTAAGACTACATTTCACAGTTTTTCCAAATAAATATGATAGTAAATCTAAAGCATTCATTAATGAATTAGAAAAAATTGTAAATTTTAAATCACCTTATGAAATTCAACGTAATGAAATATGTTCATCAATTAATAATCTATCATTTATTACACAAAAAGCAATTGGAGAAGATGATTTGATTAAATACAACTTTTTTGATTTATCATTTTCCTACATAGAAAAAAATAGTTTAGAATATATTATAACATATAATTTTAGTTTTTTCACTAAAGATAACATTGAAGATAAATTTTTTAGTGAAACTATGGATAAGAAATACAATAATAAAGAAAAGAAAGATTTAGTATTAAATTTATCTAATGGTCGTAATAGAGTGTGTTCTATGTGTGGAATGCCAATGTCAGTATATGATGGTGACATTACTGAAAGAGAATATGGTAAATCTTTATGCATAAATTGTTTAAAAGAGTATTTACTTTCTAAATAATTTTTTTATTTTTTAAATAAAGTTAAAATATGATTAAAATAGGAATTGAAATAAATAATGTGATTCGTGATTATAATAAACAATTTGTAAAATATTTCAAAAAAGCTATTGACCCATTATTAGATGATAAGGCTATTGACATTGATAATGTTAATATTACAGATATATTAAAATTCTCATCTAAATTGGAGCAAAATAATTTCATTTATACTGATTATCCTTATGAAATATTTGGGTGTGCAAATCCAGTTCATAGAAATCTCCCAACTAAATTAAATGGATGGATTCAAGATATGAGTAATATTGAGGATGAAGAATATAAAGTAGTATTGTTTGGATTATTAGAACAAGCTTTAAGTATTCAATCAACATATTATTTTTTAAGTAAAATAGGTTCTAGAGCAAGACAAGTAATGTTTCCAGAAAATGGTGCAGATATGTGGAATGAATGTGATGTTATTATTACAACCAACCCAAATATAATAGAAAACAAACCAGATGGTAAAAAAGTAATATTGATTGAAAAATCATATAATACTCATTTAAAAGATAAGTCTATTTTACAATATAATTCATTAATGGATTTAATTGAGGATAATAATTTTTTTGATAAAATCAAATAAGAATGGCTAATGATACTAAAATAAAGAAAAATGATAATGTTATTGATGATTTGTTTTTAGCAATTATTAATAAAATAAAATCTATAAGTGAAGAATTAAAAAATATAGGGATTTCTAAAAAAGAAAAAAATCTAATAAATAATGCTAAAAGTGGATTTTCAAGTCTTCAACGCCAATTTACTGTTACAAGTGAATTAAAAGAATTTCTTTTAATTTATTTAGAAGAATTAGATAAAATATATAATGATTTAATTACAGTTGTAGATATAGAAGAGGCTCAAAACTTAAAAACTAAGTTTGAATCAAAAATTTCAAATCCATTATATAATTTTGATATTATTGGTTTTGTCAGCAAACAAGTAATTGATAAGGCTAAAAATGATACCTTTAAATTAGAACAATCATTAGATACACTTAAAGTAAGTGATACTGATTTAGCTGTTATCAAATCTTCATTAAAAAAATTTGATAATGTTCGTGAGAAACGAAATGATTTTAATACCAAAATGTTAACTCACAGTAATGATGATGAGTATGTGGAATCTTTTCTTGAAGCATCAAAAGAGATAATTGAAGAAGTTGCTAAAAAACAAGAAAAATCTGTTATTTCTATTGAAGAATGCCCATTTATTCATAATAATTTATATAAAATTGATTTAGAAATACATAAAGATAATGCTGGAATTTTACCAACAAGATGTTTTATGGTTATTAAAGAATATGAGCCAAAAAAGTACAATTTTTTTCAAAGGTTAATAATTAAACTCTTCAAAATCAAAATATTTAGGTCTGAACAAATTGAATTTACAGAAGATTATAAAAATGATATGAAAAAAGTAATTGATTCAGCAAATTTTGAATATAAATTTATTGTAAAGGATGAAAGATGTTATCATTCACTAAATAGCCTAATAAATAAAATACGTGATAAAATATATAAACATGAGCAATAAAAAAGAAAATGAAATAAGTTATGTTTTTGATTTAGATAATATTCTTAAATTTGTTTTTGATAATGACAATGATAGAACTAATGAATCAGAAATCACAGAGACATATGCTACAGATGAAGAAACTGATAAATTAATGCTTATTAATAAGCAATTAAGAGAAGTTAAAGGTAACAGTGATAATTCTAAACACACAATACGTTATGATATGATTAAAATGTTTATTGAAATATTAAATAATGTAGAAGTAATGACAAGTAAACAAGCATCTCTTGGTGAAAGAATTGTGTTTAATACTATGATTAATAATAATTTAATAAAAGATACTAATTTAAGTGAATAATATGGAAGAAAAGAATATAAAAGCATTATCACGTATTCAAGAAGAAATAGATAAAATAAATAAAAAGGAGAATCATATTTATTTTTTTGTTATTGATACTAAAGGGAATCCTAGTGGAAGTTTAGAATATATATATAATCTAGCATCTATTTTAAAGGATAATGATTATAATGTAACAATGTTATATCAAGAGGAAAATTTCGTTGGTGTTAGAGATTGGTTAGGGGATAAATATGCTGACTTAGAACATGCTGATATATCTAAAGGAGATGTTAGTGTATCGCCTAGTGATATATTATTTATACCAGAATTATTTTCTAATATTATGGGACAAACAAAAAATCTTCCATGCAAAAGAATTGTAATTTTGCAAAATTATGACTATGTATTGGAACAAATTCCTTTGTCAGTACAATGGGGAGATTATGGAATTATGGAAGCATTAGTTAATACTGATATTAATGCTGAATTAATTAAAAGTATTTTTCCATATATTAAAACAAATGTAGTAACACCATATATTAGTCCTATTTTTGGTACTACTTTAGCCCCAAAGAAAATGATTATTAATATTGTAGCAAAAGACCAAAGAAATGTTAATAGAATAGTAAAGCCATTTTACTGGAAATACCCTACATATAAATGGGTTTCATTTAGAGATTTAAGAGGATTATCCAAAGAAGATTTTGCTTCAGCATTAAGAGAAGCTGCTATTACAATTTGGGTAGATGAAGATACTAATTTTGGTTATAGTGCTATTGAAGCTATGAAGAGTGGTTCTATTGTTATTGCTAAAATTCCAGAAATTGCTCAAAAATGGATGGAAAGTGATGAAAAGGATTCAGTAGGATTAAGTAATTGTTGTGTGTGGTTTGATAATTTTCATTCATTACATAAACAAATAGCAAGTGTTGTTAGAGCTTGGACTGTGGATAATGTACCAAATGAAATTTTTGAAGAATCTAAAAAGGTGACTGAAATGTTTTCTTATGAAAATACTAAGGATATGTTGATAACATATATTAATGGAGTATTAAATAATAGAAAACAAGAAATGGAAGTATTAATTAATCAAATTAAATCACAAAATAGTAACAACAATGAAGAATAATAAAGAGAATATAGTAAAAGATATGGTAGTTATTATACCAATACATGAAACTAATGAAGAAATATTGAAATTGCTTGATAGAGCAATTAAGAGTGTTCCACAAGATATTGAAATCAGATTATCATGTAAAAATGGGTTATCAGAAACATTTAAACAAGTTATAATTGATAATGCCCCAAGAAAAGGTGGTATTGTATTATATGAAGATTCAGATGTAGATTCAAAAAGTGATTTTGCTACATTAGTTAATCAAGCTGTTAGAGATTCTAAATGGTTTTCTATATTAGAGTTTGATGATGTTTATACATCTATTTGGTTTGATAATGTTAAGAAATATATTGATTTTGAACCAGATGTTTCTGTATTTATTCCGTTAGTAGATTTAATTGATTATAACACTAATTCATATGTTGGATTTGGTAATGAAGCTGCATGGGCCTCATCATTTTCTAATGAATTAGGCTATATAGATAATGACTGCCTTCAATCATATTTTGATTTTTATTTAACTGGTTCAGTCTTCAATACAGAAGATTGGTTAGCTAATGGTGGGTTAAAGTCATCTATTAAGATAAGTTTTTGGTATGAATTTTTGTTAAGAATGACACAAAATCATAAAAAAGTTTTTGTGATTCCTAAGATGGGATACCAACATTTTATTAATCGTAATAATTCATTATTTGATACTTATGCAAGAGAAATTGACACTAATGAAAGTAATTGGTGGTTTGAATTAGCTAAACAAGAATCTTTCTTTAAAGAAGATAGAAATAAAGTTTATAACAAAGATATATAATGAATGAATTTATTAAAGATTTAGATAAAAGGTATGATTTCTTACATAGAGACATGTCTGCTAAAGAAGCTGTTAAAAGATGGGAAAAATATGGTTTCTTAGAAGGTATTGGAAATGAGACTGTTAAAATATGCATAGTTAAGTCTTATGACGATTTAGTTGAATATGTGGTTAAAAATAACTATTTTAATGGTAAATATGAGTTCTTTACAGTTATATCTTTTCCACTAATTAGAAGGGTTATAGGTAAAGTTACAACATTATTAAATCCAGAAAAGGTTTGGGATTATATAATGAACACTGATTTCAATCAAATTTATCAATATCTAGTTAATGGTAAAGGTAATGTTGTTCATTATATAAGTCCATATTTAAAAGGAAAAAAAATATTTGAAATATATAACATAGATGCTGATGTTATTAAGCAAATTAATAAAAACGCAAAAGGTGATATAGAAGCTGAAATAATAGCAGCATTAAGTGACTATATTATTGATGATTTAAAGTAATTTAACATAAAGGCATTATTACTCATAATGCCTTTTTTTAATGATGCATCATAATAACGTAAAAGATTTCATAATGAAGTAGGTTAATGGAAAGTATAATGTTAATATTATAGAATAGTATATGATGCTGTTAATATAAAAAAGAAAAATAATTATATTGCAGCAATGGCAAAACGAGGAAGAAAAAGTAAAGCAGAAAAAGAAGAACAACAAAGAAAAGGTTATTTTTATGAAACTGAAGAAGAAGCATTTGTAAATTATATAACAACAGATGATGAAAATGAAAAAAATAAAATTTTCAACTTATATCTGTTTCCAGCTTTTACAAAAATGATAGAATCAATTATTAGAAGATATAAATTGTATCCACCAGATGAAGAATATCAAGAAACATTTGATGATACAATATCTTTTATGATTACCAAATTAAATAGATTTGACCCATCAATGGGTTATAAAGCATATTCATATTGTGGTACTGTGTGTAAGAATTATCTTATTCTTAAAATGAATCAATTCAATAAGAACCAGAAGAGAAATTCGTCATATGATAATATGTTTAATGAATTAAATGATAGTATTAAGTTTTCTTATGACCAACATAGTTCTAAAATCGCATTTCTAACAGAATTAGTAGAAAATACTGTTAGTGAAATTAGAGAGATGTTAGATAATAAACAAAAATTTAAATTAAATGAAAACGAAATAAAAGTTGGTTTAGCATTAGTGAGTTTATTAGGAAACTGGGAAGAATTATTTGCTCAAATGGGTAGTAATAAATTTAATAAAAGTTCAATCCTTCTATTTTTAAAAGAAACAACATTATTAAGTACTAAAGAAATTAGAGATGGGATGAAAAAATATAAGAATGTTTACTATCTTATAAAGAAAAAAATAATAGACGAAGAATCATAAAAAATATTATTCTTAATAATTATCTATTAAATACTGTAAAACTATGGCAAAATATAAAATACAAATAAATTCTATTGATAATGTTAAGGATTTATTACAAGAAACATATAGATTGGCTGATGAACAAATTAAGTCAGCACAAGATGAGATGAATAAACTTATAAATTCAACTAAACTTCAAGATGAAGTTATGGAAGGTAAAGGTAAATATGCAAAAGCGATGAATGACTATATGACAATAAAAGATAAGTCTATTAGTCGTAAACTTGAGATAGCTAAATTACTTACAGAAATATATAAACATAATGGAGATGTTGAAAAAACATTAAATGATGATACTGCTACAAAAGGTATGTCATTTGACTTTTCTAAGATTAGAGAAATAGTTAATAAGTCTCATGAAGAAAATGATAAAAACAAAGTTAAAACAATTGAGTTAAATAAAAAATAATTATAATGGCTGATACAACTAAACAAAAAAAGGAAGCATTAGGATATATTGATGCAGCAATTACAATATTAGAAAAATATCCAAATCTTCAATCTATTGACTCTCTTCTTTCTTTAGGGGTGACTGCTAATCCTTTTGGGTTTTTAATAGATATTTGTAGGTCATTAGGTTGTTATGAACAAATGCTACAATGGTTAGTTAATTTTTTAACAGCAACTCTTCCAGCTGTAGAACTTGGTGTAAAAGGCATATTGTTATCCAATATCAAATCTACAATATCTTGTTCTAGTGACCCTAGAATACCTAATTATATGCGTAAGCCTAATACTGGAGATTTTACAACTGTAGACACAACTAAAGGTTTATTGATAAATATTGGAGCACTAGATTATATGTATATGTTATCAGTATCACCTTTGAGTGATGTTGGTAAGACAATATATTTTGGTACTGATGGTATGATTAATACATACCAACTAGCAAGAGCAAAAGATTTTAATGCATTTATGTGGTTTGCTATACATAAAGCTAATTTTCCATCCCCAACAGTAGTTAATGGTGATGTAAAGAATTTTTTTAATTCAAAAGGTTTGAATATAGACAGAGATAATCTTTTAGGTGTTAGCACAATAACTCCTATTAATTCTAATTCTCGTTCTGGAATTTTAGTTGGAAATTCATTTATCCAAAGAAATAATTCATTTTCAACAGTATTAAATATTTGTATTGATACATTAAGAGATGAAAATGGAAATATTGCACAAAACACATTACTTCCAGTTTCAAGTGATTGGCAAAGTGTTAATTGGTATGTTGATAGTGGGACATATTTTGATTTTTTAAAGCCAGAGGAATCTAGAGTTCCTAGAGATTATGGTAGAGAGAAAGCTATATGTAATTTGAGATTTGTTAATAATATTAGTGCTCATGCTTCTTATATTGAAAACACACAAAATAAACTTCAATTAACTATTTTACCAAAGCCATTTGTTCATCTACCACATAATGGAGAACCAGCTTGGAGAATACAAAGGATTCTTTTTAATGAAAATGGAGAACCAGATAAAAATGGTAAATATTCTTGTAGAATATTGAATAGTCATCCAGTAGATAGGGGTGACAGTTATAGTTACTCTATTGTTAATCAAAATGGAATAGATGTTAATACATTGTTTGTTTATAAAAATGATGGAAGTTATACAGTAGAAAATGATAATATTGATGGATTATATGAATGTTATCCTGGGTTAACAGTATATGAATTTAATTATGACTATGTTATGGGAATGCAACTATTTGATGCTAAAGTTGTAACATCTAAATTACTTAACTTAATTACAAACCTAGAAGTTGGTGTTAGTTTGAATCTTAACAAAACACAGATTGAAGCGCAACAACGTATAGCAGAGGTTGTAAAAAACATCATAGAATCTGATGCTTTTGAAGTTAGTGATTGTTATTTCACATTCTCTAATGAAAAATATAATCAGATGTCTAATGCTGCTGAATTAAAAAAATTAAAACAACAACCATTTGAGGGAGAAACAAGTAAGGTTAGTTCAATAGATACTGATTCTATTATAAACATTTTAAATGAATTTTCAGAAGAAGGAACATTAGAAGAAAATAAAGATGTTATAACTAGAGCAATAAATCAAGTTACTGCATCTATAACTGAAGGAGTTGAACCAGAAGATATTTATGGTGTACAAGTTAATATTATATGTGAATTAGTACAAGGGTTAGTAAATTCTATTGTTGATAGTCTTTTGAGTCCTAAATTAGTGCTTTTATTTGAAGTAAATAAGAGATTAATGGGGGATAGTGGAGAATCATTGAGTATAGATGATTTTCTAAATTCAATAATGAATATTATTGTAGCCATTATTAAGGAAATTAGAGATTTGATTCTAAAAGAATTATTGGATTTTGTATTAGAGCAATTACAACCAATATTTGAATTACTTGCAGATAAGATATTTATGGAACAAGCAATGGTTTATAGAGAATTATTAAGACAAATGATTAAAGCATGTGGATTTGGAAAAGGTAAAAAAGCAGAACTTGAGACTCAAATTGACAGTGTTGATTATGCTGATATTGACCCAATAGAACAACCTAAAACTGACGAATGTTAATAAATAATTATTATGGGAATAGAACAAATTTGTGATGCAATAAGAAATTTATTTGATAAAATAAGACCAGCTGCTGCTGCAATACCAGGAATTATAATGGTATGTAGTTTGTTGAAACGACCAGGTTTATCAGTTATGGTTAGTGCTGGTAATATTATTAAACGTCAATCAGAATTTGGTGCTCCTACTGGAATGGCTCCAGATGGAACACCAAACATGATGAATGGATTAATAGTTACAATAGTTGACGAAGTTTATAGGGCATTAAGAGAAGATGCTAATATACAAGTTGCTTATGGTCCAGGAACAATAAATGTGACTGCAACTGGTGCAAACAGTGGGGGTCCAGTAACAGTTGTTGGAGCTAATATTAATTATGGCAAAGGTGTTGCCCAAATGTTATAAATTATGATGGATAAGATTGATTTTGATAATTTAAGTAATTCTGAAATTAGAATTAAATTAAAAACCCTTGAAGAAGAGTATGAAGTTAAGAAAAATAACATAGCTGCTTTACTAGAGGAAATGGAAGAGTTGGATAAAGTTTATGATAAAGGTAAAACTATATTAAATAAACGAACTAAAGGTAAATTATTATGAGTGAAATATTAATTAAACAAGGACAAGTTGAATCTGTTGAAGATAATGCTGATGGTTTGAGAATAAAAGTAAGGTTATCACAAGATGGCAGTGTTTCATTACAAGAATTACCATATGCATTTCCATTATTACCAAAAACAATTCAATCTGTTCCAAAAATAGGTGAAGGGGTGTTTGTTTTTACTTCTGAAATTGGAAACAATAAAAGTAATAGATTTTATATAGGTCCTATAATATCACAGCCACAATTTCAATCATCTGATAGTTATTCATATGGTAGAGGAAGTGCATTATCACTATTACAAGGTGGAGCAGTTGAACCATTAGCTAAAATATCTAATTATGCTGAAACAGAAGGGGCATTCCCTAATGTAAATGATATAGCTATTGTTGGAAGAAATTCAGAGGATATAACATTAAAGAAAGGTGAAATTGATATTAGATGTGGAATTAGAGAAACACCATATGTTGATGACACAAATTTAATTGGAGAAGTTGTTTTTAATAAAATTGACCCAGCATATTTACAATTAAAATATAAAAAAAATCTATCAACTGGAAGTGGAAGAGAAGCAAATAGTATGATAAATTTAGTCGCTGATAAGATTAATATCATTAGTCATAAAGATAAAAATTCATTTAATTTAACTGATAAATCTAATCTTATTAATGATAATGAAATTGATGATATTATGAGTAAATTACATCAATTACCATATGGAGATGAATTGTTAAAATTATTAACACTTTTTAGACAAGCATTATTAACTCATGTACACCCATACCCATTGATGCCTACTTGTGTTAGTGATTATGTTAAAGAACTATCCAATTATGATATGTATAAGATTCTTTCAGAACATGTTAGAATTAGTTAATATTTATATATAAAAATAAAACTCATCAATGATTACAAGAACATATTTAAGTAAATTTAACACAATTATTAAAGATTCCACATTGAATACTGGTATAAATCCAGTAGCAGAATTAATGTATGGAACTAATATTTCTAGAATGTTAATATATTTTGACCATAATAAATTAAAAAGAATGGTAGAGAATAAAACATTCCCAGATTTAGCTAAATTTAAGCATTATCTTAAAATAACAAATGCTGGGTCAATTGATTTCACTCAAATTCACCATAAAGAAACGAGTTCAATAGATGAATCTGTTAAGATACGTGCAACTTCTTTTGATTTAATATTTTTTTTAGTACCCAAAGAATGGGACAATGGAAAAGGTTTTGATTATAGTAGAACATTTTTTAATCAAGGGTATTATGGTCAAGAATGTAATGATGTTTTTAGTGATAGTGCTAGACTAATTTCTACTGATGCATCAAATTGGTATCAAGCTAAGAATGGTTATTATTGGGATGAAGATGGCATATATTCAAATGATACATTATCAAAAGAATATGATAATTTTTCTAGTGGAGAAGGCAGTAAAATTATTATTGGAAGACAACATTTTGATATTGGTAATGAGAATATAAATTTAGACATTACTGATATAGTAAATAGATTTATCACTGGAGATTTAACTAATTATGGTATTGGAATTGCATATTCTCCTATGTTAGAGCTAACTAAATCTAGTGTCGAAAATTATGTTGGTTTTTTAACTCCTAAAACAAACACATTCTTTGAACCATATTTAGAAACAATATATTGTGATTATATATCAGATGATAGAGCTAATTTTGTTTTAAACAAAAACAATAAACTATACCTATACTCTAATATTGGGGGTAATCCTACTAATTTAGATGAAATTCCTAAATGTCATGTTAATGATATTGAATATGAAGTTAAACAATATTCTAAAGGTGTATATTATATTGATATTAACCTTTCTCAAAACGATTTTAAAGCGAATACAATGCTTTTTGACGTGTGGAGTAACATTATATACAATGGAACTAAATTTGATGATGTAGAGCTTGATTTTACTCTTAAAGGTAGTGATAAATGGTTTAGTTTTGGAAGCACAATTCCTCATACACCTAGTTTCATACCAAATGTTTATGGGATTAAAAATGATGAACATATCAAAAGAGGTGATATTAGAAAATTGAATATTGATGCTAGAGTACCATATACAAATAATCAATCAGAATTAGTTGATGAAGTTAAATTTAGATTATATGTGAAAGATGGTACTAGAGAAATTGATGTTATACCATTTATGAAAGTTAATAAAACTTTTCTAGAAAATTATGTTATGATAGATACAAGTATATTAATTCCAAATCAATATTATATAGATATTAAATTTAATTATAATATGGAAAATATTATCCATCATAATGTTTTAAGTTTCAACATAGTAGATGATTTGAATAATAAGTATAATTAATATTATCATTTATTTACATCATTTATTGTTATTATGTATTATTTATAGTAAAAGGTATTAAAAATGGATATTTTTAGTATAGACATATAAGTAAGGGTGTGGTATTACAGTTAGTTGTACCACACCCTTTTATGTATAATAACAAATTAATTTAAAATGTATGAGTAAGAAGAAAAATCTTAGAGATTTAGATGAGTTCGATAAAGAGTATATCGAATCTAAAATGAACAATGGTATTGAAGATAGGGGAAGTAATACTTACACCAATTGTTCTAAAGCATTAAATTATAAAATAAGCATTAAATGTAAAAACAAAAAACAAAAAGAGTTCTTAAATATACTTAAAAATGAAAGAAATGAAATATGTTTTGGTGTTGGTAGTGCTGGTAGTGGAAAATCTTTTATAAGTATTGGTTATGCATTACAAGTACTCAAAGATGCTGAAAACCCATATAAAAAAATAATAATAATTGTTCCTACATGTGAAGCTGGAAATATGTCATTAGGATTCCTCAAAGGAACATTAGAAGAAAAATTAGCTCCATACTTAGAAGCCGATTCATACACTATGGAAAAAATACTTTCTCAAAGTGGAAACCAAAATTCAAAACAAATTGTTAATGAATTAATAAAGTGTGAAATGATTGATTATCAATTAGTAAACTTTGCTAGAGGAAAAACATTTGATAATTGTATTCTTCTAATTAATGAATCAGAAAATTATTCCAAAGAAGAGATATTGCTTCTATTAACTAGAATTGGAGAAAATTGTAAACTAATAGTAACTGGTGACCCAATACAGCTTGATAGAAAAGATATTAAAAAAACTAATTCAGAATGTGGATTAACTTATGCAATGAATAAACTATGTGATTTAGAAGAAGTAGATTGTATAACTTTTGATGAGAGTGATATTGTAAGAAATCCATTAATTAGTAAAATTTTACAAAGATTTAAAGATTAGATAAAAAAAGAGACTAGATTAATCTAGTCTCTTTTTTATGTTAGAATATTTTATTTATTTTCTAATGCTTCAATTCTAGCAGTTAATGCTTCTATTGTACTTTTCAATGTTGCAATTTCAGTATTAGCAGCTTCAATATCGCTCAAATAAGCTATTTTATTGGCTTCTGAGCCACTTTGTCCAGCTTCTTGAACAGTTGGTCTGATTCCACTAGGAACATTCAAATTTAAGGCGTATTTTGTAGAACCAAAGTCCATTACATCCCATTCATTCAATTGGGCAATTACTGCACCATCCTCTGGGTTACTTCCGTCAGTACCATATTTAGTACCTACCAATTGACCACCAGATGGTAGTACAATTTTAGATTTGGAACTATCCCACTGAACCTTGTATTCAAGAGCTTTAGATGTATTTTCCAAATCTTCATCAATTCTTTGACCGCAGTAGTCTACATCAGTTCTTAATTTGGCTTCAATACCTTCTGCACGCTCTTTTTCAGCAATAATGGCATCAGCATTAGCTTTTTCAGCAGCACGAGCAGTAGTGGCTTCTGTTTGTAAATCATTTTGTATCTGTGTATCAGCTTCCCCTCTAGCAGTTACTTCTGCTTGCAATTCAGTAGTATCAGCCTTAGCATTTAACTTATCTCCAAGTTCATTATCAATTATGTCACTGATTGAAGTGATATTACCTTCATCAATTCCATTTATTAATTTGTGAACTATTACATGTAAGTGGTCAACTATACCAGTTCCATGATTAACATTATCTTCATACTCTCCACTTTCATTTAATACTGTAGATAATTTTTGTATATCATTAGTATTAGCACTAATATGATTATCTAATTCTTGTTTAGCATCACTAACTGCGGTTGATATTTTATTTTCAACATCAAGATTTAAATTATCTAATTTACTAGTTAATTCGCTATCAGTATATTCTTTAGCTTCTGTTAAAACTCTATTAAGTTCTATAGTAATGTCTTCTGTTTTAGAATATTCAGCAAATTTAGATTCCAATGGATTAACTTTTTCATCTATTTTACCTTCTATTCCATCAGTAATACCAGAAGTTACAGTATTAACATAAGTTCTAACACCATTAATAGTATCAGCAGTAGCTAAATCAGTAGAAGTTCCAATTAACTCTTTTTTAAGATTATTGATTGCTTCAGTGTTATCTCCACTAGCTGTTTCAATATCGCTCAAATAAGCTATTTTATTGGCTTCTGAGCCACTTTGTCCAGCTTCTTGAACAGTTGGTCTGATTCCACTAGGAACATTCAAATTTAAGGCGTATTTTGTAGAACCAAAGTCCATTACATCCCATTCATTCAATTGGGCAATTACTGCACCATCCTCTGGGTTACTTCCGTCAGTACCATATTTAGTACCTACCAATTGACCACCAGATGGTAGTACAATTTTAGATTTGGAACTATCCCACTGAACCTTGTATTCAAGAGCTTTAGATGTATTTTCCAAATCTTCATCAATTCTTTGACCGCAGTAGTCTACATCAGTTCTTAATTTGGCTTCAATACCTTCTGCACGAGTTGTTTCTGCTATTATTGCATCTGCATTAGCTTTTTCGGCAGCACGAGCAGTAGTAGCCTCATTTGCTAAATCATTTTGTAATTGTGTATCAGCCTCACCTCTAGCAGTTACTTCTGCTTGTAATTCAGTTCTTGTGGCTTTAGATTGTTGTAAGTTTACTAAAACCTCTGAAATTTGGTCATATTGTGCATCAAAATCAATTTGGCTAACAATTGTACCATTTTTGTCTCTAAAATTGTATGTCCAAGGACCTTGTTTGTCAAATGAGAAATTACATGTTAATCCATCACTAGCAACACCTAAGAATTTATCTCCATCTTTTACTTTAATTGAGAATACATTATCAGTTAATTCAATTCCATTACCAGCAATATATGTATCAATTAAATCACCAATATTAACTTTGGTTTCTTTGTCACCTTCACTTGTTTCAAATACAAAGATTAATTCCTTAGTGTTTGAGTCATAATCTACTTTTTTTAAGAATTGGTCTTTTGGAATATTAATATCCCCTTTATTTACACCATCAACCATTAATATGTAATGCAAGTTATTTTCAGTATCTTGAATAAGTTCGACAGTGCTTATTTTACCATCTCCCATTTCAACTATGTCACTCAAATAAGCAATTTGATGTGCTTCTTCTCCACTTTGACCAGCTTCTTGAACTGTTGGACGAACATCTTTTGGAGTATTAATGTTAAATTTAACACTAGCACTACCAAAATCAGCAATTCCCCAACGATTAAGCTGAACAAGGCTAGAATTATCACCTTCTAAATTACCACCTAGTATTAAATCACCATTTTTTAAAACAATAGCTTTTCTTTCTGGAAGATTTTCATCTGCTACATCAACATATTTAACAGCTTTTTCTAGTTCTGGTCTGATTTCATTATCAATTCCACCATTTATAGTATTGAAACCATCCATCATGTTCTTATTAATGGTATCAATAGATTGAACTAAATTAGTATTAACTGTTGCTATATCTTCTGCATTTTTTTTAATGTCTTCTTTTAATTCAGTAACATCAATATCTTTAATTTTTTCTTCTAGGCTAGCAATATTATTTCTATTCTCTTCAATTGCTGGTCTAATTTCATTATCAATTCCACCATTTATAGTATTGAAACCATCTGCCATATTTTTGTTAATAGCATCAATGGACTGAACCAAATTATTATTAATAGTGTTAATAGTATCCCATTGTTGATTATCAACTTGTTCACGTATAGTTGATTCTTCTTTTAATTGTTCAGAAGTAACATAATTAGTCAAATTAATTGCCAAACCATCTTCAGTAGCATCTAATATTTCAGTACTATCTTGATTAATTTTTATATTAATTCTTTTTTCATCATCAATTTCAATACCATTACCATTTTGATATGCCTCAACTAAATCTTGTACATCAATTCTGATTTCACTATTTGTAGTATCATCCATACCAATTTCCAAGACAATTTCTTGAGTTGCCTTATCATAATATCCACGTTGAATTGTTTGTGCTGAAGGTATCTCAACAGAACCAATCTCCATATTATCTTTACCAATTAAACTAAGTATACCACCTACTAAGTTTAATGATAATTCAGCTAATAATGAACCATCCTCTTCAATTGTAATAATTTTATCTTCATCAGATATAGTTACTTCAAAGTTTCTAGGTTTCATGTACAACTGTTCCACGTAATTGTATGTGTTTAAAGATTGCATCATATTTTTATTTTATTTTAACTTATTTTAATAATAAATATTTGCGAAATTATTTAAATAATGGTATTTTTGCAGTAAAATTGAAAAAATATGAATGAATTTAAAATAATAATCGCTGGTTCTAGAAATTTTGCTAATTATCTATTTTTAAAAGAAAAAATGTTAAATATTATTAGTAAAAAAATAAAAGATGATTGTAAAATAGTTATAATATCTGGTACAGCAAATGGTGCTGATAAATTAGGAGAAAAATTTGCTAATGAATTTGGGTATGAGTTAAGAAAATTCCCAGCTGATTGGGAAAGATTTGGAAAGTCTGCTGGTTATAAGCGTAATGAACAAATGGCTGACAACGCAGATGCTTTAGTTGCATTTTGGGATGGGATTAGTAAAGGCACTAGCCACATGATTAATATTGCAAAAGAACGCAATTTATTAATTAGGGTTATAAAATATTAAAAAAGGTAAGCTTCGAGCTTACCTTTTTATTTATTGTAAAGTTTGAGAAACATTTAAAGGGTTGTTTTTGATATGTAATAATACTTTTATTAATTTTTCATCTTCCGAGAATGCTTGTTGAGCATCACTTCTATTATATAATTTGATGTTCATAACATATAAAATTCCAGTATCAGAATCTAAATCAAATATGATTTGAAAATCTATAAAATCTAAATAGAAATTACCATTATCTTCTTCAGCATAACAACCATCTCCTATTTTATTCGCAATGTTTTCTAAATAAGACATTATAACATTTGAATATTCCCATTTAGAATACATTGTATCATCTTCATATTCATCATAATCTTCTTTAACTATATTCATAATTTTTTTTAATGATGTTTCATTTATTCTAACTTTCTTCATTGTAACATATTTATATAATAAATATTATCAATTTTATGAAATTAATATTAAAAGAAGCTCAAGAAAGAATTTTACATAAATATATTTTAAATGAATATGCTGGATATGTTAATGGGTGGTCAAATCTAATTCAATATATCTATAACCATACAAATAAACTATTTAATAGTATACGTAATTCATACAACAATCAATTAGACGATGAAATTGTTAGTATATTAAGAAAAAGCTATGAAGATACTTATGATGATGCATTTCCACCTTTAGTTATAAAAGAAAATACCTTAAATAAATTAGGTATATATAATCTTATGACATTAACTATTCATTATATTATATATTCTGGACTAGATGGCGCAGCTTTTGATAAAGATAGCATAACTAGAATTAATAATAAATATAATAATGCAGAGATATATATTAGCGTTCCTAATTTAATTGTTAGAGAAAATGAACTAAAAGTTTCACTACAACATGAATTAACTCATTTATATCAATTGTTAAAAATGTATAAACAAAATGGAATAGAACATACCAATAATACATTTCAAAATAAATTCTATAATAGTAATTTAGAGAAAAATAATATACCTAATATATTTTCATATGCATTCTCAAAGATAGAACTTAATGCATATATATCTGAATTATATACAGAATTAACAGAAAAACAAGCTGATATGAATAATTATAAAGAAATAGTTTCTAATAGTAAAATCTATGATTTATTGAATCTTTTAATTAAAATTAAAAACGCTTTTTCTGGAAAGAATTGGGAAAAATATACCACACAAGTAATTAATTGGATTGATAATAATCCAGAACATATTGATATGTTCCCATCAAATAATGGTATGTCTTTACAAAGATATAATAAACGATTAATAATGATGATGAATGATAAGATTAAATATATCAATGCTAAAATTAATAAACTTGTTGAAAGGTATTTAATGAATATAAAAAAAGAGCAATAGGCCTATTGCTCTTTTTTCTTCCAAATATACTTAATTAAGCCACAATCCCAAATTCTATCATATCCTAATTCTTTAGTCATCTCGCTTTCAGTCATTGTTAGTGGTAAACCATATTTTTTATGAAGAATTTGCTTTCTGAAATTGAATTTATGAAACCTTTTAAATTTATCTACTTTAGGATTATAATATCTATATTCTGGAGCTAGATACTTATCAAATTTAAAACCTAATTGTATATAGATATTATTTTCCTCATCAACAGTCCATCTTCTATCAGCAAATGATTTAACTTCATCTGGATTGTAATTTCTTATAAAATAGTTAAATAATTTGCCCCCAACACCTTGACAGACATAATGATAATCACTTGCAAATCTTGTTAAATCCCAATTATTGGAGTTTTTATTTTCTATTTTAAAACTCATAACACCAATAAGTATATTATTAAAATATGCTCCTAAATATATTGTTGACATTGAAAAACCTTGAATATGATATGCATCTAAAAAATTTTTAGCTGTATATGTGTCTATTTCTTTAATAATACATTTTCTACCAGGTATTCTAGCCAACCCTCTTTTGATACCTAAAATATGAGAAATTTTATTAAGTACAATTTCTTTATGAAAAACATATTCGTCTTCAAAGATATGAATTAATTTAATACCATTATTATTACATTTTTGTAATTTATCTAGATGATACATTCTATTTTTTCCACCAAAACTTTCAGTATGCCATTTATTTCCATTAAATTCAATAGCAATATTTTTAATTAGAAAATCTAATTCGAAACCATTTAATATTTTTCTATTGTGTTGTTCAAAATCAATATTATTATTTAACAATAATTCTTTAATTTCTTTTTCATAATTAGATTCAAATCTAGGCCAACTTTCATTTTGATTCATTTTGTCAATGCATTTTTTTAATTTGTCTTTTGTTGAAACTGATATAATATTACTATCACCAAATTTATTTATATATTCACATTTAGTAATATTATGTTTAGTTAAATGCCTATCATCAATTAAATGTAAATATTCACCACAAATTAAGCACTTAACTTTATTCTTCCTATTAATAAATCCTTTCAAATAAAATTCATCAGTTGGGTATATCTTTAAATGAGCATCTATATCTATATTATGACAAGAAGATAAATGTTTTTCATAAGCATTTGATTTATTATTAACATCAACTGTTTCCCAATTACAATATGGGCATTTTTTTGTTTCTTTTAAAGATAATTGTCTTACCTTTTTTGGTTTTTTTTCGTTCTTAACATGTCCATTCCATTTTGAAATTTTAACACCATTTTCTTTAAATAAAGAACGTATTCTTTTTATACGTAATTTATATTTTTTACTAATTTCTTGCATTGTTAATAATTTCACTTGATAGTCATTTATCATTTGCTCAAGCAATTCATTATTAACTTCTCTTTTTTTACCAACATTAAATATTTCAATATGTTCTTTTAATAATTTAGAAACTCTTATATGACTTGTCTTAAATTTCTTTGCAACTTTATGCAAATTATGTGTTATTTCATATTCTTTAATTAATTCATCTATATTTAAATCTTTTTTTTGCATAAAAATTAATTGTTTTAATTTTATATATAAGCAAATATATATAAAATAATTAAAAAAAACAAAAAAAGAGTAGATAATCCAATATCTACTCTTTTATATTTGATAAAATTCTGAAAAAATTATCTCATTTCACTTGGAGACCAATAAGTCAAACCATCAACACGAATATGACCATAATAACGGTTATTAACCATTTTCTTAGCATATCTTGTCATAATTCCTTTAACTGGAGCAAAGTTAAATGGATTGTACATTGTAGGAGTCAATTGCATAGGTACATATGGTGCATAAATGTAACCAGTATCTAACAATGATTTACCTTTGTGACCAATAATGATTGACCAATGTGGAGCATATGGGTCACGATAAACCTGGTAACGTCCACTCAATGAACCAATTTTTTCAATACCCATGTTGTATTGGTCTGATTCAGCACTTGCATCAGTTACGTGGAAGTATTCCAAGTTATCAAATAAAGCTGAAATTTCAGAAGATACTACAATGAAGTTAGCACCACCACGTAATGTTGATTTGTGGATTTGAGCTGAAATTTGGTTGATTTTTGTCATTAATTCTTGGTTCCAGTCTTTTTGAGTGTAGTTAGTTGAGAATGCAGCCATTCTTCTCCAACCATTAACATCCCAACGAGCTTGCCAAGGTGCACCTTTACGTAAGTCACGTAAAATTTCGCGGTCAATTTCAGCAGCAATTTGTTCTGACAAGATAGCAGTCAATTCAGCTTCCGCATCAATATTGTGGAATGCAGATACGTCTTGTGCTAATTCTGGAGACCAAGTTGCTCTTAATTTTCTTTCTTCAACTGATACAGTAACAGAGTCTAGTTTGAAAGACACTTCACCGATTTCAGTTTCTAATTCTAAAGAATCATATTGTGCCCATGCAATTTTGAATAAATCAGCTACACTCTTACCATTTAATGCGGTTGGAGCAATACCAATATAACCATCAATAGTTTTACCTTGGTCACGAGTTGGTTTAGCTAAATCCAATTCAATATACATTTTACCTTGTGCATCACATGGATTACCATATTCAACAATACCTTTACCATATTTTTGAGTTACAACTCTAAATGGAATAGATTCGTTAGCAACAAATGAAGTTGTTCCATCTACAGATGCAATTGCACTTGTGTTGATAACTTTAAGTGAAGCTAAGAATGCTTCAGTATCCATTTCATTACCATCTGGACCAGTTAATTTACTAGCATTATATGATGCAAAGCCATCAACAGCTAAGATAATATTACGGATAGTAGCATCAGCACCATTTTGTCTATAAGTACTTAAATCACCAGCAAATGGTTGCATACCCATTGGAGTTAACACATATGGTTCAGCATTACCCATTCTGATAGTAACTTTTCCTTTTGAGTTGTCATATAAGAAATCATTATAGAATAAGTCATATAAAGATTTTTCGAAATATTTTACAATTTCTGGACCAACTTTTCTTAATTGAGTAGGTTCTACACCAGCAGCAACAGCAGCTTCATAAGAAGCATACATAGTACCAGTAGCTAAATCTTCCCATTGTCCAGTTATACCATTAACTACTTCATCTGGTAAGTAATAACGAGGTTCTATTGCACCTTCTTTGTTTTTGTTTACACGATTGTAACCCATTAGTCCTTTATGAGAACCAGTAGCACCATCTTGTAATTCACCATTAGGTCCTAAACCTTCCCATTCTCTTTCAGAAGTTACTGGTAAGATAAAGAACAATTTACCAACTGGTAAATTCATAGCTTGAACTGATACAATATCATTAGCAAGCAATTTTGAGAACACACGTCTGATTATAGGGAAAACCACTGTTTCAAAAGAACCAGAGTTATCAGAAGCAGTTGCTTCATAAATTAAGTGTTTAGCTTCATTTTCATACAAAGTAGCAATATTTTCTTTGATATGTCCTTCCAAGCCTTCAACAAAACCAAGTTCTTCCCAACGGTTTTGTATGTCTTCACGTATTTTTCTTTGTGCGTTAAGTTCAATATTACCAACTTGTCCGCTTGTTAAAAATTCTCTCATTATAATATAATTTTATAAATTATTTTTTTTTTTATTTACAAATTCTATGCATCAAATCAAGTGAATCCATTAAATCTTTTGATTGATACAATTGTGTTTCATTAATCATTTTTGAACTGTTAGTTGTAAATTGTTTTTCTTCATTAATACTTAATGTATTATTTTTTTGCAATTCACGACTTATAGTTTCATATAATCTATCTGATTGTTCTACAGTTTTTACATCTTTACCAAATCTTGCAATAATTTCTTGTTTTTCAGCTTTTGTTGTTGAATTTTCTGAAATCAATTTAATAATTTTACCAAGATTAACATTTGTAACTGCTGCTTCTTGTAGAACTTTTCTGAATTGACTTAAAGCTGCTTTTAGTTCTTGATTTTCTTTAAAGATTGCATTAGCTTTAGTCATTATTTTTTTAACGCTTTCATTTGTAGATTCAGAATCTCCACCAGTAGCACGATATTTTGCGCCTTTAGAAGTTTTTTGCATTCCTTTTCTACGATATTCGTCTTTATTTGCTGCTGGAACTCTATTATGTGCAGCATGAGTGTCATTCCATCTTGATTGAGATAAGTTTGCTTCTTCAATTGCTTCTTCATCAGAATTTTCAGCAATAGTTTCATCTACTTCATCATCTTCTGTTTCTTCATTAAAAGGTTTTTCTGTTCCTTTTACATTTCCAGCGAATGGTTTTTTAGTTCCTTTTGGAACACCAGCATCCCAATCATTTACATTTTTACCTGGTTCTTTCATACCATTATTAGACATTACATCTTTGCTTTGGTAATTATCAGTATAACCAACATTTGAGTCATACTCATTTAAAGCTATTTCAAATATTCTTGATTCATTCATATCATCATCATTATCTAAGTTATCTAAATCACCTTCAGCATTAATATCAACATCTAGGTCAACTTCTGGTTCTTCAACTTGGTCAGCCATTGTAGCAGCATCACAGCCTTCCTCTCCACCTTTACCACCTAAATCCACAAGATATTCAGCACCAGTCTCATTATCCTTAATATGAACCTCATTATCGTCTTTAGTAACGAGAACTTGGTCATCATCTCTTAAAAGTTTGTAAACTTTCACGATTTCATCGTCTTCCGCATTAGAAAAGTCATACTCATCGTCTGAAATTTTATATTTATCAAATGCTGCCCATTCGTCTTCACCATCATCTTCTCCTTCTCCTTCAATAGATGAATCAATATCACTTGTGGTATCACTCATACTATCATCGGTATCAGAATCAAAAGAATCCATTTCTGTGTCAGTCTCAACTGTATCATCAGCCACATCTTGATTTTCAGAATCGTTTGTATCTTCCACTTCTTCAACTTCAAAATCATCATCTTCAGTATCTTCTGATAAGATTTTGCTATATGTTTTACGTACTTCTTCAGCCAATAAATCTCTAACGGCATTAGAAGTGTTTTCTTTCAAAGATTTAGCAATATTATCATAATCCAATAAAGATTCCTTAACAAATTTGCTTCTTATTTTTTCTTTCATTTGTCAATGAATTAATTTTATTATTTTAATTATAAATATATTATTAAATTAGAAAATATTTAAAAAAAGTTTTTTTTTGCATATAAAAGTATTTTTTTATGCATTTGTTTTCAAGCTTGAATATTTTTCTTGAGTATTTTTATGTTTTTAGGGTTAAAAATAACAACATTATCACCATTATCACCAAATGGGAATCTAATTCCTAATAAACCTAATCTATCAAAAAATATGGATGCTTCTTTATCACTTCCTAAATAACTTGATATTGTACCATATAAATTTAAGCCATCATCAATATTAGCAAAAGCTTCAAGAAGTTCAGTTTTTAATTCATATTCAACTCCAGTATACATTTCATCTTTTTTCAAGATATTAAATAATGTATTTAAAACTTTAGTCATAATATTCTTATTAGGTTTAATTCTAGAATCTAAATATTTTTTATCATTACTTGGAATTTCAACTACATATGAATTTTTGCCATACATAGAAGCTCCATCGCTTACATATGATAAGTATATTCCATATCCATAAGCTTGATTCTTAGTTCCACTATTTACAAAAGCTAAATCAAAATTATCAAAATCAGCATTACTAGTATGATAAGCAACATCTTCTTCATTTGATATTGTTCTAATTAGTTTTTTCTCTTGATTTTCTGTGATTATGATATGTTTCATTTTGTATAATATATATTAAGCTTTTAAAATATTTTGCACTTTATTTATTTTTTCTAAGAATAATTTTTTATGTTTGTTTTCATCTGTATGGTTATTATCTTCAACATACATTTCAATTTCATTTCTATTCTTTCCTATCCAAGCATTTGGCGTAGATGGGTCAGTAACAATATCCCAACAAATTAAGTCAAAATCATCGCCAACAATTAATTGACCTAATTTTTGTTCAACACTTCCAATGCCACGAGATGAAACACCTATTTTATATCCAGATAATAATAAATTAGCTGCCATATCTCCCATAGTAGAGACAATACCATGTTTAATAAATCCATGAGATAAATGAAGTTCTAACTTACCAACAACTGTTTTGCCTTCCCAATGAAGTTCAACAATATTATGAGAAATTCTTCCACCATCAATTGTAGTATCTGCTGGATGATTTAACTCACCATAAGCCCTCTTTTCTCTAATTTTATTTTGGTATACTTCTATTTGTTTACGTAAAACTTTTTCTGGATATATTCTTCCATTTGCATTTTTAATGTCACATTTTTGGAAAACAGCATCTACAATAAATGGATATGGTACATGCCACTCGTCTTGATTTAAAGCTGACTCAAAAATTTGTTTATTGTTGCCTTCAGACATTGAAATGTAACCATCATGTTCTATAAGTAAACCAGTACCTACAGAATTACGTTTTATTTCAACTAGTTCTGTCTTAGTCATATAACTTTATATTTTTATAATAAATATCATTTTGATTTAATTAGTTTTAATTTACCCCCATTAATCCTAGTTATTTTAAATTTTTTGTTATCTTTTTCTTTAACTATTGGATTTATTGGTTCAACCTTAACTATTTTGTTGTTATTAGATGATTTTAGATTGTTTAATAGGATAATTCTATTTTCCTTTAATAAGAGTAAATTAGAATCATTTTTAATAAATTCATTATTATATTTTTTTAACATTAAATCATTTAGTTCATTTAATGAATAAGCTTCTAAAATTTGATTATCATATTCAATATGACCCTTTGAAGTATAAAGCCCTATATTTATAATATAGTCTAAAAATTCATTACTTAAAGGGATATTAACATTTTTTTTATACCAATCTAAAATAATTTCTAGTGGCATAATATCATCTTTTACTTCATTATAATTATATTTCTTTTTAAATGTATCAATAAAAATCATAGTTTTATATTTTTTAATATAAATATTAATAAAAAAAGAGTAAGTTGTTCACTTACTCTTTGATAAATTAAATTCACACATATTCAATTCAAATTCTAAATTCTCTATTAATGGTTTAATAATAGATATAACATCATCTTTTATACATTTAATATCTTCTAGGTTATTATATCCACTTTGTTTAAAAAATAATTCAAATGACAAATAGTTTTTTTTGTTTAATTTTAATGAATTAGTATTAATATCAAAGTCACAAACAAATCTATTATCAAAATTAATATTATTGAAAACAAGATGTTTTAATTTTTTCCTAAAATTATACTTTATAGATTCAATTATTTTATCATAATCATTAACTGATAAAGGATATATCCAAGTTTTTCCTAAAACATATATTATTTGAGGGTTATTTCTATCAACAGTACCATATTTTATAAAAATCTTGTTATTAATATCTAATGAATATTCTTTATTTAATCTTTTCATACTTTTTTATAAAAAATAGTAAAAAAAATTAAATAGTCAATATTGATTATTTATTGAAGAATTGTTTAATAGCAGTTAATATTTCATTCTTATTAGAATTATCATTTCTCTTAATACTTTCCTCACTATTGTTAATTTCCACTACAATATCACTTTTAGCTTTATCAACATCGTCACTTAACTTATTTTCAGTATCTTGTATGTCAGTACTCAATTTATTTTCAGTATCTTGAACATCTGTACTCAATTTATTTTCAGTGATTTTGATAGTATCAGTTAAATCACTTTTTGCAACATCAATACTTTCAACAATGCTAAGTTCAGTATTTTTAATCTGTGTTTCAATCTTTTCTCTCCAGTCTCTTCTTTCTTCTTCTAATGAATAGAAGTCTTTATAGTCTTCATATCCATAAAATTGTAATATATTATTTTCCATATTTATTGTGTTTTTAAAGTTATATTAGTATCCAAAATCTTCTTTCAATATCTTTTTGGTTGCATTTTCGATAACTCTATGTAAATCACTTTCATTTAAAGAAGCTTTTTTTGGTGATTTGTTTACTTTAAATCCAAAGTCCTCTTTTAATATTTTATCTGAAATGCTATCGACCATTTCATTTAAGTCGCCTAATTGTAATTTAAAAATTTTCTTCATATTAATTTTATTTGTTTAGTAAAATATCTCTTATTTCCAATAAATTTGCCATGTCTTTAATAAGAGTTTCATGACAAAATTCTTTATTTAATAGTTGTTCTTTAACCTCTAATAGTTGCTCTTTAGATTCAGAATCGCATTCATTAAGCATTGTATTAACTATACTTATACATTCATTTTTGAATTTATTAAATAATTTCTCTTTACGTTGAGAAGCTCCAGCAGATTTAGCATCAATTAATTCTTGGACAAATGTCTTTTCTTCTTCTGTTAACATACTATTATATTTAGTATCATATTCATCAATTAAAGAGTAAACATTATTTGAATTTTCATTTAATGAAGTCTTATGATTCTCAATATAATCACCAACAGATTTAATACTATTGGTCATTTCTGTTAGATTACTTACTTTTTTCTTTTTAGTTAAAATAAAGTTACAATTTTCATATAGACTAATCTCTTCATTATCAATTAATTTTGATGGTTTAATATCATATTTTTTTATAATATTATAAAGTTTACTATTTGATTCATTGACAGTTTTATAATCAATATTTTCTAATGCTAAACTTAATAATTCATTGACATACTCTTTTCCATTAGAATCACAATTGTATTTTTTTAGAGCATCAAAAAATTGAAACTGGGATAAAAGATTTTTATCTTCTTTTATTGTCTTTATGTATTCCTTAACAGCCTTTTTATTGGTTTTGAATAAATTAGGAAGAGCATCTTCAAATATATGTTCAGCCATACCAAAATTTTGACAATCATATGTTAATTCAACATCTTCTTTATATTTTTGATAGACCTCATTAACCATGTTATTAAGTGTATCAAATTTAGCAAAATCTTTTTCTTCAAGTGCTTCCTTCATTTTTGAAATGTAATTTTGCCATTCTGATATATACTTGTTAGTATTACTCATATTTAAAACGTTTTAAATTATATAATTTATAGATAAATATTAATAAGAAATAAAAAAGCCAACTAAAAACTAGTTGGCTTTTAACTTATTTTAATAAAAACTTATCTATTGAATCTAACATGTCATTCATTTCTTCATTAATCCTAAGAGTATCATCATAAATTTTAACTCTTTCTACTATGTTTTCATTTTTAGATTTCTTATCCATGTATGCAACATAAGAATTAAAAGAATTTTTTTTATTCTCTATAATTAATGGCTTATTGGTATTTTTTTTAGATTCATTTGGTTGACTATTATTAGTAGTTGTATCTTGGGAATTGTTAACATCTGTATTATCATTTCCAATATCTTTTATTGGCATTTCCCCCTCTTCGCCATTAATATCTCCATCTAAATCACCTTCTCCTACGCCACCAATATCATCAAGACCGCCACCAAAGCCGCCTCCACCACCACTAAGACCTTCTCCACCTTCATTTGGAGCACCATCTTGGGTTTCTTCATATTCAGCACCTGGTTCACCATACATTCTATCTACAATATCAAATACACCAGTTTTCTTAATAATTTGTGAAGTTTTTTCAAGTTCAGCAGCAATACCTTTTTCAAGACGTATTTCTTCAAGATTTTCTTGTATTTCTTTATCACTCCATTTCATTATCTCTTTTAACGCTCTTGTTTGAGACATAATTGGTATTCCATTACCTGGGTCTGAGACAGCATCTCTTACTGCTAATATCTTTTTCTGTAAGTTATCAATCTCTAATTGTTCAGCTTGTGTTGATGGGTTATTCATTGATAATGAAAAATTAGTAATTTCATCATCAAAGCCTAACAGATATAAATGTATACTTGCAATTTTTGTTAATTCCATCAAAAATGCTTGTTGTATTCTATTGATAGTACGAGTAAATCTAATATCCATCAATGCTAAATTTTTACCATCACCAGCAGTTTCTTCAAAGTTCAAGAAAGCTTTAGGTATTCTCAAAGCTGTTAATACTTTATTTTGGACAAATTTAATATCATCCATTGCTGTTAAATTTTGAGCAGCAGCTAAAGTATCAATTGGTGTTGGTGCATTTGGGTCACGTACTGGAATAAAAATATCTTGGTCAATAGCTAATAAATTCTTACGAAGGTCAACTTGACCAGTTATTGGGTCAATAATTGGAGTTCTTTTAAAATTATTAGCAATCTCTTCAACATATGCAGTAACATCTGCATCATCAATTGCTCCTACAAAAATTTTATAAACTCTTCTTTCAATAGAACGTTCAAGTCTGTATATTAACATCATATCTTCCATTAAAGAAAGCATACGCCAATGTCTTCTTGCTTTATTCAAATATGATGAGCCATAAGGTAAATTTATTGAATCAGTTAATAACCTAAAATGACCAATTTGCCAGTTTCTAAATGGTATTTGAGAATTATTTGCATCCACCCATATAAATTTAGTTGATAAGTCTACATCATCTAAATTAGTACTATTCATTGTAACATTTTGACTACTATATGGATTCTGTATACCATTTTCTAAACGTTCCATATTGAACACTGGTAATTGTCTCCATCCAGTAACCCCCATTTTATGGTTTACATTTAATAGCATAAATTGATTACCATATTTACACATAGCACGAATTATCATAGGGGCTGTTATTTGTAAATCTAATCTATTAACAAATAAATCTTCCAATATACCTTTGATTCTATCAGATTTAGATGATACATTTACAATATATCCTTTAGGGGATAAACAGCAAGCTTCTTCACTAACAATATCAAGAGCCGCACCAATTTCTGGAAATGAATCCATTAAATCAGCATCACGATACATTAATTTGATATTGTTTAGTCCAGCAAATGCTGTTACAGATAAATCAATATTAGCTTTTCTCCATCTGTTATTCAAATATGCATTTTGCTTTAGTTCTAGTTTAGTAGCTTCGTAGTCTACTTTATCATCTGTTTTATATATAACTTGTTTATCAGACATACTAGACATGTCATAAGTGTTTACATGTGGCATAGATTGTTGAGGACTAGCCCAATCACCACTTATTGCTTTGTCTAGATTTTGAAAAACAGTAAAGACATTTTTCTTAGCCATTATATTTAATTTTTATAAAAAATAACTTTTATTAATTGATAATAAATAGTTTATAATATATTATTTTCTACCACCAAATAGCCACAAATAAGAACCTTGAATTTTTGTAGGGTATTTATTTAATGTCTTATTATTATAAAATGGTAATCCAGCCTTTGGAGTCATTGATACTGAAGACTCACTATTTACTTTTGGTTTAACTGAACTACTTCCCATCATATATGATTTTAATATAGCAGCATCTTTATGTTTAGTAGATTCTAATTTATTAAAAGAATACTGCATAACAAATAATGCCATTGCTAAACATGTTAATGAATCATCATGAGCACCACTCATATGGTCCATACGACCTTGTTCACCTTTAAAAATCCAAGTATCTAATTCATTAATAACTCTAATAGAACGTATTTTTATTTCATTATTTTTAACCATGCCAGCAAAACTAGATAACATAGGAAATCTATTTCCTTGCATATGAAAACCAGGTAGTCTATCATTGTAATCTATTTGGAATGAGCTATATGATTGTTGGACTGTGTATTTTTTAAGACTAGCATCATCATAAAATATATTCTTATAGCCTAATTGCATTAATGTTAATAAACATGCATCACCAACTCCACCAGTAGCATCTACAACAACAAATGCATTATTATACATTGTTGCATAATTATATATTAGATTACCAACTTCATCACCTAATTTTTTACCTAAATATTCCATTACTTGTTCTAATATAGGCATTCCATTTTCATCTCTTCCATCCATGTCGATTACTTCAATAGCTGTTCTATCACCAGCATCACCTCTTGATGGGTCACAACCTAATATATATCTATGCCCCTCAATTGGTGGCTTCCAAAACCATGTCTCTTCAACATAAGGGTCTTTCATGTCCTCTAATGGGTCTTTAACATTCAATGCTCTTTGCATTTCAATAAATTCTGGTGCCACAACATTATTAGCAGAACCCATAAATGAAACATCAAGCTCTTGAGCAATTCTCATACTGTCATTGTTAAATGACTGACACATTTCAATATACCAAGGAGATGTTGGTGTCCAACCATCTCTTTCTAATTCTCTCCAACGTTCTTCATCATATCTAATAGTACCATTTTCATCAAGGGTCTCTTCTACTATCCATTCAGTTTCACCATTTTCTTTATTTTTCTTATACCAAGATAAATTTCTATTATAGCGTAAGTCTTGAAACCATTTAAATTCTACTGCATTATATCCATTTTCTTTACTTAATGCTTGTTTATATGTGTTATAATATAATTCATCTTTACCATTAGGTGTTGATACCATAACAATTTTAGCATGTGGAACAGATGATGTTGCTGCGACTGCTGAAGAATAGACCTCTAATCCATTTTCAATAAATGCAGCCTCATCAAATATTAATATTGATACTGCTGGAATACCACGTGCTGCATTAGGTCCAGATGACCTTGCAACAACTCTACACCCATTAAATAATATTATTTCCCCTTTTGAGTTTTTAGTAAAAATATCTTTCTTATTTTTTTCAGATTTAGGGTCTAGTGAATAGTAATCATCTCCCCAATACCATCTTGGCACTTGCATTAAAAACTCTCTAATTTTAGTCACTAACTGTTCTGCTAAGTCTAATTTATTACCTAAACATAATATTGTTTCTGGAGAATCTTTAGCTGCGAATACAATTTGCGCTGTTGCCCAAGCTGATGTTATTGTTGTAATACCAGCTTGACGATGTTTAATTGCAATTGATTTCTTTTTCTCAGCAAGACTTCTCAAAAAAGCTTTTTGTCTTGGAAATAGAGAAAAAGGGGTTAACCTACCTTCCATTGCATTGAATGTAGATAGATAATGTTCAATAAAGTAAATTCTAGTTTTATCAGAATATGATTTAGCATATTCTAATGACATTTGTTCAAATGATAACATTAATTTTTTATTTAAGTTCAGCTTTAATTCCTATTAGCTGGTTATTTTTACCATATACTTTACTTGTTATAATATTTGGTAATGAAGCCAATTTATTCCATATCTTAGGAACTTCATTGTGATTCATTTCACGACCAAAACCAGTATATGCAACACCATAATTAAGTATGAATGCATAACATAGTTTAAAACCTAATCCAATGTGTTGTATTTTTTCGTTAATAAATAAATGTATTTGATAGATACTTTCTTCATTAACAATTCTTTCTTCTGCTTTGAAATTAACTAAATTAATAGGTAATTCAATATTATTTATGACTGGATATAATTGATATTGAGGAATATTTTTACCAATTTTAACACCAATAAAATCTTCTACTTCTCCAACTTCAAATCTTATATCTTCTGCTTTAACTTCTTTTAACATTTCAATTGTTATGTTATTAGTGTTGTTATCATCTTCTTCTATAACATAATCATTTAATTCATCAGCACTAAAATATCCATCAGAAATTAATGCATATTCACTATTTTTTTGTTTAATGGTATTAGTTAAATCTTGAAATTCTACATTATGCTCAATGGTATCAACTAAATCATATAAAATTTTCTTCCCTAATTTAGTGCTAGCAAAAATTTCTTTTAATGTGTGATTAAAATCATCTACTGAAAGTTCACATATTTCAGCAAAAAAGTAAGGTAATAGTCTTGTATCCTTAATTTCAGAAGATAACATTCTCCATAAGCCAACACCCATTCTCAAATCCCAAGGTTCAGCTAATAAAAAGTCTGCTTGTTTAATGATATACATTGCTTTCTTATTATCATTTGGTAAACCATGAGAAGCAAATAATTCAAAAAAGCCTCTAATGGTTTCTGCTAATAAATAAGGAAATAATAACCCTTGAACATTTATTTCACTTTTCTCTCCATTATGACCTAATATAACTTCAACATAAGCACCTTGCATTGGATTTTTATCAGTAATATCTTCTTCCTTTGTAAATAAAAGATAGTCATTGATTATTGTTATCTTATCATATAATTCTGGCAATTTCTTATTTAATTTAAATAATTCATGTAAATATAATTCATATGAGTGAGAATATTCATATGATGCACCTTGAATAAGTGCATTAATAAGTCTTCTTTTTAAAATTACCTTATTAACTGATTCATATTCAGTTAAATCTTCGAAATCAAAATCCCTATTATCACTTGATTCTGGCATTACTCTCAATGAATTTTGAGGTTCTATTCTATCTACCAAACTACAATTTAAATTAATAGTCTCATCTGGTATAGCTAAAAGTTTAATGACAGAATTTTCACATATTTTAATAAGATTTTCTCTAATTGGTCTTTCTATATCTCGGCATTCTTTTATAAGACTACCTAAATATGTTATTAATGATTCTTCATCTGAAGGATTAATATCTTCAATTTCTTTAATTTTTTCAGTAACTTCAATAAAACGTTGTTTAAGTATTTTATAATCAAAACTATATTCATCTTCTGGTGGAAATGCCATATTATCACCTAAAGATGTGTTGTGCTTAACCACTCTTTTATATATAAAAGGTGGTAATTTTAATTCATTATTAGTTTCAGCTAATAATTTTTTATTATTAATTATTTTATTTTCTGAAAGAAATATTTTTTTCATCATTTATTAAGTAATAATTCTGTTATTTCTTTTTTAGTAAAAGGTATTGATGATTCTCTTAATTTTTCAATATTTTCATTATGAATCCTAACATTAGCTTGTAATTGTCCATTATTCATCATACTTTTCAACTGTGGTTTTGTTGTTATTGTCTGTTGTATCTTTTTTTGTGCATCAGTACCATTATTAGCATTAACATCTAATGCTACTGGATTATTTTGTGAATTACCATCATAAGAAGATAAATCAACTACAAAATTTTTATCAGTTGGATTTTGAGTTCTACTTTTATTAATATCAGAGCCTAATGATGTTATTGAATCACTAGATGGATTAACATATGCATTTCCATCTTCAAACATTTTAGTGTGTTTTTCAGTTACATGAATTTTTTTACCTTTTTTATCAGATTTTAATTTTAACTCTTTTTTACTATACTTTTTCATAGAATAATTAATTTATATATAAATATTGAAATGTAATAGAAAAACAAAGGATGCTTATGATAAGCATCCTTTAAGTTTATTTTATCTATTAGCTAAAAATGGATTATTATTAGATAATTTATTGTTTGTTACTTTTTTTTCACCCCTTTTACGAATTTCTTTATCTAACAAACTATCAATGATTTCATTTATATCTTTCATTCTCATTTGTTTCTTAACTGATTCCATTGGCATATTGTTATCAGTTGGTTGAATGTTATTGTCTATTGGTTCATCAGTTCCAAAATCCATATCATTAGTAGGCTCTTGTTCTACATCATCTACATTTCCCTTTTCAAGTTTATTTATTACCTCTTCTTTATCTTGGTCAGTCATTCCTTGACTTGCTTGGGGGATAATCATACCAGCCACATATTTATTTAATTCTGTGTCTGGTTGTGGTTGTTCTTGATTATATTTCCTTAACTCTTGACTTAATTTACCAGAAAGTTGTTGAATATATTTTTTAGGGTCTGCATTTGAATCTACATTTATACCAGCATCAAACTCTTCTCCACCCATAGGCATATCATCCATAGGTGATATATCATTATTATCCATTTCCATATTATCATCCATAGGTGGCATTGATTGATTATCTATTCCACCCATAGATTGATTAGGAACTTTTAGTACTTTTTTTTCAGTTATCTTTTTTTTTTGCTATTAAAAAGTTTTTTTAATGATTCAGCAATGGCATCTTTAATTTCTTTTGGGTCAATATCAAAAGGAGCACTATCACCTATTTCTTTACCAAACGGTTCTTCTGACTTAACTGAATCATCATTCATATCATAGTATCCCTCTTTTTCTTTTTGGTTAGCTGGTGGAAGTTCCATAACTTTTTTCTGATATGCTGGATGTTTACCAAAATCATCTAACCTATCTTCCAACATTGCAATTTTTCTTCTTCTTGATTCATAAACATTACAATCTTCAATAGGTTCTTCAATTGTTTCAGTATCAGTTATTTCTTCTTCTCCATTATCATATAAACTATCATCAGTAAAACTTTCTTCGCTTGAGATACCTTCAACACCCATTTTTTCAGCAATTCTGTTTAAAATGTCTTCAATTGCACTAATTCTTGACTCAACATCATCATTTGTTTCGTCATCAAATTGTGAAAAATCATCTTCCCCAAATGGTCCATCTTCTTGAGTATCAAATTCAGCTCCAAACTCTTCTGTGTCTCCTTCATCATCAGAAAATTCATCTTCAAATCCAGCAATAGCTTCCTCTAATGTTTCATCTCCAGCTTCTTCTTCATCTTTTTCAGTATCTTCTTTTACTGTTTTATCAAATGGAGCATCATCCCCTATTTCTCCAACACCTGGTTTTGGACTATTTTGGTTATCACCTTGTTGATACATTGCTTTTCCATGTCCTTCTTCAACAACAGTTCCATTATCAGCTTCAGTTTCGCTATATTCTTTTTCATCAAAAGGAGCACTGTCACCAATTTCAGTTCCATGAGATTTATCCATATAATCAGCATTATCATTCCATCCTAAGACTTCTTCTTCCTTTACCATTCTTCCACCTTTAGGAGATTGAGATGCTACAGAATTATCTATCTTAACCTTAGTATATCCTTCATCACCTTTTTTACCTTTAGCACGTTCATTCCCATCACCTTTAGTTTTTGAAACATTAGTATTTTGGGAGTTATCAGCATCTTTATTACCACTTTTTTCTTGGAATGGGTCATTTTTCATGTCTGTATTAGGACCTTTTGGCTTCTCTTCCATCAAAGTTGGTTTATATGATTTATGCTCACTAATTAAACTAGCATTATTCATTATTTGACGTTGGCGAGCAATTTCTTTTCTCATTTTTTCAGTTGATTCAAGAGCTAAATACTCTTGTTTATCTGGATTCCATGATTCAGTAATCATACCATTTTTATTATGACTTTCTTTAATAGTCATCATTTTCAAGTCAAATTGTTTCAATGCGTTTGCATAGCTACTGTACTCATTATCCTTTCTATTTCTGAATCCACCAATATATTCAAAATCTTCTTTTATTAAATTAGATTTTTTTGGAGCACTCTTAATATAGAATTTTGTACCTTCACGTACAATACCATACATTTTACCATCAGCAGCTTCACGTTGATACTCAACACTACTATAATTATTTTTGTTTTCAGTCTGTAAGCCATAATTCATCATAGCCTTCATTCTACTGATTTGGTCTTTCACATTATTCATATTAATATTAATATTTAGTTAATTTATTTTAATTTTTTATTTTAAACAAATCCATTGGCTTTACCATAATTTGCCCATAAGGTTGCCCATCTTTAATCAATCTAGATATGCAATAATTTTTTCCAAGGGCATTAGATAAACTTTCAACATAATAAACTAGATATTCTTTCCCATTTTCTATATTAATCATCCTACTGCCATCATTACTTAACATCTTAACCAATGAGTTCATAGCAGCATCTAACTTATCAGAGTATGGATTACGACCACTTTCTTTTATAATCTCTTTTATAAAAGATGGTAATCTACTTTCTTTTAATATAATTTTCATTATGTTAATAACATATTTTCTAATAAATATTAAATTACATCGAAAAAAATAATTTAATATTATCTTATTTATTTTAAGGTGTTAATTTTATCATAAGTTTTTAATTTCAAGTCATATAATTTGTCTAAATATTCTGAACGTCTTAAAATTTTAAATATAACATTACCAATCGACATTTCCCCCTCTTTTTCTAATCCAGATTTTCTCATAAGTTTAATTTTTGATAATAAATGTTTAACTTTATGAGATATTACTTCTATTACATGAGAATCTTTTGTTGATTCATATTCATCTATTAAATCATCAATAGCAGTCATTATTCTTGCTGCTTTATCTTTTATTTTATATTTATTAATTCCTATTGATTTTATTTTATGAGGATTAGGCTTTACAAGCCATTTATTTTTCTCAAGTGAATAAATACCACTAGATTCATGAGGTTCTTTCATATCTTGGACATATATTTCAACTGGAAAACCATATATTTTCAACCCACCATGATTATTATTCCACTCATCTTTTTTAGCATTAAAATATTCCTTAACAAAATCAAATTTTGAACTAATTTTATTGTAATCTATGATTATATGTAAATCAATATCTGAATACTTTGACCAATTATAATTACATATAGAACCAGTTAGTATTATATCTTTTGGCTTTACCCAAGAAACTTCTAATGATTCCCAAAAATCATCAGCAATGTCTAGTAATTTTAATCTAACTTTAGGGTTTAATATTAAATTATGCCAAATTTTAGGATTTAGATTTTTTTCTGCTTTAAATGAATTTAAACTAATTTCATCAGCATTAACTTCTAAATCCATATTCTCTCCAACACCATATCTTACACTTGGGCTATTTCTATCATCTATACCAAGTGTAAATTCATCTGACTCATATGGGATAGTGTTTTCTCCCATACCATATCTCTTATAAAAATTATATTCAGCTTCTGGCACACTTCTATGATTATTAGGTTCTCCAAATTTTTTAGCTTTAACTGTATTAATGTTATTTAAGGCATTTTTCATTTGTTCACTATTACGTTTTTCATTAGAAGGTAATGTGTGTATTATTCTTTCTTTGTATGAATCTTGGAAAAAATCATTTCCTAAATATTCTTTAACACTTATAACTTCATTTTTTAACGCAACAAAACCATCTAAGAAATTAACCTTCATTTTATCACTAATTTCTTTTAATGTGTTATACACTTCTTCTTTTGGAAAATCATCCCAAAATGAAACTATTAATGATTTGACCCATCCTCTACCATCACATTGTTCTGGACCCAATGCGTTTCTATATTCCCAAATATCTTCATCAGTGAAATATTTGGATTTATCATAATAATTAGAAGTTATGTTATTACCAAACTCATCATATTCAGCTTCAATATATTTGAATCCATCAGCTTCTAATTCATTTATAAGATATTCTTTAATAGTAGTGTTATGAGTTGTACCAAATTCTCCAACTATTAATTTATCATTAAGCCTTATGAAAGGAAATGCATCATAATCATTCCAATGTAAAGTTTTATCATTAAAATCAATTTCATCTGGTGTATTTCCTTCTTTTAATAGAAGAGGCATTTTATTTTCTTTAACATATATTTTCATTAAAACAATATTTTATTATAAATATATAAAAAAAGGGAAGAATATTACATCTTCCCTCACTTTAATATATTAGTTATTAATGGTCTAAACACTCACACTCTGGTGTAGCAATTGGTATTTCATAATTTTCACTTTCAGTAAAAAAAGCTTGAACTTGAGTGTATTTTTTCTCTCCTTGCTTAACATCTTCATATACTACTCCACATTTATCACTTAATGGAGTAAATTCATCCACAAAGTCATAGCCATACATTCCATATATAATATTTATACGAGCCATAATTATATTTTTTATATCTTTTTATTTATAATAAATATATTTATATTATAAATTAATACAATTATGAATTATATTAAAAAAATAATTATCAATGAAATAGAACGAATTGTTCAAAATAATTCACAATACATCAGATACAGAGAAAAAACAACTCCAGAAAATTATTATATTATAGAAGATGATAGTGATGATGGTTATATTACTTCATATTATATAGAAGAAGAGTTTGACTATTTAGAAAACAAAGCTAAACGCCTATCCTTTCATACTTTTGCCATAGACCCTAAATGGAAACCAAGTGGTGGCTTTAGTGATTTATATAGTTTTACTGGTAAAATTTTAAAAAATCCTAAAGCATTACAATTATTTATGCTTGAACCACAAACAGATATTCAAAAACATATTAAACAACGTTTAATAGATTGGTTTAAAATTGCAAAAAATGGAAATCAATTAGATTTAATACCATTTTTAGTAGAAATAATGAAAATCAATAAAGATTACCAAATACAAAAAAGAGCACAAGGTTGATTCTTGTGCTCTTTTATTTTTTTTAGAAATTCAATTCAAATACAGCAATTGATTTTAAATCAACAGTTGGAACTTTAACAATCATATCTGACCTACCTTTACGCTGATAAGGTATATAACAATCTTTTGGATTATCTGTCACTAAATCTTTACCTTTTATCTTAGAATTAATGTTTAATAATAACATCTCTCTATCAATAAAAATAATTGAGTTATTAGTTCTAAATGCAATATATTTAGCTTTTCCATATATCCATCCAACATCACCTTTTACATTTAATAATTCTATCCAATTAATTGTATCATCATATTCACTATCACTTCTTTTATTTTTTTTAATACCTTTTACATCAACTCCAACCTTTTCACCATCCTTTTCCCACCAGAAGTCAATATGGTCTTTAGTATCTTCTTTTTTTGTTGATTTATATACTACACCCCCTAAAGATTGTACCAACTTTTCCATAACAAAAGCCTCATCTTCAAGACCTTTAGTATACATTTCTTTAATTATTTTACTCAAAATCTTATTTTCCATTCATATTTATTTTTTAAGTTACAGACCAACTGATAATGGAAATTTAATTGGTGGGTCTGAATTATAGTTAGATATTATGATAGAATCATAATCAAAATCATCTATTTCTTTAATATCTTTATCTGATTTAAATTCTAAGGAAGGTAATATCTCAAATCCATCTCTATTGATTTGTTCTAAAATACCATCCATTTGATTTAAATATATATGACAATCTCCTAATGAACATTTCAATTCTCCTACTGTCATATTTGTTATATGGGCAATCATATATGTTAGTAATGCATAACTAGCGATATTATATGGTAAACCAAGTGCTGAATCCACACTTCTTTGAGTCCACATACAACTTAACTCTCTAGTTGGTATATTTTCTTCATCACATTCTTGTATCATTTCAGATTCCATTTTTTTGAAATCAAATTCCCAACTAGGTGTTCTTAATGGTTCATAAATCTCATCTTTTTTATTAAGTAAAGAATATCTCTCATATATATTTAATTCTCTAGTATAAAATTGGAACATTACATGACATGGTGGTAAAGCTACATCTTCTAATACATCTGGATTATATGCAATACATAACATTCTTCTATCATCTGGATTATTTCTTAATGTATTAACAATATTTTGTATCTGGTCTACATTTTTAATTCCAAAATTTCTCCATGATTTACCATAAACATCTCCTAAATCCCCAAATGTATAATTAATACATGTATATAAACCACTAGTCTTTTTGAATATAATAATCTGGTTCTGTTTTATTACATTTGTAATAAATTCTTCTTTAGTTAAAGATGCATATGTTGGTGATTTACTTCCATATAACTCACATATATCATTATGCTCATCAATAAGTTGTAAATAATATCTATATGCATCATCATCCCATATGTGAACATTATTATTTACCAAATATTTAATATTTGTGTCACCCATTAAGAACCATAACAACTCATGAATTATACCTTTAGTAAAAACCTTTTTTGTAGTTAATAATGGAAAACCTTCTTTCAAATTAAAAGAAAGCATTCTACCAAAAACACTTTTTACTTTTCCAGCCCTTGTGTTTTTATCATATCCATTATCTATAATATCTTTTAATAAATTTAAGTACTGTTTATCTACATTATTCATATCTATTTAGTAAAAATTTTATCTTTAATTATTTTTTTTACATTTGAATATTTAATTTCTTTTTTTCTAATGTCATTTTCATATTCATAAATGAAATTAGCCCATATATCATTTAATTTTTTATAATCTATTGAAATTTCACTAGAAATAAAATTAACTAATTTTGAGTTATGTAATAAATCATTAGAAATTTGTAATATATAAGATAATTCTTCATCAGTAAAAACTTCATTTTTCATTTCATTTTGAAGGGAACTTATAGAATCAATAATCTTTTCAAATTTATTAATTAATTTAAGCTTATTTGCCATAATTTAACATTTTTAACAAAAATACAAAAAAAAAGCGTAAAAACCAAATTTTATGCTTTTTAATTTTAACAAATATTAATATTATTTATCTTTTATATATTTAATAATATCATTTTCATCAAAAAATACATTATTATCTTGATATATTTTTGATACTTTTTTGAAAAAATATTTACTAGTAAAATAAATTATATCATAACCTAATTCTTTAGCTTTCTCATACTTAAACTCATCAGTTTTAACTCTACAATTAAAATTTTCATCTTTAAGATAAAAATTATTTTTGAAATGTTGTTCTCCTTGACATTCAATTAATAAATCATAATCTTTTAAATAGAAATCGAAAGGTAAAGAACGTTTATTTCTAATTTTAGAATCTCTTTTCTGTTTAATATAACTAATATTATTATTTTGTAATATTAATTCTAATCTATTTTCCAATTTAGATTGTTTACATGATGGACAACCTTGATTAAATAAATGATTATTTGGCGTTTGCCAGAACTCACCATGTTCTAAACATATGATACAAACTTTAGTCTTTGCATTTACATAATTAACTTTAGAATAATCATATCTATTACCATGAACAGTTTTGGCTTTTTCAATAAAAAGGCTAGTATTAGACTTGCTACCAACATTCCTATTTTCATTTGCACAATATAAACACCCATTACCACTTAAATGGTTATGTGGAGTTTGCCAAAATTCACCATGAACTGGGCATATAATACAAACTTTTTCTTTTCTTTTTACATAATTAACTTTAGAATAATCATATCTATTACCATGAATCTTAACAGCATTTTCAATAAATTTTTCAACATTAGATTTATTTTTAATTGCAGCCATTACATAGCCGCATTTTTTACAACCCTTTCCTTGTAAATGGTCATTTGGTGTTTGCTGAAATTCTCCATGTTCTGGGCATATGATACAAACCTTTGTTTTAGAATTAATATACTTAACTTTGGAGTAATCATATTTATCATTATGAACTAACTTTGCTTTTTCTATAAATGACAATCTCATAATATTATACTTTATATATAAATATTATGAGATTGTCAAAAATTCAAAAGCATAAAGTGTTTTCTTAGCATTTATTTGCGGTTATAAAAATAACCTTTAAGAGCCTTTTTTGCATCTTCTTCACTATCATATGAAGCATTCCAATCACCGTCTTTTTCATTATGTGAACCGCCCTTTTTATTACCTTTTATTTTCCATTTATCACCTTCTTTGTGAATTACAGTCTCACAAATTCTTTGAAATACTTTCTTCTCTAAAACTTCTTGTAATTCTGATTCTGTTAATTGTATTTTTTCCATTATATTTTTATTTTTGTTTTCTCCTATAGGAGCATTATTATTTAATTCTGTTAAATAGTTAGCATATTCATCAACAGCATTTTCTCTAACTGTTTGTAGTGTATTAACCAATTCTACAATTGCATCATTTGAGTCCCCATTAAAGCTTTGAATGAGACTATTAACTTCACTACTATTAACCAATTTTCTTGATTTGTAATCTTGCATTAATTCAGATAAATACTGTTTATACATTGGAATAACTTCTTTTTGAGCTATATCTATAAGTTTATATTGTAAACCTCTCCAGTATTCTTTATTTCTATCCATAAATCATTATTATTATGATAATAAATATTATAATATATTAGAAAACAAGTATCATTTGATTTTGAATTTAACATTAGTAACTTGTAATATTTTTATAATTAAAGTTTTAACCTCTTCTGATAAATCATTTGTCAAAGTAAATTCATATATTAATTCATCATTAGAATTAAAAATATTTAAAACTTTATCACCAAAAAATAAAAAGAAATCATATTTCATTTTATTCTCTAATTCTTCGTTTATCTTACTTATATCAGAAGTATCTAATTTAGTAGCTTTATATTGTTTTAAAAATTGATTTAAGGCTTTACCTTGTGAAGAGTTTTCTCTGAACCTTAGATAATCATTCACATCTACACTTTCATATTGATATGTTCTACCATCTTTAAATACAACTCTAACTGTTTTTAATGTGTCTGCCTTGTCATCACATTCAGAATATATTATATTCGAACTATTATACCATACCTTATCAACATCATTAGCATAGTAATTAAATATTTTTCCCATTTTTTTTTATTTTTTAATTTATTATTCGTAATTTCTTATTGAAATTAAATGACCAAATCTTGGAACACCTTTTGGTGTTAAATTAGTGAATTTAACAGTCCCTAATAATCCAATATATTTCTCTTTATTTTCTAATAAATCTTTACAAAATTCCCAATTTCCTTTAATGTTAGATTTAAATATTAAGTTACTCTTTTCGTCTTTTAATAAGACAGACCCAGCAACATCAGATTTATTACCAATACCTTGTAAAATATCAATTATTTTAAATTCATTATCAATAAATTCTTTCTTTTTTAAGAGATTATTACTTCTTTTATGTTCATATGGCATATCTTTTCTGATTATAGCTCCTTCATAACCATTAGATGTAAATGTATTAAACCACATATTAATATCATTTTCACAAGAGATTGGTTCTGTTTGTACTAACTTAATGTAGTTAAAATTTCTAATCTTATTAGTTAAAAAATAGAAACGTTCACTAAATGTCATATTAGGATTGTTTATATCCCACATATCATACACATGATATTCAATTAAAGATTCACTTTCAATTAGTTCTTCTTTAGTCAACTTTACTTTTTTCACCAAAGAAACAATTTTATTAAAATTATCATTTAATTTATGATTGTAAAGTTCACCATCAAATACTATAGATGGGTATTGATGCCTTAATATATCTAACTCTTTTTCAATATGAGGAAAGGATATGAAAGTCTTACCTTGTCTACTTTTACAATCTAATTTATTAGCTAAACATCTAATACCATCTAATTTAGGTTGTATGAATTTCATACTTTCATCATATGATGAGTAATTGTTAGCTAACATTGGTTTATCAAATTCAACTGGTTTTATGTGGCTTATATCATCTACATATCCCTCATCAATTTTGTTTCTAACAATAGAAGATATTTCATTTAATACTTGTTCATCAATAGAAGTCTCATTATTTTTACCAACATTTTTTATAGTGACTTTGGTTGGCTTAGTTTCTATTAGTTTTCCACCCAACTTTCCATATTTAGTATAATAATAATCTTCTTCATAATAAATCATCCAAATATTAATACTATCATTAACATTTTTTCTATATAATCTTTTATATAACATATTTTATATTAAACTATTAATTCAAATATACATAAAAAAAATAAAAAAAACAAATTTTATATTAAATATGTCACTATTGATTTTAAAAATAATTTCTTTATATTTTAAATAAAAGCAGAGAAATTATGGATAAAAAATTATATTCACATGAATTACAAGATGTGCTATCATACATGGTAGAAACTCTAGTAAATGAATTTCCAACAGATATTTTTACTCCAGAACATCTTGTTACAGCATTGCTTGACATCAAAAAATGCCATGCTAATATGATATTAGACAATTGTTTAATGTCAAGTAATATTGATGAACTTAAAAACATATATGAGACGTTTTTGAGAGAGCATTCAAAACCGTTAGTTTTACTTGAAAGGAAAGATAAGAAAAATATTGAATTTGATTCAGAACTAAAACAAATAATGGAATTAGCTGAAAAAGAAAAAGAATCATTAAATTCTCCACAAATTGGAACAGAACATATTCTTTTATCAATTTTAAATCCATTAAATCCAAATAACATACAAGAAGTTTTTAAAACAGTAGGTTTAGATTATAGTTTTATATATAACAAATGTTTAGAAGATTCAAAAAACAGAAATAATAAAAATGATAAAATAAAACTCAAACAATTAAACCATCCAAATAAAGCTAACGTAATTCTACCACTGAAGAATGATATTAGTAGTAAAACTAATTTTATTGATTTATATACTATCAGTTTAAATAAATTAGCTAGAGAAGGAAAGGTTGATACATTAATTGGCAGAGAAAAAGAATTAAATCAAATAGTTAAAGTATTAGCTAGGAGAAAGAAAAATAATGTAGTATTAGTTGGTAAGGGTGGATGTGGAAAAACTGCCATTGTATATGGAATTGCTGACTTAATACAAAAGAATGAAGTTCCAGATATTCTTAGAAATAAAGAAATTGTCATGCTCAATATTATGGCATTAATTAGTGGAACTCATTTTAGAGGCATGTTTGAAGAACGAGTTAATGGTCTTTTTGATGAATTAAAAGCTAGTAGAAACCATATACTTTTTATTGATGATATTCAATCTGTCCTTAAAGGAAGTGGTAAAGATAAGGATACTGACATATCTAGTATGATTGGAGAAATACTTAGTGAAGGTGATATTCGTGTAATTGGGACTACTAATTTTAAAGATTATAAAAATTCAATTGAATCTAACACATCAATAGCTAGAAAATTACAAAAAATTATTGTTGAACCAACTACTATTGAAGAATCAATAAATATACTAATAAACAATAAGAAATATTATGAAGAATATCATAATGTGAATTATGATGATAATGTAATTAAAACATGTGTAGAATTAGCTGAAATGTATATAACTGATAGAAGTCTTCCAGATTCAGCTTTTGATATAATGGATTTAAGTGGGGCATATACTTGTTTAATTGATAGAGAACCATTACATATAATTGAAAGCAGAAAAAGATTATTAGAAATTGGTAAAGAGAAAAATATGTCATTGAATAATGGTGATTTTTCGAATATTGATAAATTAACAGATGAGGAAAATAACCTTAAATTAGCTTTATCAGACTTTGAAAGGGATTATAAAAAAAATATTGAACAATATAGAATTAATATTACAATAGATAACATTAATTCCACTGTTTCAGAGATGACAAACATACCAATTCATAAGTTATCATCAAATGAAAAAGAAAAGATAGCTCATATTGACCAGATATTGAAAGAAAGTATTATTGGACAAGATGAAGCTGTTGAAAGTGTATGTAGAATTATTAAACGTAATAAGGTTGGTTTGGGTGATAAAACTAAAACATTAGGTAACTTATTAATGTTAGGACCATCTGGTTGTGGCAAAACACTTATTGCTAAAAAGTTAGCTGAAGAAATATTTGGTGATGAAAAGGCATTAGTTAGAATTGACATGTCAGAATATTCTGAAAAAAATAGTGTGTCTAAATTAATGGGAGCAGCACCTGGTTATGTGGGGTATGAAAATGGCGGACAATTGACAGAAGCCATCAAAAATAAACAACATTGTGTGCTTTTATTAGATGAAATTGAAAAAGCTGACCAAGAAGTGTATAATTTATTTCTTCAATTGTTTGATGAAGGTAGATTAACTGATAGTAGTGGTCAAGTTGTTAACTTTAAAAATGTTATTGTACTAATGACATCTAATATTGGAGCTAAACAAGCATCAGAACTAGGAAAAGGTGTTGGATTTATTACAGATGAAAATAAAAATAAGAAGAGTATTATTGAGAAACAATTAAAACAACAATTTACTCCAGAATTTATTAATAGAATTGACCAAATTGTATATTTTAACTCTTTAAATGATGATAATTTAAAAGATATTGTTAAACTTGAAATTAATAAGTTTAAAAAACGTCTTAATAATATTAACTATGATATTAAATGGGATGATGATGTTATTAATTTCTTACATTCAAAAGCAATTAAACAAAAAGAATATGGCGCAAGACCTATTATACGTTTGATTCAAGATAATATTGAAGACCAAATCACAGACTTGATGCTTCAACATGATTATAAAAATAATTATATATTTAATGCAAGATATGAAAATGAATACGTTAAGATTGGATAACCTTAAAGAACAAATAGATTTTGAAAGACAATGCTGGGAGCATATAGATAAAATTAGATGGTATTTTCTATCTAAATATTATGGAAAAGAAGCTAATGATTTAGTAGCTAAATATTGTATAGAAAATTTAACATTAGAAGAAATTCCTAAATTACATAATTTTATTGTAAATAAAAGAGAAAATATTTCTAACTTTTTAAATGGTTATCTAAAAGGAATGGCTAAAGATGCTAATAAATTAACTTTATCAGATGATGGTTTTTGGGATTTATGTTCTCATATTGTAGGATTAGGGGAAGTAATGTATGAATATGTGAAAACAAACCCAGATGTAATTTTTCATTTACAAAAATTCAAACAAGAAAATTTTGAATATGGCTTTGATAGAGCAATTTATGAATTAAATGAAATTAAAGAAATAAAAGATAATGATGTGTGTAATAACACATATTGTGATGAGACTATAGAAATATAATTTTTCATAATTTTTCCATGTTTTTTGATTGTTTTTAAATGGAGAAAATTTGTTTTTCTCCATTTTTTTTTGTATTTTTGGAAAAAGTTAAATTATGTTAATTAAAAACAAAGAACATTATGTAAATGTGTTTGAATACTTTAAACAATTTAATAATGCTCATACATTATGGAAACAAAAATATTCTAATACATCCTTCACTGGCTCAAGAGTAGATTTAGCAGTTGAATTACAGCCAACATCTCCACAAGATTTTTTTGATAAATACACTAACAACGGAGAGTATAGATTATCATTACTCAATCAAGGAAATTATAATAATAAGAAAATTATGCATATGGGGAGAACACTTAATGAATTAATAGAATTGTCTAAAATGTTTAAAAAAGATTTGAACGAAAAAATTGATGATGAATTGTGTTTAGACTATGTGATTAATTCTGTTATTATTAACACTTATTATGGTTATAAAGGAGAAGAAACCATTAGAAATTTCCTTCAAGAAAAAATTCCAGATAAAGAAGTGATTGTATCAAGAGCACCTAAAAAATTAGATTTTGAAATTGGGGCTGATTTAATAATAGAAAAAAATGGCACAGTATTAGGTGTTGTTCAATGTAAATCTAATACATTCTTTAAATGGACAAAAGATTTAAGTCTAATTAAGGATAGAGAAACTAGTTTTCAATATGATGAAAAAATGAAATGTATATATCCAAATGCTAAAAAATATTTTTTAGGCTATAATTATCAAAAATTAATGAAAAATGAAATTTTAGAAATTGATTTTAATATAAATGGTCATAAATGTAATAATAATTATGGATTATATACTCTTGATAAATTAATAAGCAAAGATACTTTTCAACCCATTTAATATAATTTAACATATTATACTTGTATTATAGAAAAAAAATTAGTATTTTTGCAAGGCAAATTAAAAATTGCAATGATTAAAGTTGATAATAGGGTATGTAATAATAACCTATCAAAAGAAGAATTAATTGAACGTATAATAGTTTCAAAAACTAGTTATGCTGATGCGCCTAAAATAGTTGAAATCTTAGCAAGATGCTTTGATTTACCTTCTCAAAGAGAAGCACTAAGACAACTACTATACTCTAATGCAAATTTAGATGAGTCAATAAAGTTAGTTGATAAAGAAACAAATGATATATATGGATTACTCATTTTAAGTGATTTTCCAATTCATATTGGTTCTCCATTAGTTGAATATAATTATAATTTAGCAGTTATATTATCTAAATATAAACAACTCAATGGTCATTCTTTTTTAATTGATGAAAGATTAAGAGGAACATCTTTAGATAAAAAAATGATTTCTTTTAATAAAGAATTATATGATAAATATGATATTATATGGTGCGCTGTTGAAAATGATTTGAAATCTCATAATTACTGGAAAAGATTAGGGTTTACAGAATTATTCACAACTAGTGAAGCTAAATTTTATACTAAATATCTAAATAAAAATGTTACATTAGATATTTATAAAGATGAAGCTAAAAAGTTGTTGGTAAATGAGAAAGATAATTATTAATGAAAAAATCGAATCTAAAATACTACAATATCTGATAAATGAAGAAGTAAATTTATCTGATAAAGTATTATTAGTAAAAAAATACTTGGATGATAATTTTGCACGTGCTGACAATAGTACTATTGGTCTAGATGGCTTTCCAAGAACTGAAAAAGTAGTTGCATGGTTAGATGATTATAAACAATTAATTAAAAACATCACTGATGTACAACTTTTTTATGTCATTCAAGAAAAATTTAAGAATATAATAAGTGATAAAAAAGAAAGAGATAATTTTTTAAAACAAGTCATTAAAGACTGGTATAACCATAGAATAACAAAAAATGGCAGCTTATCAGTTTGACAAAGTAATTAACAATAAGAGGTAACACAGTAGATATGTTCTCACCCCATTTTGCTGTAATAAACACTATATGTGTTTAAACCTCAATTAAAAAATAATAAGATGAGAAAAAAAATATTTTTTATAACCATGTTCATTTTGATGATATTAAATGTTAATGCACAAATAATTAACAATTCTGATAAAGAATATTGGAATAATCTAATTGAAGCAATTATTAAAATTGAAAGTAAAGGTAATGTAAATGCAATAAGCTTAGATAAATCTTGTGTAGGTATCCTTCAAATAAAGAAAGTAGTAGTAGATGATTGTAATGAATACCTTAAAACCAAAAAGTATTGTTTAAATGATAGATATAATAAGGAAAAATCTATTGAAATGTTTATTCTAATACAAAAAAGGTATAATAAAAAAAGAGATATTGATGAAGCCATAAAAATATGGAATGGCGGTTGTGGGTATAAAAAATCCAAACGAATAAAAGAAATCAATATTTATCACAATAAAGTAATTATAGAATATAATAAAATCAAAGGTAAGAATTAATTCTTACCTTTTTTTATATCTTTTAATTTAAGAATATAAAATCGCTATTAATAACATACTTTTACCTATCAATAAATATTTATAATAAAATAGTATTAGATATGGGTAAAAAATTAACAAGAGAAGAGTTTGTAGAAAAAGCAAGGAAAGTTCATGGTGATAAGTATGATTATTCAAAAGTAGATTATCAAGGCTCTCATATTAAAATATGCATAATATGTCCTATTCATGGAGAATTTTGGCAAACACCAAATGACCATTTAAGAGGTTATGGGTGTAAACTTTGTGGAATATCTGTTAGAAGTAAAAATAAAACTTCAACAACAAAAAAATTTATAAAGAAAGCTAAAGAAATTCATGGTAATAAGTATGATTATTCAAAAGTAGAGTATGTTAACAATAAAACAAAAGTTTGTATAGTTTGTCTAGAACATGGAGAATTTTGGCAAACACCAAAAGAACATCTAAGAAATAAAGGCTGTCCTAAATGTAACAAATCTTATAAAATGGACACTACAGAATTTATAAGAAAAGCTAAAGAAATTCATGGTAATAAGTATGATTATTCAAAAGTAGAGTATGTTAACAATAAAACAAAAGTTTGTATAGTTTGTCTAGAACATGGAGAATTTTGGCAAACACCAAATTCTCATTTAGCAAAACATGGTTGTCCATTTTGTAATAATGAAGATAAAAGAAATCGTTATTTATTATTACAAAATAACATAATAAATAAATTTAATATAGTTCATAATTATAAATATGATTATTCTAAATTTATTTATTCTGGAATTAATTATAAGTCAGTAATAATCTGTCCAATTCATGGTGAATTTATTCAATCATCACATTCCCATTTAAAAGGTTATGGTTGTCCTAGATGTAATCAAAGTCATTTAGAGAAAGAAATTGAACATTTTTTAACTAAAAATAACATTAAATTTGAGTATCAAAAACGTTTCAAATGGCTTGGTAGACAAAGTTTGGATTTCTATCTTCCAGATTATAATATTGCTATTGAATGCCAAGGAAAACAACACTTTGAACCAGTTGAATATTTTGGTGGAGAAAAAGGGTTAATCGAGATTAAAAAAAGGGATACTATAAAAAAGGAATTGTGTAAAAAGAATAATGTTAAATTAATATACTATTCAAATATTATCTATAATGATGATATTTATATTAATAATAATGACATATTAAATATAATATTATATGAAAAGTAATGTAATTTTAATTATAAATAAATTAAGAGGATATTCAACAGCAATAAAGAATTTACATTGGAGTGCCAACTCAATGTCTGAACATAAATTATGTGATGATATTGCTGATAGTATTTCTGATAATGAGGATGAAATATCAGAAGGTGCGCAAGGATTATATGGACAAATAGCAAAAAATGAAGTAAAAGCAATTCCATATACCATTTCCTCTACAAAAGAAATGCTTAATGATTTATTAAAAGATATTAATGAGTTTTATGATACTATTAAAGATGGTGACGAATTAACTGGTATTAGAAGTGTTGTAGAAAATTTTATATCTGAAATAAATAAATTTCAATACTTGATAGGATTATGTATCAAAGAAGATTTCAAAAGAAAAATTAAAAATAAGTTAAATGAAAATAAAACAATTATTAAATTAACTGAAAATGATTTAAGAGAATGTGTTAGTGAATCAATTAAAAAAGTATTAGAAGCAACTGATATGGATAGTATGATTAAAAAAAGAACACATGAAAAATATAACTTAGGAAATGGTACTATCATAGAAATAAATTTGGAAGACCCAACACTAACTATCTGGAAAAATAATCAAATTATTAATGAATATAATGGAAAAAATGCATTAAATAGAATTGAATATTTAATTAATGTATGGAAAGAAAAGGGTGGTGAATTTGAAGATATATTAAGAAATATTTTTCATTGATAGTATGAAACAGAATTTTCTAATAAAAATGTTCACTGCTCATAGTGGTTTAAGTTCAAAAAGAGTGTGTGGATTTCTTGGATGGATTTGTTCTTTAGGAATTATGATTTATTGTACTATAAAAAATCAAGAAGCCCCAGAAATTACTGAAACTATTTTATTTGGAGCAGTTACTTTGTTAGGTGTTGATAGTATCACTTCTATATGGAAAAAAGATAAATAACAAAAAAAGAGTTATCAATTTGATTCGATAACTCTTTTTTATTTTGTTTTCTATCGTATTTTTTCTTGTTTTTATGCGGACGATTTACTGCTATCCATCTACCACCATTTCTTTCTAACTCTAAATTTCTATTAATCTCTTTATTAATTCTAATATATTCATCATTAAAATTAATTTTCTTGTGTTTTGTTTTCATATTTATAAATTTTTTGTGCAAATATACTAATTTTATTTATAAATACAAAAAAATTAATGTTAATTAATATAAAATTTTAAGTTTTCAATAACTAAAGGGTTATTAACTACATCAATTTTACCATCTTTTGTTTTAACATTCACTGTATTATCATTATTTACAGTAATTGAATCAATATTTTCATCAGTTTCATACTTTGATTCATATGTAAGTTGAAAAATTGATATTAACAATGAATTAGTCATTGAAAAGAACCCACACAAATCATTACCATTAGATAAATTATCTAAATATTTTTTATTTTCTCTAAGTTCTAGTAATAATTTTTCTCTACATGTAATAGAATGAGAATAATCACCTTCAATAAATTGAGTCCAATTCCATCTCAAATATGATAAAGTGGAATTATTAACAATTATTTTATCAAAATCTTGCCATCTTAATGAAGTTTCTGATTCATGATTAGAGATATTATCTAAGCTAGGTCTAATCATAAACCAACAATCTCCACCTAAATCTTCAATCATTTTTCTTTCATTTGGAAATCTACCATCATCAATAACATAATTCTTGTCAGATTTAATTTTACTCCTTATTTTTGAAACATGCCAATCTGGATTAAATCTTCTAATAACATCTGTACCAATAAACTGTAGCATTTCTCTTACATCATAAAAACATTTGTTATTAATAACAGATTTGACATTTTCTATACTGATAGAAGTTTCATCACTAATATATTTCAACTGGTCTTCATTTAAAACTAAATTTACAATAGCATCTTTAGTTTTTTGTGAACTATCCACTGTAAAGCCCACAAGTTTACTAACTAACTCTTTTAATGCTGATGCAAATGTTAATATAGTAAACCCATGTTCTTCACAAATATTAGCTAATTCACGTTTACCAGATTTTTGCCTACCAAATAATCCTATAACCATATACTACTTAGCTAATTCTTCTTTAATCAAATTTATTAAATCATTTTCTGGAATATTACCAATTATTTTTTTACTTATATTGCCATCATTATCTGTTATAACAACAGAAGGTACATTTCTAATTTGGTACTTCTCAACTGATTCTTGACTTTCATCATCTTCTATATCTAAAGATAGAAATTCAACATCTTTAAATTCTTCCATTTTACTTATTTTCTCAAATTTTGGAGCAAAAGCCTTACATGGACTACACCAAACAGCACTATACTTAATTATCTTTCTCATATTTATTATTTTTTTAATTTATTTTTAAACATTATTTCAAAACTATTATTAACTTTTCTACCTAATTGTGGCTTATCATTTAGAACTTTTGATACTACTTTAGGTTTTTCAATCTCTTTAGCATATTTTATTATTTCTTTAGCAAAAGTTTTTTCATCTAACATATGTTTTGTTTCCTTACCTAAAATACGATTAGTTTGCGTTTCAATGAATTTTAAAGAAGAAATGTTGGACATATCATCATATTTAAATGCATTAAAATCATTTTCATCAATGAAACCTAATGTATTTTTAGCTCTAGTGTAAGCAACATATTCCAAATTATGCTCTTGTAATTTTTCCCAATCTTGTTTGGCAAATTTACTTGGCATTAAAGACCTACAAACAATATATACATTATCAGCTTCAAGACCCTTAGCCTTATGAATGGTTGATAAACATATTCCTTCCATATTCTTATCAGAAAACATAGTTTTAACTCTTTCAATAAGCTCGTCACTTGTTGTTAAACCTTCTGATAATATTTCTAATGCTTTAATTGTATCAATTTTATTAGTTATTAATGCAGATTCCATTGCAGTATCATAATCTAAACCACTCCTAGCCATTAAATTATCTCTACTTTCAAATAAAGAATCATACAATCTAACAAAAACACCATCAGACTTTAATGTCTGATTTAAAAATTTTTGATTGGTATTCTCAACCATCTTTTTTAAATTAAGACCAATATCTTTTCCTCTAACAAAACATTTACGACCCATTCTTATAAAATCATTGTAAACTTTCATTAAAGGGGCACTATTACGACATAATACCATATCACCATCTTTAACATCTTCTAATTTAGAATTATAGACAACTATGCCTTCCCTATTATCTTCGGTATTATATTCAATACTTGGAACTAAATTTTGCGCAAATTTAACAATATTTTTAGGACATCTATATGAAATAGATAAAGGTAATGATATTGTATTAGGTAATGATTTAAAATCTTCAAATATTTCTGGAGAACTACCAGAAAATCCATAAATAGTCTGATTTTTATCTCCAACAAATACAAATCTTGTACCCATTTTAGAACATTTAAGCAATAGTTCTTTTTGGGCTTCAGAAGCATCTTGTGCTTCATCTAAAAACACCCAATCATACTGTAAACCAATTGGTCTAAGATATAATACATTAGGTAGCCAAATCATATCAGTATAATCAACAGAATCAGTATTATGTTTTCCCCAATTCATCACAGATAACGCAATTTCAGCCTCATCAGCCAATAATTCTATTCCATACTTATCAATTATCATCTCCATATCTTTAATGGATTGTGCGAGATTAAAACGACCAAATTCAACTAATTTAGTTATGTTCTCAATATAAGAATAATATTCTCTTCTCTTTAAAGAGGAAAGATTTATTTTAGAATAAAAATTAAGATTATTTATAATATGAGATTTGTATTTAAATTCTTCAATCATTATCTTCTTACCATCAAAATTTCTTTGAACCATTAATAATCCTAGACTATGAAGAGTCTTTACATCAACATTATCCAATTTACCAACCTTCTTTTTTAATTCTTTAACAATATCTTTATTAAAGGCAATGAATAATATTTTCTTATCCTCATCTATTAGTTTAACAGCATTTACTATAGTAGAACTTTTACCACTTCCAGCAGCAGCCTCTATTACTAAATTACCATGACCATGTTTTATAAAATCAAATATTGCTTGTTGATAAGGACTAGGTATAAATTCTTGAATTTTGCCATTAGTCTTAAATTCTAATCTATCTATTTTATCTAATGTATAAGGTTTATTAACCTCTTCTAGTTTTTCTTTCTTTTTTCTTCCCATATGTTAATAAATCTATAGTTACAATGCAAACATATAGAAAAAGTTTTAAAAAAGCAAAAAAAAAGCTAGGAATTTCTTCCTAGCTTCTAATTTTAATTTGTTAAAAGAATATTATCCCATATGTTTAGGCATAAATTTAGAAATTTGTTCCATCAAATGAGGATTCTTTTCAAGCTCATCATTAAGCATCGCCATAAATGTATCACTTGGGCTAACTGCTTCTGCTTGAACTGGTCTTACAGCTCTAGGCTGTTCAGTTCTTGCAGTTTCATTCACAACTTGCGGACGAGTACTTCTTGTTTGAAGATTAGGTGTTTCTACACAACCATATTTCGTGTTCAAGAAATCAACCAAAGTTTCTCTGTTAGCTCTATGAACATCAATTTCTGAATCCCAAAAATTGCTTTGGATAATTGAAACAAGCTCTGGACGAGACATTGATTCAAAATTATCACCATTCATTCCAACATCTTCACCCCATGAAGGTGCTTGCGGCATAGGTGGCATTTGAGGTCTTCTTGACATTCCTGGCATACCACCAAAACGTTCAAAATCTCCCATAGGGGGCATTGGAGGCATACCACCATTTGGCATTCCGCCCATTGGGGGAGGTGGCATCATACCATTACCCATAGGTGGCATTGGTGGTAAATTACCACGTCCATCAAATGGACGCTTCATTGGACGTTGACTTGGACGACCAATAGGTCTACGACCTTGATTTGGCATTGGCATACCACCCATAGGCGGCATTGGCATTGCGCCACCATTAGGTCTACGACCATATGACATTGGAGACATCTCTGCTGGCTTAATCTCTAACACATGGTTAGTTGCAATAAGCAGTTTTGAGAAAGTAGTCAACGTGATTTCTCCATTACCTTGAAGAATCTGTTGCAATTCTCCAACTGACATACCTAATGCATAAGCCAATTCTTCCTCATTGGTACGCATACCTTGCATAAACTGTAGCAACTGATTTCTCAAATCATTTTTTGCTCTTGCTGACCAATCTGCTGAAAGTGCCAACAACTCTTCTCTACTTTTAATCATTCTTTTAAATTGATTTTAAATTAATAAATTGTTTTTTGTTTCTTAATTACAATGCAAAGATATAGATTTTATTTTTAATATCCAAATTTTAAATGTTAATACTAGTTAATATTACTGATTAATTTGCTTTTTCCTTATGTTAATAAGTAAATCATTAACCATATTAGTATCTACTTTCTCTTTAATTCGAGAATTTTTCATAGCATCTTCTAGTTCTAATTGCTTAGAATCAACATAAGCTATCAATTCATCATATTCTAATTTATGGTTTCTAATATTCATTAATAAATCTCTATCCCATGTTCTTTCTAAATTTATACCATGACCATTTGCAATCTCAATACCCATATGAATAAGCCTAGTGCAATGCATCATATTCTTTGAATCATAATTTTTATTTAAATTACTTTCATATCGTTTAGGATTACGATTCTTTTCCCAATCCTTATAATTCTTATAATCAATACAATGTTTGGTATAACCAGTTTCATTATATGAAATATAACATATTGGTCTTTCATACTTGGCAACTGATGATAACCTAAGCTCATTGCTTTTACCATCATTACCAACCATTCCTCTATAACCAATAGGCTTTTCATTGGCTAACATCTCTAAATTAGTCTGATAATTGATAAATGATAAACCATACAATTCACAATTGCTTTATACATATTATAAACTTTATTAGTTTTAGAATGTCCATTATCATCTAAATCTAGTTTTTCTTCATAAATAGAATGATAAAAATTAATATTTTCAGTTTTAATATGGTTTCCCCAATCATAATAAATTCCATATACATCATGCATATTGGGAATATGAACCAAACCACAATATTCTTGTTTCAAACCACGATACTCCAACCAGTTTTTAATTGGGGTACTTCCTTGTTTAAAAAAAGTGTAAACGAAATCTAAAGGCTGTAAACGTTCTAATACTGGATTAACAATCTTCTTATTTAACCCCCTAGCTTTATGTATTTGTTCAATAGCATAACTAATAAATGGCTTAAAACATTCTTTTGTTATAAATTCATTTCTATTTAATAATATTTCTTCCATTAATGGACTAACATCACCTATTATCTTACTCTTTGGAACAAACAAAGCTTCTAATACTGTAGGATTAGAACTAGTAAGCATTTTCATAAACTTACCAATTTCGTACCAATTAGTATCATTTCTAGCATCTGATACTTGAGGCATATAATCATCTCCTAAACCTAATAATGCATTAGTGTTACAAATGAAGATACCCTTAGTGTCTAAATCGGAATCTTCATTATTTAAACCATATAAATGGCTACCACATATAAATTCATATAATAGCCTATTTTCTTTTTTTATCTTATCAAAACTTTCCATATTATATATTTTCGTCTGCAAACATAATCATACTATTCTCATTCATAAAAAAAAAAACACTAATTGTTCTATGATTTAAATTATTGCCATCATACCCAATATGAGAATATTCTATGGATAGTGATTCAAGAATAGAAACCAAATCAATGATAGTCATATCATATGTTATACATATAATATCACTTCAAATACAATAAGAAGTAGTAATTATTCCACTTTCAATTAATTTAGTTTCCAAATTAGTAGTAAATAGTAATTTCATATTATATCATTTTTAATATTATGATACAAATATATAAATTAAGAGGAATGAACCAAATCATTCCTCTTAATTTATGTTAAAAGAGATTATTAATCCCAATCTTCATCATCCCAAAAATCAATCACATCTTCAAAATCCCAAGGATTACGTTCACAAATGTGTCCACAAGGACGTTCATTCTTGATTCGATTGAATTTCTCCATATGAGACTGCATTTCCCAAGGAGTCAACTGACGATTTGACTTTACCACTTGAGCTGGACCTTCTCCACGAACTTCCATACATAAAGGGGCAGAAGTTCTTGTACAAGAACACTCATTACGTCTGATAAATGTTTGTGGGGTACGCATCGGCTGCGGAACAGCTATTCTTTGCGGAATAGGCATCGGTATCGGCAAACCAATCACTTCTGTAGGAAGTGGCAATGGCATTGGGAAAACTGGAGCTGGCATACCAACCATACCAATTCTTACTTCTACTGGCTGCGGAACAGCTACTTCTACTCTACGCACTTGCGGAGCTACTAAAAAACCATGTCTAAAATTCATAAATTTTCTTTTTTTTGTTGTTTTTAAAAAAATTGTTTAACTCGTAATTTCTGTTTCTTAATTACAATGCAAAAGTATAAATAAAAAATGGGAAATCCAAATATTTCCATTAAAAAAATGTTAAAAACAACATTTTATCTCATTTACCATTCATCTTCCTCATCTTTATGCTCTAAATAGCCTTCAAAATCCTCTAATAAGCATAAAAAATTCCTATCCATGTCTAAAACATAAAACTCATCTGTATTTTTTCTATGATGTAACATGTACTTTTCATTATTTAATAATACTAAGCAATCACCTTTTACACTAAAAGTTTCTGCACCACTATCAAACCATATAGGACTAATTACACCATTTTTATATGTTTTCTTATATAGGTAATTATATTTATTGTATTTCTTAACTCTAGCAAAATTATTAGTAAAGTTAAAAGGAACATCATCATATAAATCACCTACTTCATATTTCAAATCAATATCATCTAATACATAGTCTTTAAACTTAATATCAGCCTTTATTGGTTTCCATGTTCTACCCATATCATCACTATATTCAATAGGATATACATTTTTAAAATCACGTATTACACAAACATTACCATCATGAGGACCATTAAAAATTAATCCCTTAAAACATTTACCAAATTCTTTTTCTTTCTCCCCATACCAATCAGCAGCATGGGCATTATGAGAAGTCCAATTTTTAGGTATAGTAATACTATTATATATATATTCTCCACTACTCCAAAAATGTCTAGCAACACCATTAGAATTTTTTAACCTATTAAGAACATTAGGTGGGCAAATTAATTCTAATTGACTTGATACTCTCCAATGACCACCATAAACCTTTCTAGCAATGTCAGTATCCCATATTAAAAAGTTCTTTAATGACTTAACTCTACATTTTAATATAATTTTTCCATACTCACCTCTTTTAGCATTATTCACACTACTTTTTAAGTCAAAAGTACTATAAACACCACGACCATAAGCATTACCTACTTTAGATGCTGTATAAAAAGCCTCAAATCCAAATTTGAATATACTAGATAGGGTCTCTTGATGAGCAACATGATATACATAGAAATCATCGCCAATAAATTCTTCATTAAGATTCACCCTCTTATTAAGTTCTTCATTAATCAATCGTTTTATAAAATTCATAATAATAAAAATCTTAAATCATACGATTCCATAATTTACGAAATGATTCACTGATTTTTTCTTTATCTTCAGTTTGAATATCATTTCTTATATCATTTTGTGAATCGCCATTATTATTTAAAGTAGATATGTCAATATGTAATGCATCTAAAAATTCTTTGAAAGTTGGGGCATGACCACCAACAGATTCTTTTACTGTATTATCTATAATATCAACAACATCTAATATTTGAGAATACATTTCAGTTAAATCCTTTCTGTTAAACACATCATTATTTTGAGCCATGTAAGCTAACATTCTAGTAGTAGCAGCTTTATAAATTCCCAAAACAAATGCAGTACACTTCTTAACCTTTTGTTTTAATAACTCCGCATTATGCTCACGTTCAAATTTAACTCTAAATAAAGCTTCAACAATATCAGCAGCAGAATTTGGGTCATTAGGGTCTTTACCACTTGCTGCAATAACGACAGCCTTATATTGAGGTTTATCACTAGCAAATGCTAATATATTATTATAAATCATTGATTCATTATTATGATTAGCTTTAAGTGGACTATTCTCAATTGCTGTACTATCAATTGCATCACTAGGTAATTGTTCAAGAGCCTTTTGATTCAATGCCCCAGTCAAATTGGATTCTAGACCAGCATCATCAATAAATCTATCAGTACCATCATAAGGAACTGTATCTGATATATCATAATAAGGAACACCATAAAAAGCAGTTGGGTCTGTTTGACCATATTTAGCTAAACGGTCAAAAGAAACTCTAACATGCGTATTCTGATAAGCTTGATTCCTATCCATACCCAATTTATTACTAGCAAAATTAGAATCATAAGAATCACCATTATTACCAGCATTTATAATGATAACTTTAGCAGTAGGCAAAACTCTTCTATGAAAAACATCTCTCCAAGTCTTTTGAGATGCAATGTATGTAGCATCATTCTTTTGAGCATAAGCCATAATTCTATTCTTTTTAGATAGAACGGCATATTTCAATTTATCATCATCAGCCTTTATTTTAATATCATGAACCAATTTATTAATTATTTTCATAACCTCTGGGTCACTATATTCAGCAAAAAAACTTTCAATCAAATCATTAGTCTTAGTCGTAGCCTCACTTTTCATTTGAGGGGTAACAAAAGATTTACTAGCAACAATAATATCATCCTTTACCTCATCCATATTTGGTAATTCATAACCATTGTCTTGACACATCTTTAATATCTTAGGTAATAATGAACCACCTAAAAATTTATCAATAGCTTGTTGAGGAACTATTATTTGAACACCTTTACCATCTGAACTAGATAATGGCTTTAACTTCTTATCTATAGACATCAACCTTTTTGCAACATCATTGTTATCAACAACAAATTTAACATAAACACTTTTAGAAGGTTGATATGCATCAATTAATATTTGTAATTGAGCCATATTTTATTTATTTTAAACTATTTAATTATTTCTATATAAATAGTAAAATAAATATAATAATTATACATATATAAAACAAAAAAGTGAATGGCAAAATTACCACTCACTTTTTATATTTAATTACTAATATAAGTTAATTTCTTTTTACTTAACTCATCTTTAAAACGTAAATAAAATTTTCTTATCTTATTTGCCTTAATAATTTTAGAATTAACTAAAAACCATATAAATGAACCAAACTTAGACATTAATAATGTATATATTATTTTTTTACGATTATATATGTCTCTATGATTTAAAAATATCTCACCTAATTTATCTTTTAGTAAAACACATTCATAATTAGATAAGTTATAAGAACAATCATCAAACGTTTTAACTATGGTATCATAACTAACATAATAAATATCTTCATCTTCTGAAATAAGAAAACCATCTTTACTAAAAGAAAAATCATCACTAGGAGAACGCCTATCTTCCTTATCTAAATATTCATAATAGAATGAGTTAGAATCTCTAACTAAAGAACCTTTACGCAATAAATCAGCATGAACACAAGATTTATCCCACCACATAATATTATAACCATGATTGTGTAAAGGCTCACCAAAATCCTCTATGTTATCAACATTACAAACAGAACCTCTTGGAACACAATCATCACAATAATATTTAAATGAATTGGAATCATTATATTCATTGAACCAAGTGGCAATCTTTTCACCACATTGACTACACTTACGTAATACACATTTACTCATATCTATTTATTTAAATAAGAAAGTAATTTTTCTCTTGTTAACAAACTCTTTTCACCAATAACTTGGTTTATACCCAATAAAAAACAATCTATATAATCCATGCCACTATTGTGAGAATATAATAACTTACAAACATTAGTATATATCTCAAATTCTTGACCATCATACTTGTCATATATAAACCATATTAATCTATTAATATCTTCTTCCATATAATTTTTAAAATAATATAATTAATAATTTATTATATAATATAATTTAATATATATTATAATACAAAAATATTAATAATATTTTTAAAAAACAAATTTCTTAACTTCTTTTTTAAAAATAACTAAAAAATTTTTCTGGAATTTTTTCAATATTCATACCATAGGAAAAATAAGGGGGCCTCTTTTTGGAAAGATGAGAAATTTCTGGAATTTTTTCAATATTCATACCATAGGAAAAATAAGGGGGCCTCTTTTTGGAAAGATGAGAAATTTCTGGAATTTTTCACATGATAAACCGTTGCCCACATTTGACGGCCACCAAAGTAGGGGGTGGTAGGTAGGGGTTACATAGAGAGGCCTAGGGGTAGGGCTACATACCCACCCCTATGTAACTGTTAAAGTTAGTTAATAATAACTAACACTACTTTAACAGTTATGTTATCCTTTTCTTCTCTGTTCCCAATAATAAATCTCTCAACACTTATTGGAGTAGTGCCACGTACATTAAAAATAGCAACTGATTTCGATTCGTGATAAAGTTGTATCTGGTATTTCTTCCCATCCAACTGAAATTCACCCCAAAAGTCATCAATCATGTTTATATCGTTGAACAATTCTTCTTTTGTTATGTCAACACTTATAATACGATTTTTAAAACTGAATAAGATTTTCATATTAGCTCCTTTTTTAAGTTTGTACACAAAGATAGTGATTTTAAATGATATTATAATTTATTAACTAATAAACTTTATATATTAATTAGTATTAAAATATTTGGTTATATGGTGTTTTTTTTGTACCTTTGTATTGGGGAAAAAAATAAATAAAAAGGTCACTTTCACAAGCAACCTTTTTAACAATTAAAAATTTTAAGTTATGAACCTCATAGTAATAAATTAGATTTCTTCTTCTTTGAAAAACTTGTGTTCTTTCAAAAAGTTAATATCTTCTGGTGCATATCCTTGATAGGTTGAAAGAACCTCAAGAAGTTTACACTTATCAATCCGCTGGAATTTATAGTTTCTTGGATTCAAAATCCGAACACTAATGTTATATTTCACATTGCTTTCCTTTTCTGATTTGTCAACACTTTTTAGCATTTCAGCTAAGTTAGATGTAACAAATCTAATTTCCTCTTTGTTATCCTCTGATATTGCGATAACTGACAATAAACACGCTAAACCTAAATTGTGAATCATAATCTTATCTCCTTTCTTAATTATTACACTGCAAAGATAGCAATTATTTGTTATATAACAAAATCATTTTAGTTAATTAATGTTACTCTTAAATTATTTAACATGATATTAAATAATAAGATTCTGTACCAAATGTATGGTTTTCAATGCGGCAAACTGCTTTTTTCATTGTACCTCTATTTATTTCACCAACTAAAAACCAATAATATTCCTTTGTTATTGCGTTCCCACAATAAGGTGCAGTAATATTTTCTACTTCTGGATGAATATTGAAATGTCTTGAACCCTCTATCATATTACTATCTCTTTTATTATTACACCACAAAGATAAGAATTAATCTAGATATATGCAAATATTTCAATGTGTTTTTCATATATTTTTGTGGTCAATGTATTATTATATATTGTATAATATCTCCAATACAAAGGTAACAAATATTTTTTGAATAAACAATACCTTTTTAATTTATTAACTAATAAAAATAATATATTAAAATATGCAAATTAGTTTGGTTATTTAGTATAAAATTACTATCTTTGTATTGGAGAAATAATAAAAAAAAGGCTACTTTGCAAGTAGCCTTTTTCTAAGAAATTTTCGCAAATATTGCTTTATATATACTTTGCAGTTCAATTGCTCGTTTATTAATTTCTTTCTTTATTCTATTATATTCAATAACTGGAGCATGTGGTCTGTATAAATTATCCATATAAATATCGGAATAGTCATAGCCACTATGTTCAACTGCGAACTTATTTGCGTCATAGAGTTTTTGAGCCTCATCTTCTGTTAAGCCGTCGCCTAACATATATTCAATACTATTTTTGTCTCCCTCGTTAAATTGGCAAGCATACACGAACCACCCATGTTTATATGTATTAGACATTTCAACTTGGTCTAAAAATTTATAATAGCTTTTGTAATCATTGATGTTTCTTACTACCTTATTCATAACTCTAAATATTAATTGTTAGTATCTCTATCATTATCACACTACAAAGATAATATATTTCTAGTAATTATCCTAATTTTAATCCTATTTTTTATTTTAATTAACAATTAGATATTAAATTATAAAAAAGTTTAATTTATTTGTTTATTTCACTTTTTCTCTTTACCTTTGTATTGGAAAAATAATATAAAAAAGAGCTACTTCCTAGTAGCTCTTATAGTGTAATAATTACCAAGTTATTTTTTGTCCTTGTACTTCGTTATAATTTACTATCTCATAACATTGTGAATAATGTACCCTATTAAAGTCTATATTCACATTCAAAACTTTCCCTTTTAGGTTTACATTAACCTTTTTCTTTGTGGTGAGTAGTCGTTTATCAAAACGTGAATAAAAGCTCTTAAAACGCTTTATTGCGGCTTGTATAGCATTATTATACTCGTTATAGTTTCTTTCAGTATAATAAACAGAAATCTGGGGGATATAATTTTTTGTCATAGTTCACAATTTTAACTGATTAATTTACCTTTTGTATTACATTGAGCAAAAAAGATTAATCTACGCCCTCTTTTCATATCTAAATTAAAGTACTTGAATGAATTAATAAGAGAATCAAAACATTCTTTGTTAGTATCACTTTGTTGATAGTGATACGGTTCTTGCCAAGCGTTATGAAGTTTTACATTACAAGGGTGCAACCATATTTTAACGCCCTTATCATAGAGCTTTCTTGCCGTTTTGATATTAATTTGGCGGCACAATGTATCTCTTTGCGCATAATCAACACTTTTTAACATAACTGTTTGTCCACTATATAGCATAACTTTAAATTTTTAGTTGTTAGTACTTATTTTAATATATCATATAAATAACTCCCTAGAAAAGTCATTAAGGCAATTATACCTATAAAATACATGATAGTACAAATATAGAAAACAATAGCACAAATGTAATCTTTCATAACTTTAATCTTTTAATTGTTAGTATCTCTTTTATTATCACATTACAAAGATAAGAATTAATCTAGATATATGCACTGTTTTAGTGAAATAATTTAGATATATTAATAATTGCTTAAAATAATGTTAATAAATAAAAGATTCTTATTTAAAAATTTGTATTGTAACTGGAATAGTATTATTTTTGCAAAGCATTTTAAAAAAAAGGAGTTATGATAACAATGAATAAAAATTATACTAAGAGTAATGAAACAATAACGATTCGTTTAAACGCATTTAAAAGCTCTTACTCAAAAGATATATTAGAATGTAATGAAGAATACTATTCACGAGAAAAAGTGGCTACAAAGCTATTAAAATACCTTTGTGATAAGTTTAAGATTAATGATGTTTCATTATCTGTATTAAATAAACCACGTTTAAAAAAAGGTAGTGGAGAAGTTTATGGTAAGTATCAGATTAAATCTAAACATATTATTATATATAACTTAACTGCAAAAACCCAAAAACCTACTTCAATTAAAAGTTTTTATGATACATTACTTCACGAATTTATACATCACTATGATTTTGAGGTATTAAAGCTAACTGATAGCCCTCACACAAAAGGATTCTATCAGCGTATTAATGATTTAAAAGCCAAATTAACATAATTTATTTTTTCCATATACTTTAATTTTTAGCGTACTTGTTTGAGAAAATAGGTACGTTTTTTATTTGTTATATTCCCAATACAAAGGTAACAATAAATCTGGACATTTACACTATTTTGAATGAACTTTTTAAACTTTTTAATAACCAATTAAAATAATGTTAAATTGATAACTTTTTTATCAGAAAATTAGGTATATTACTGGATTATTACTATCTTTGTAACGTGATGATAAAAGAGATACTAACAATTAAAAAATTAAAGTTATGGCAAAGTATGGTAACTTCGTAGCGCAAAGAGATTTAGCATTAACAGAAGAAGAAAAACAAATGTTTCTTGATTTCTTTAAGGAAAAACTTTTCATCACGTATGGAAAATATGGGTTTGAAAAAATCTTTACAGAGATAAGTGTTAGTGAGGACTGTTATACAACAGTCACAGACTTTAAAATATATCACTTTAATTTTATGGTTGAAAAGCCGTTAAGTGGGCGTAATTATAAAGGTGATAGAGTACCTGATTTCAAAGGTATTACTTTCTTAATACGCAAAAAAATTGGCTATTTAGAGGTAAAAGGTGAATACGGTTTACCATTAAGAGATGAAAACGGTAAAATTGTAAAAGATTACGAAAACGCTCCAACCTTTCAATATAGTTTATCAGTTGATGTAAACGGTCATAAAATTCCTTACAAATGTAGGAATAAAGAACTTATTTGTTTGAAAGATAGTTTTCAATATGATACAGATATAGAAAACTTTGATTTTTCTATCATGTTTCGTAGTTTGTCTCAAAATATAGGTGGTTTGAAATAATGTAAGTATTTTTAACACTTGATGAAGAATAGTAGTCAAGTGTTTTTTTGTATAACTTTCCCAATACAAAGATAGTGTTTTTCAATAATATATCCAAATTTATTAACATCTTTTAATATAATAAATTTCTCAAAAAAGTAACAATAAACTTGTATATATCCAGATTATTTCCTATCTTTGCAAAGTAGTTAAAATAGTACTAATAATTAATATAGAAAGATTATGGCAAGAAAAAAAATTCATCAAGAAAAAAAAGGAACAAGAACTTTGAAAGTATGGGAAAATAAATGCTCTTTGTATGGGGGCATATATGAACAAGGGCAAAAAGTTATGGCGGTCTCATTTAATAGCTAAAGATTATGAATATAGTTAGAGCAAATAGCAAAGATGTGAGATTAAAAACATCACACTATTTTGATTGTGTAAATACAACTAGAAAAAAATTAGTTGAAAAGTTAGGTGAACCTAGTAACTTCGACTATGGCGAAAAGGTTACTTGCGAATTTTGTTGTATTGCTAATATAGAGGGTAGAAATATACCTTTTACTGTTTATGACTGGAAAGAATATATTCTTTCTGACTATTCTTATATTGATTGGCACATAGGGGCTGAAAATGAAACAGATAGTAAGATAATAAAAGTAATGTTAGAAACGTTATTAGCAGCTTAAAACTATGGAACAAGTCAAAATAAAAGATTTAAAAAAAGGTGATTACTTTCGGTTGAGAGATACTGAAAACTCACCTTTGTGGGTAAGGGGTGAATATATTAGAGAATGTAAAAAATACTCTACATATAAATATGATGATGTAAATCACGAAAGATTAATAAAAGGTGATAAAATAGTATATAATAGCTAATTTAATCAAGTAATATAAATTTATAAAAGACTATTCATAAGAATAGTCTTTTTTTATTTATTATTTCTCCAATACAAAGGTAAATAAAAAAAATCATATTTGCAATATAATTAACAATTATTATATATAAAAATTCTTTTGTTAATTAATATAAAAGCTATTGTACAATTCATTGAAATTTATTATCTTTGTATTGGAAGGATAAGGCAAAAGCGATAAATTGTTAAATAAATGTAAACATTAACATTTATTATGAAGAAAAATTTTATTGTTAAAGAGTATTAATGCTATTGCAAAATTCAAAATTAATGCGTACCTTTGTGGTACAAAATTAAGATAACAACATTGTTTAATCGTTCCACATGGAACACTAAAAAAAGGAGATTACAATATGAAAAATTTAGCAAGTATCGAAGATTTTATCGCAATGCACAACAAAGGTACATTTGGCGTATATTGTGCCACTATTACTCAACCAAAATTGACTGGTGGTAAAAAGTGTCCGTTTGCAAATCGCAATGTGTTTAAAGTAACATACATTCAAAATGCTATTCTAGGAATTTCCTATGAGGGTGCAATCAAAGGTGCAGAAAAAAGAAGTGGTGTAGAACAAGGTACATTTGAGGCAGCACAACTACCCTGGGGGAGCTGGAAAAACTATCCTTACACTATTGAGCACAAAGGTACAAACTACCTTAGATTGTTCCAAAACAAGGCTACAAAAATGATTAGTGATTACTACATTGATGGCGTACTTGTAAACAAGGATAGCGAACAATTTGCCGAACTTTCGCTCTATTTGCCAAAGAAAGCACCGTCTAAAAAGCAAACAGAAGCTGGAATTGACGAACAAGAACAAGTCACACCGCTTGCCTACAAATATGATTCAATTGCTTGTCTTGCGCAAAAAGATAATGTGTATGTACGTAATGTTGGCGTTGATGTCGATTCAGAACAACTTGTGTTAGATATAAGAGTATTGTTATCTAAAAGATAACAACTAACACAAAGATAATTATAAAGAAAGGTACTTAATAAAAGTACCTTTTTTTGTTATATAGTGTTAATTGATTTGCAATTATCATAGTTTTTTATTACTTTTGTATTGGAAAAATAATAGATAATAGGTACTTAAAAAAGTATCTTCTAATAAATGTTAATAATAAGAATAAATTTAGATATTTACTTGCATATATCCAGTATTATTACTATCTTTGCAATGTGATTAAGAAATACAAGTAACTAATTAAAAAGAAAAGGAGACAAAGTTATGGCAAATACTTATACAAATCTTTATCTTGAAAAAGAAAAAGAAAATTTTTGTTTAAGAACTGAATGTGAGATTAACATGAATAATTTGATTATTAAGCATATTAATATTGTTAGGAATGTTATTCTTCGTTTTGACGGTAAAGTGCTAAATGCACGCCTTGTAAAAGCTATTAAAGAGCTTTTTAAAGTTCCACATACAAGTTGTAGCTTAACTGGAACTAGATTACAAATTACTTTCTATGGCGTAGAAAGGGAAATGTATATCGGTGATACTTTCAAGGGTTATATTTCCAATAATGTATCATATTTTGATATTATTACTAATAGTGAATATAGGATTGAAGCGGAGAAAACGCTTGCAATACTAGACAAAGAAGTTTCTCACTTGGTTAAACAAAATGCAGAGAAAAGAGATTGCATTGATAATTTTGATAAATATCTTGAATATTCCAGAGTGTTTGAGGAACAAATGAACGAATATAAAAAGAAAGTTCCTTATGCCCTCCAGTTCCACACTAATATTAGTAGACCGTTTTAATATTATATTCATTTTTTTTTTACAGAAAGTAGTGCTTGTGAAAAGTACTACTTTTTTTGTTATTAATTGTTAATAAATTTGTTTTTATCAACTTTATTTATTACTTTTGTATCGGAGATAATATACTTTTCATTACTTTTATTGTATGGAATAATTTTGGAAAATAATTGCTAAAATACTTGCATATATCCAGATTTATCCTTACCTTTGCAATGTGATAATTAAGAAAGGAGATACAAATTATGAACGCATTAATTTATAATAGAGATAACGGAGAGTTATTAAATAATGGAGTAATCAGTAAACCAGTTAAATCTGGCAATAAAATGTGGATTCCAATTAATGAAGTAATAAAAGAAGTTGTAGTTTATAGTTGTAGAACTACTAAAATAGATAATATTCCTACACAAATCATTATAGTATTATACAATGAAAAAAAGGTATGATTTAAATAAAGCTGCAAAAGTAGGGCAAATGATATGTTGTCCAGTATGTGGAAAGGAATTTATTAAAAAGCAATATTCTCAAGCATTTTGTTGCTTAGGATGCAAAGATAGATACCACAACACAATTAAAGGAAATAAGCACAAAGAGACATCTAAAAATTTTGGTGTAGGTAAATGTGCTCTTTGTGGTAAATCATTCACTAAACAGCACCCAAAACAAAGATTTTGTTGTGATAGGCATAGATATAGGTATCACAATATCAATAATCCAAGAGGGTGGCAGTTAATTGATATGGAGTATGAAAAAGCTGAATTAATAGAATTAATAGAAGAATCTTACTACTTTCAATCTGAAAACTCACTTAATTTTAATAGAGGTATGGAAAGACTTGAAAAAATGTCTCTTCAAGAATTAAGACAAAAATATAGTATTATCGCAAGAGCCGAATTTGAGGACGAGATGGATTATTTATCTGAATTGAATGTATAATTAGATGTGCTAATAGGTTATTCTGTTAGCACATTTTTTTATATTATTTCCCCAATACAAAGATAGAAAATTCCAATGATATATGCAAATTAATTAACATATTTTAGCATGAAAAAAAGTAGAAAATTATTTGTTTATATCCAGTTTTATTCATACCTTTGCAGAGTAATAATTAAGAGATATACATTATGAAAAAGAATTTTATTAGTACATTAAATAGTATGTTTGTATGGTGTATGATTTTAACGCCTAACACTATTATAGAGCGAATTAAGAAACAATTCCCTTTTATTGAAGTTAGTGTTACTAACTTTAATGAAGAAAGTGCAACACTGCATTTTTCATTTGGAGAACTAGAGGGAAAAGATGTTTGTTTTGATTGCATTTTCCTTTTAAAGAAAAGAGAAAGAGATTATCAAATCATTAACATAAATTAAGAAGAAAAATTTTCCAGTTAGGGAAAAAAGCATTATCTTTGTAACATCAAAAAAGAGATAACAATATTAATAACAAAAAAAGGAGATTAAATTATGAAAACAATTAACGGCATTTGCATGATTGGCTACAATGAATTGGTTAAAGTAAATAGCGCACTTGTTTCTGTTGAAACATTGGTAAAATTGAACATACCTTTCAATATCGAAGTGCTGCCAAATAGTAATTATTTTATGTCAAATGACTATAATTTGCTTACACCAATACCACATAACCGTTATTGTGGTGCGCCAAACATGAAAGCTAAAACAGAAACAGAAGTTAAAAACTTTAACAAGCACCAAAATACAATTTCTGGATATTTTGCTGATTTTGGCGAAATGATTCACAAACATGATAGTTCGGCTAATCCAAACTGTTTACCTATGTTTGACCCTAGACGAGCTATTGAAGTAGCATATATAGATGGAAAATACTATATGGTAGACGGAAATTGTAGAATGTCATTTTGTCGTAAAAATAACATACCATTCTACTATCGCATTAATCCTATGATTGTGGGAATGTCAGCTGGAACGGACTATAATAGACGTTTGAACAATGAAGTAAATTTGCCTTGGACCATTACTGATAACATCTATTCGGATGCAGAAAGACCAGATTCGGACAAAGTTCATAAAGAAATCTGTAAGAAAATTATTTACTACACACAAAGTAGCCCTATTCGTATCGGAATTTCAGAGTTCGTTTACTTTGCAGTTGGAAAAGATGCACACAAAAAATCTGTTGTCTCAAAAGGGTACAAGTTTTTCAATGAAGAAAAAGCAATTAAAATGCTAGATTGGCTATATGCTTTTGGGGCTGTTAGTGGCTATATGGAACTTGCAAGACGTAAAACGCTTGTCAATGCTATGACATCTTTCTACGAGAAAGTAAACGGTGATAATAACAAGTTTCTTAGAATGTTAAGAAATCTTGATATTGACAAGAAACCGTTGAACTGTAAGGAATATAAGCAAAAGTTCCAAGATGCGTATAACAAAGGTTTGCACCGTACCGAAAACAAAATTGAATTGGTAAAATAACTTACCAATTTATAAAGAGAATAGGATTACGAAAGTAGTCCTATTTTTTTATATTATTATCCCAATACAAAGATAATGAAAATAATTCTATTATGCAAACAATTTTAAATATATTAAGAAATAAAATTAAAACTATAATAATTGTTAACGCTATTGTATAATTCATTGAAATTTAATATCTTTGT